TGATAACGGTATGGAAGAAACTATAAAAAGATTAGAAAAACAAACAGAGAGAATGATTATAGATAAACGGGCTAAAAGATAATATTACGAACGTGTTACGAACGTGTTACGAACGTGTTACGAACGTTGCTTAACATAAACAACAAAATCCTTTTTATAAGGTTGTAACTCTTTTACACACTTGGATATAGTTACTTCAGATGTATTTGCAATTTTACTGACATCTCCCCTAGATATTGGTAATTTAAGAATATTGACTGCAGTAAAGATAGAGGCGGCTGCTACAGAAACAGGTGTATTTTGTTTTAGGATTTGTTTCTTATTACACTCATCGCTTATCTTTTTGGATAATTGAAAGAATTCGTCGTTTCCTCTATCCAATTTCGAACAGAAGCGGATGATATAGTCCGATGACTGACAATTATCCGAGTACTGAATAGGAGGTTTTCCAGCTAGTGCCCATAGTTCTGTAAATTTCTTGTTTCCGCGAGTTACACATCGTTCGGTGACTTGGAAAATATCTGCAATCTCTTGTGTCGTCCTAGGAACTCCTAGCTTTTTACACGCCATATATAAAGAAGCCGCAATGAGACCCTTACGAATCTCTCCACGAGATACATGAAGCTCAGATACAATCTTATAAAATTCATGTGCTGTCTTAGAAATATTATTTAGGATACAGCCATTCAAAGAACGCAATGAAATATCCTGAAATATATTATGAAGACATCTTTCTTTATAAGTCATACACCCCCATGAATGAATCTTTTGTGTTCTTCTCATTCCATAATTAGATGACCCGGCTGAAAGAATAGTTGAACTCATTGAACTCTTGGGAAGTAATGTATTTACAGGTAAACTACAACGAGCAGGATCGGCTTTACCCTCTGCACCAAAGTTTCTCCATTCGGCTTGAATATCAATGGCAGTCTCTAGCATTTCTCCACACCTTTCGCACTCATAAATATCAAACCCATGTGTGATTCCCGGTATGTTGCATTTACTACAAAGAATGATATCATATGATACCGCAGAATCCTCAACCATCTTCCTTATGTCATTATAATCGCTAATTTGATCACGAAAAGAGTCTATGTAGTCTTCGACTTTATTCATCGTGATCTTTGTTTCACATATACTTCCGTTTTAAATCATTTTTATAAGAGATATCAAGAATATCAATCACTTAAGTATTATAAAGCCACTGAGCGAGTTCATTTTGTTTATTTGGGATAGAAGTATTCGGCATTGTATAGTATTGTCTTTGGGAATTTTTATTACCGAAAATATCATTTGTATTTTGATATAGATTAAACTCAACTGAATCGTTAATTTGTTCTTTCAGACCAATTTTGTTTTCCTCACAAGCTGGTAGTCGTGTTCTATCATCTGTAGGTAATATATTCATAAATGGGTTATCAATGGTCGGTTCCTGACAAGGTTTTTCAAAGGACATAAAGTCTTCGTCTACATCTTTCCATGAAAATAGAAAATATATTACAACCATAACACAAATAGGAACGAGTAGCATAAAAGGATCGCCTCTTATGATAAAGACGAGACAAGATACATATATGATAAGTCTTGTAAGAGCGTTTATCTTTTCTGAATAGGTCATTTCATTTGTCGGTATAAATTCTTTGAGTTTAGTTTCTGTAAATAATACGGAAGGATGTTTTACCCATATTTCGGACATATTAGTCTTTTATTTGTTTTTTTTTACGGTCTTCTAGTTTTGCCAGAAGGCGATCACGAGTAGATGTCTCTCTGTTCTTTTTGTTCTTTTTGTTCTTCTGGTTCCCTTGATTTCCTTGAAACATATTTTCTAATACTTGAAAATCATCATCTTGACCATTTTGACCATTTTGACCGGAAATTAGATTCATAGGGTTTACTCCACCAGCATTGAGTCCAGAAAACATTTTTTTCAAATCAGGTGATTGCATCATATTTCTCATCTCATTTGATTGCATGACCGTTTTGAAAGCGGGGTCGGTCGTAAACTTTTTCATCATATCTTGCACCTCTTTCATCATGATATCCTGATTTAATTCTCCTGATTCCATCTTGGATTGGATTTCTTCTGAAACAGTTTGTACCATATTCATTAATTTACCATCTTTCCCTCCTAGAATACTCATGATATCTTGTATATTAGGTGGAGTCATATTCGTTTTTTCAGATGGGTCAATATTTAGATCTTTTGCTAGTTTATCTATATCCATCTTTTTTGAAATATCTTCTGCCAATTTACCTATCTGCGTCCCTTTCAAAAAGGAACCGTATATATCATCCATAGGATCAAACGACGGAGAAGCATTTGAAGTCTCGTCATTTATTATATCCATAAAGTCTTTCAAAATTGTGTTTATGCTTTCGTCAACATGTTCATTCATGGAAGATGCCAAAAGAAACAAAGATTGTATATACTTCCAAATCGCATCTTTGTTTTGTTTTGATGCACCCCTAAATAACTCACTTACATCCACCGTGTATACAAAAAAAGGCGTATCAAAAAAACCATCGTCCTTCTGAGCCAATAATTGTGCTCTTGGCATAATCTGCTGTGTAAACGACACTATTTCTTCAGAACCCCCGTCCACCTTGGACTCATCGGATTCCTCAGGATTAACCTTAAATTTATCTACCAACTCGGGAAAAACAGACTTCATCTCACCTACAAAATCACCCAGTGTCTTACAAAAACTTTTCTTTAAATCTTCCATAATATATTCTATTTACACATGTTATTTCGATTCTTGGACGCAACTTAAAAAATGACGTGTTTTGGTCCTTAAGTACTAAACCCATGTAAGCAAGTTACTTTTTAGGATATCCATTAAGATATGCCAAAAATAGAAGGATTCATTTATGATGGTCACTTTTTCGATGACAATCCACAACATAAAATGATTGACACACCGCCAATAAAGGAAAATAATAACAAAATTAAGCTTTTAGGCTACAGCGGTCCAAGAACTTTCTATGTAAAGGTAAAACCAGAAGATATAATCAAATGTACGAAAATAAAGTAGAATTTATAATCAAAAACACAAGTAGTTTGTGGAAAGTATTACAGAAAGATGACGCTTTATCTTCTATGCTCGTTGATATGATTAAACGCGAACAGGCATCCGGTCAGGTATCATTCACTGTACTAAAAAACAATCTACGGATGTGTTCGTTTGAAACTAATTAAATAATTTTTTATTTTGGCTTCCAGAAAAACATTATATCTGCAGTATCTCTATGTTTTTTAGTCACAGATACATTAGAATTTCCCATGTCAATTTACCATCGCTTTCAAAATAAAATTCTGTTAATGCATTCATGTCTCTTGGTAGATCTATAATCCTAATTCTCCGTTTCCTTTCCTGACTTTTGAAGAATCCAAAAATACCTTGAAACTTACCTTATCTTTCTTTCGAAACAAATTTAACCACTGGTTCAATGTTATTATTTTCATTATTATAGAATCTTATATATTTACAGACTATTTTTGTAGGTCTAATTATCTTATTAATTGTCTGATTAATTATCTGTATAATTTAGTATTCTATAATTATTCCATATGACAGATGCGAATCCGTTGTATAGATATCGGTGATTTGTAGATACAAATCTATATCCTAAAAAACTAGCAAAAGGCCAAAACTTACAATCATCCATAAAAATATCCTTGAGATTGTAGACACTAAAGTTGTTATGTAACAAAAGAAATCCGCTTCCAACTAAAGGTGCTATAGTAACTTGTTCAAGTATCATTTTCTGTACACTAGAAATGGCTTTGGTATCAATGTATGTATGAAATTTTCTCATCAACACACTATCAACGAAAGATCCAAATAGTATCCTTTTCGGAGCATTATCATAATTCCCGGTTAATCCAAAGTGAATTCCCTCGCTTAATAGATATATACCGATACTCTTTGAATAAATTAAAATATATTTATGCATAGTATACATACTATATTAATATATCTATATATCGAGGATGCAAGACATAGGACTATCAATAAAATACAAAATGATTAAATTATTCATAAGAACCGATGAGTTTGCAATAATAACCGGATAGATTTTTAGTAGATATCCATATACAGTCATTAGACTAGCTGAAACGATATTCACACAAACAAATTTACGAGATATTGATTTCGTATCATTGTTTTTAAGCACTTTATAGGTCTGGGGAATGAAGGAAATTCCTATCATACCCGAACCGATAAACCCCATGCACTCTACATATGATATCATTTCTTAATATTAATAACTTAATTGTTCCTTTAATATAGCTGCAAAGGTTGTTATTTTCCTCCCATTCTTATTCATGATGTCTTTATCAACCACAAGAAATTTGCATCCTGGAGGTAATATTATTTCCTCTTCTTCTAGATCCTGAAAAGATGATAATTTACTTACGTAAATACCTTTCGTACCCTTTGGTAGTATCAATTTTAATAGACAACAAGATTCATCATCCTCAACAAAGTCTAAAGCCGTTTTCTTATTTAATGTCGTAGATATGAACCTAGTACTATAATTAAAAGGTAACACATCGCCCTTTTTCGCCATTTTCCAATTCTCAGTGGTTTCACGTGTCTGGGCTCCTCTATAAACCACCGTTTTCCTCATCGAAGGAGAAGACTTTTTTATTATATTATTTAAATTATCAATATGACCTTGTATATTACTTTTACTTCTATCATTGAGTTCATCGATTCTAGTTTTTGTTAGTAAATTATTTATCCAAAGTGAGTCACCTCCGGTATAATATAGTAAACTCTTCATCTCATCTTCCGTAATGTCAGAAACTTTTAACTCTCTAAAAGCCCCCATGCGAGTTCCCTTGCGAGTTCCCTTGCGAGTTCCACGTGTATTCTTTTTCTTCGTGGTTATTTCATTTCTAGTATTTTTTCTGGTGTTTTTTCTCGATTTATCTACACCCATTATATTAAGTATATAAATAGTAAATTCTATCAAGGTTGGTGTCTTTGCCATTCATATCCTTCCCGTGTATAGTCTTGCAATTTGGTCGGCTTCAAATAAAGGCGATTGCAATATATTAAAAATAAATAAAACACCCGTAATTTACCTGTGTTAACTAAATTACGAGTGTTTTAAATATATTATAGATTTCAATAAATTTATCTCGGTCGGAGACGAGCTTACTTCCGGTAGAAGATATATCACTTTTGCCTTCCGGAGTTATTCTCCTGGAAATGACATATCTTGAGCCTCTTTTTTCCGTTGCTTTATTATACTGAATTCCCGGAGGAGGCTTTTTCATGAGCTTGGAAATCTCGTCTTCGTCGTTGGATTCATCGTTGGATTCATCTTTGCCAATCAATGCTATTTTTTCCTTAATTTCAGCAAGTTTTTCTTGAATTGTCAGTTTATTTGATTTTGACCCAATAATGGGCTTATCTAGTTCTGGATGTTTTTCGACTTTGAAGAATTCTCGATATAAGTTCTTCTCTTTATTATAACATTCTTTGTAGTAAACGACGTATTTAGGAAGCATATCTTGTGTAATACCATCTGGTAGTGGACGTGCATTATATTTTCTACTACGTTTTCCTGTATTTGCATTTTGTTCTGACTGGGATGCCCATCTTAGATTTTCACGTCGATTATCGAGTTTGTCTCGATTGATATGGTCAATGCTATATCCATCACCGGGTTTGGGAATACCCATGCGACTCATAATTATATGGTGGAGATAGATGCATTCGTTGTTGAAATGAGTACGAATATACCCACCTGTATTTTTTACACTATTTCCACCTTTCCAAAAGTACCAAGACTTTACAAGTGAAATTATATAGTCTTTATCCTCAAGTGATATTTTTGAATATATAATTGCACCGTCTTTTCCATAGTTGCATTGGAGTTCATAATAATCACTCATAGATGAACTCATATTGTGTTATAATTCATAAATTTTCTTTCATTTTTTTATTTTTCGCATTTTGTCTTTTAGTTTTTTTAGTATACTTGGATATATAGTTTATGGATGTATGTCGCGGGAGGCTATCTAGTTGCTATAAGCTAACCCACCCATCCCAGACATGATACGGAGAACGTTGTAGTTGGTGGCGTAAACACGGACCTTGGCATCAGCAGAGACAGCATTAGAGGTGGTGGTGAGCTGAAGGGTGGCGTTGTCAATGCGGGACATGTTGCATGTGCCAGATGGCTGGTGTTCTTCGGGCTTAAGACCGAAGGAGTAGACGTTGATACCAGCCTTGGGGACATTGGTGTGGTGTTGGTAAGGTTGGACAAGGTTGAAGTACTTGCCGAAGCGTTCGGAGAAACGGTCGTGTCCGTTGAGTTGGAGTTTCGCGGATTCGGTGCAGTTGACACTATCAGAATCGGTGTAGTCGAACAAGTCACCGGTGGTGAGGTTTCCATCAGGTTGGACAACCCAGACAAGTTCTTTGCATGGGTGGTTGAAGTTGAGTTTGATCTTGTTGGATGTGCTGGAGATGGATTCATCACCTGTAAATTGGAGCTGTTCGATAAGGTATTCGTGTGAAACTTGAGCGAAGCGACGTCTTTCATCTGTGTCAAGATAAATGTAATCAACGTATAGAGACGCCGCCTTGAGAGAAGGAGTTTGGCTCGCCGCAACTGACATGCATTCCGCCGCGGAGCGGAATTCAAGGTTAATCTTGACCTCGTGGTATTGGAGGGCAATAAGAGGAAGGGCGAGACCTGGGTTGCGGCAAAACCAGAATTCGAGAGGGATGTAAAGGTCGGTTTCACCGTCAACGGTCTTACCAACCATGGCTTCGTAACCTACTTTCTTGCCCGCAGATTGGGTGAGTTCGTTCCAGATGTGCATCCAGTCACCGTAGTGCTTGTCAACACGTTGACCACCAATTTCGACCTCGACGTTCTTGATGAGAGCGTGTCCGAGCCAGTCAACCCAGGAGGCAGCAGTATCATCAAGGGCAGGAACAGTAACTTGGAGGTAAACGCGGTGCATGAGGTCACCATTGCGGGAGACAGTGCATGTTACGCGTTTGCCAAAGTCCGCGGCACCATTGAAAGTTTGTTCAATGGATTCCATGGAGAAGTTAGTGTGGCGGCGGTAAACGACCTTGAAGAAGGTAATTTGTGGGTTACCAGTAAGGTAAATGTCTTGGGCACCGTAAGCGACAAGTTGCATCAATCCTCCACCCATCTTGTATACTTATAGAAAATAAAAAAATATGAATTTTATTCCGCATCAAATTAAAACCACACTTGACTTTTTCACTCGACTCGCCCCCCCCTCCCAAGATTCATCAAGTGGTTCAACCCATACACACTTTGTACTCTGTTTTACTATTTTTGCCATTTTCCCGCTGATTTTTGTTGATATTACATATACATGTTGACCAATCTCGAAATTTTCTGATAATTGTGTGATATGGGACAGGTTGGATTTTTTAAATATATTCTGACGACAATATGGACATGTATTCAAAATCCCAGAATATGATTGATTTTCCTTAAAACAATTCTTATGAAAGAAATGACCACATCTCGTCAATAAAACCTCACCATCAGTTTCACATAAACAAATTAAACATGTATGATTATTTTTTGATTTAACTACCAGATTATCAATACTATTTGCTACCATATAGATATAACTATCGTCATGAACTTATGTCAATATTTATCCTATATTGGATAATGATGTCTGTGATACCCACAATATCAATTGTTGTCATCATGGGACTTCTCCTAGTTGCCTTCGTATACTTTTATATGAAAAATAATGACATGTCAATAAAATCATATGACATGTCTGAAAAATATAAATTGGTCTCCTCAGAAGATTCAGAAGATTCAGAAGATTCAGAAGATTCAGAAGATTCAGAAGATTCGGAAAAGGAACTTCCACAATTTACAACGGAACAGCAATTCGAAAATGTACAGTCAAATATATTCAATCCCAAAGTTCAAGAAACAGAAATTCGTGTATGGGATGATGGATATGCAACACAAGGACTAGGCATTGTTGGTTACAAGTAACTTTATATGTACTTATTTTGTAAATGGTTTAGGAGGGGCTGATGCACGACACTTGTATGTTGGCTTGGCGTTTTGTACACATCGTCGAGATGGATATCCACCTCTTACCCAGTCTCTTTGAGCGTCTTCTGGAATGATATGCTTAGGATTCTGAACCTCACGAGCAAGACATCCTACAAGTGGCGTAAACAAAGGTCTACCTGTTTCTGGTAAGCAACTTTTAGATGCAGATGTTGATTTACTTTCCATAACGACATTTGACGTACATACATTATTACGTCCGTGTCCCATATAAGGAACAGTAAGGAAACCTGGATTTGGAAGTAACATCTTTCCACCAGTCTGTGTAAGTATTGTCCCATTTCTCAAAAGGGAATCCTTATCTACAAGTTGTCCACAACGACCAATGGCACCGAATCCATCTCGGAAATTAGCAACAGGTACTTTAAGAGCGGTTTGAGCTACTTTAGAATGGTCGGTCAGAGCACAGGCATTATCTATCATGGCAGGAGAAAGACAGGGACTTCCAAAACCTAGTGTTCGATTCGTAGAAGGTAAAGGGCAAGGCATTATTATAAAAAGAAATTAATATTTCTCAGTGATTATTTTTGGAAAAGCTCTATCAAAAGTAATACTAAAAAATGTACAAATACCGCAAATAACATGTACAGTCCAGCAATCATGTGTTTTTTATTACTTTGTTTTATACGATCAACGAATATTATACTCACTAGGAGTGCTACTATCATGAAAAGACAAATAGAATAAACCAGTGGATGCGTCATTATTAATACATGACAAACTTATTTACTACACATAAACTGATTAAGACTACTTGATATGGATAGTTCTTGTCTTATTTACCTTTTCTTTCGTACCAGTTTCATTCGAAAATATCTCAAAGTCCCGAAGCATCCCCTTGCCTACTCGTGCAATTGGCTCATGACCCAAACCCGCCATCGCCCTTAAAGAAGACCCAAATACATCAAACTCTATACACTCGTCACCATTTATAGATACAAAACTACGAGCCAGTAGAATAAACCCCATAAAAACATACATATATCTTGTCTCTATGACACACCGCTTTTCCGATAGCTGAAATAATAAGTCCTCTAACCACTCACAAAAAGATAACTCCTTTTCCTTTGATACGAGTCTAAAAGGATCCAGCTCATTTAATACATATTTATTTGGTTTATGTTTTAGTATTACCCCAAATAAATCAACCATTCTCCTCTTATCCCTCCTTATAAATGCATTCCATAAAAGCATCGCGATTCCCGAATCTCCACGCGATGGAAGTGAAAACCCTAAACCAAAATCAAATAACCCTATCTTATTATTCGCATCATCTTCTTCGTCCACCATATACAAAAAATTACCATCGTGCATATCTGTATGAACATGACCACAATATACCATCCAAAAATAAGATATCATGAGCTTTTCACTCATATCTCTTAGATACTCTGGGTAATTCTCTTGTATTTCCTTGTATGTAAAGCCCTTTATTCGTGTCATTACCATACAACCCTTCTTTACATACTTCATATTAGGTAAAGTTACAAAATCCAAGTCCGATAAAATCAATCTTATTTTCTTATAATTATCAAACTCCTTCTCATAATAAAATTGATCCCTTATCGCATCTAAAAATCCCTCCAAGTCTATCGCAAATCGTAACTGAAATATACGAACCCCATATATAAAATTTTTCCAATAAACATACTCTCTCTGAAAATTTTCTAATACACCCTTTCTATGAATCTTTACTACATAATCCATACCATCTATTGTTATACAATGAACCTGAGAAATAGAACCCGATCCCAATATGACCGGATCTATCATCATATTCATATAAGAACCCAACTCCCTCCTCAAAATATCATATACTTCACTGTATGAATTTGTATCTTTTATATTCTTCTGTAATGGTCTTAGAGCATTTATCATGTTTTCCGATAAAATATCATCTCTATGACTTAGCCATTGTCCCATTTTTATAGCAATAACACCTCTTTTCTCAATTGTATCTGTAAATTCTCTCGCATTTAACGGGTTGCTTATATAATTGTCCAATGTTCCCCTATAATAATGATATATATACTTGGAAACTCTTATGAGATCACTCATTTCTTAACCATACTTTTTTATGTCCCATAAAACTTATATACGAAAATTCCAATATAGAAATCCTATGCGATAATCCACAAAATGATATAATTTCTCGTAATGATATTTTATTGTATTTGCTTCCAATATTCTTTACAGCAAGTATCTGTAACTCATGTAGTTTGATCTCTTTTTCCTTGTCATCCCATCCTACGATTTCCACTGATTTCCTATAAGGATATGTGTGTTCCTCATTAAAAGTATATCTATAATCAGACAAGTGTTTAAATGACTCCTTTAGACGAAATTGTTTCCATTTGATTTGAAAAGTGTGTTTCAAATTAAATAAAGTATCTTTCATCATAAACCACAACCATACAACATGAAAAAATATAAAAGATACCAAATCTCTTCTTAAAACTCTCATATTGTCTTCTTCACAAATATACTCCCGGACATTATTCAAAATATCACGTGTCTTGTCTAACACAAATACAACTGTCCCAAAAACACCCTTTGTCATTGATTCAAATGCCACCTGAATACCATTTCTTGGATTTCGTGAAAATATACGAGTCTTGATAATCCCCTCAAGGAATAGTTTCTTTATACTCTCAACACCACTTTGTATGTTCTCTCTTAAAAAGCCAACAAGTTTATTGAAGACCATAATAATACTCAAACAAAAATAGATTTAAGGTAATTTTGGTAAAAGCTTATTACATTTTCGATACAATGTCAATCTCTAGGTCTTCCGCATTTACTTCAACTTTCGTATTGCCATTCAATGTCCTTACCAATACAAATGGAAGTTTTTTTGCTTCAACTTCCTTTTGGAAAATAATGGCAGGAGTATCATCTGGATCAACGGGAACAAATGGAGGCATTCCGTCTTCCAATTGCTGAAGACGTACCCCTCTAATACGTGTAAATTCATAGTGTGTCATTCTAGGAGAAGTATTCATTAGTATAATGACAATATAGAATTCTTAATCATTTTAATCACTTTAATCATTTTTTGTTGAGAATTGGTAAATCGTTTCCGTTTTCTGATATTCCGGTGATACCCACGCCATTTTACAATGGCAACACAAGTAAATATATTTCATATCCTCGTTGTTATATCTAATATAAATCACCTCTGAATTATCCTTTGATTTACATTCGTTATTTGGACAGGTAATGTTTTTTACACGAGGTAGGGTTGGATCACGAAATGTATACTTATTTATAAATAAGTCGTAGAAAACCTTTTCGTTACCACCATAATTAGCTCTATATACACATGCAGTCTTTGTATCATCACATCCCTTGTCCTTTTTACAAGGACCACATCTATAAATGAGTTTATCATCGTCGTTTACATCAAGAGACATCATGTTATCACAAACATCGCAGAACTCCATATCACTTACTTACATATGTAAAGATTTCTTACATCATTTTTATATCGCTTGAAAAAAATAACTTAGACAGTATATTCAATCGCCTTTGTTCCCTTTTTATACTTTTGTTTTACTCCGTTTTTCATCTTCATAATAACTTCCTTTTTCCAATCCTCGGTAACATACTTTTTTTCAGTCATAACCATGCTTTCATGTTTATCCTCGTCGATATAGAATTTATCATCGTGTTTCCCACCCTCACTTTCTTCTTCGTTATATCCCCTTATCTTATTCTCAACATTCAAAATACTTCCCTGATATTGCATTTGCTGAGACTCCCTAATTGAAGTTACATAGTCATAAATCGTCTGTATAGTTGACATCTTCATATCATTAAACTTAATAAAAGCACCATTCTCATTTTCCATGTAACGAATATCGTCCTTCTTTATACACTCTAAAATCTGATCGTGTTCACTCGCAGATAAACGTCCTATATCCTCTACAAGCTTTTTTGCATTCTGTTCACTAAGTTCAAAAACAACCATTACTTATCTTCCTTATAACACAGCTTTAAACACTTTTGGATAATAACTCCTTTCGTCTTATATTACACCTCTTATTATATGTACCTTTGACATCATCTAGAAGAACTCCTCTAAGACAATTTACATAATCATCTGTTACATTTCTACTTGTAAATGACTCGAAGGATTCTCCAACAACCATGCGAATAATAAAATATACTGAGTACATCCCACATTCGGAACTCGATTTCTGATGTGAGCGTTTGTTAATTTTAATCAACCAAGTTCCAGAACCATGTATTTCATCCCCTTCTTTCTTAAGTCTTTCCATGAATACACTTACCTCCTTATGAGGCGATGAGCCGAAACTATCATAAAAGAAAATTGTTCTTTTTTTTATATCAACATACAAGGCATTCCAGTGTTTTCCTGGAAGATGTGAAGGGTCTGTATTTAATATACTTCCAAATGACGTATACTTATTTACAAGATCTTGCATTTTATAATTACAAAGTCCACTTACTGCACAATTTCCATATATATCCTTTCTTTCAAAGTCTAATGATGTAGCATTTTCAAAATGAAAACCAGTATATTTCTTTTCAAAGTATTTCATAATTTTGTCAAGTGTAAAATTATCAAGCCATGTGTGATCATTTATATTCCATTCTTCTGGTACATCCGTCGCGAAACGCCTTTTTACAAGTGTATTATCTCCCCACTTTTTCTCATCATCACCCATCTTGTCCCGAATGCTATTCCATAACTCCTTTTTAGTTCTACCAAGCTGTATTATATTATTCGGATTATCCTTGTTCCATTTTGTCGCAATGTTCATCAAATCTTTTTTTTTGTAACATGTAGTCTTTTTCTTAAGGTCCCAACACAGTCTTTTTGTATATTTTGTATATTTTGTACTGGTATATCGTCCTTTTCTTTTTTTTGTTTTACTTATCTGACCTTTTTGATTTTTTTTTGTATTAAATGACATTTCACTATATTAAATGTACAAAATCTTTCAATCATGGATTTTTATTTATCTCAACTCGAAGAGACATATGATGATATTAGCCTCGAAAAGAATAGAGAAAGAAAGGAAACAAACCATGTCATACTTGCATGTTTAGAGGATTCTTTGTGTATAACAAAAAAAGATTTGGATAATTTCCACCAAAAGAGTGAAAGAGCCAAAGATTTATTCAACATAATCTCACTTAACGGGGAAATTGAAGTATGTCAAAAGAAACTAAAGCAGATGAAATCAACGAAAGTTGCGTGTGAAAAAATAATACAAGAGTGTCTTGAATATGAAAATCATATAGAAAGACAGAAAATTCGCATTCAAGAAAAAATTAGAGTGGGAAAGCAGTATAAAGATGATATTAATCAACTGAGAAAAAGCATGGTGGATTGCTCTTATTCATACAGATATCGCATTTCCCACATGATACCCGGTTTTGTTGAGAGTCTCCTAAAAAGTAGTTGTTTATAAATTCCATCCGACAAAGTCTCGTATTGTTTATATATGAGCTCATGACTCTCATCTTGGCTTCTTGCTGGGCTCTTAGATAAGGGTCGTTCATCATTTTAAGAAAGTGCTTATTCACAACAAAATCACCGCTTGACCATAAGACCAAACAATTCCCATCAAGACCCGGACTTCGTGCTGCCCTTCCGATCTCCTGACAATACGATTCAATATCTCGTGGGACCCCATAGTGGATAATCGTTTCTATATCCGGGATATCAACTCCCATTCCAAATGCAATCGTCGCACCAATTACATTTATTCTTCCACTCGTAAACTGGTCTTGTATTTTCGTTCTTTCTTCACTAGAAAGTCCTGCATGATAATACCCTGTTAAATAACCCCACATTCGAAGATAATTCGCAATCTTTTCCGTGTCTCTCTTTGTCTTACAATATATTATTGTCTTTCCATTAATGAATTCTCTTATAATCTGCATCGCCTTTTCGAAACTTTTCCTCTTTATTACACTCAAATACAAGTCATCTCTATTCGGAGAAATATGAATCCGTAGCGGGTCACTTAACTTCAATTCACTTATAATTTTATTCACAGTACTCTTAGTTGCCGTGCCCGTTACAGCCATTATAGATGGGCTTTTCCTAAACAATGTCTTTATTGTATTGAGTTGTGTATAACTTGATCTGAAATCAGACCACGATGTTATACAATGACATTCGTCTATGGCAATAAGACAAATATGCCTCTCCATACCTTGAATCCAATCACTCCGAGAAATAAAACTCTCTGGGGTCATATATAAAACACACGATGTTTCACCAGAATAAATACTCTTTTTCTCATCATGAGAAAGAAGTACTCCATCTGAATCATGAATATCCTGATTTCCAAACGAAGCAAATGTGCGACAAACGGTTGAATATCGTCTCTGTTGGTCTTTCATTAGAGATACCAATGGTGATATTACGATCACCGTCTTTTCCTTGATTAAATGGGGAGCTATGTAACATATACTTTTACCAAATCCTGTAGGCAATACACCAATTACATCTCTATCATCTAATACTGCTTTGAGAATATCCTTTTGTTCTTTTTTAAAAGAAGGTATGTTCAATACACCACATAAATGCTTTAAGGATACTCTTTGTTTCATCTTGACTTTTATTAACTAATCACCGTGGATTCATTTTTGTTAACGTTGCTTTGGAGCCAAACACATCTTAATCTCACCCAAATTACCAACACTATAACATATTATTAAAGGGTAGTCGTTTTTCAAGTAAACTTGTATTGTTTGACATAAGTTTGTACATTTTGTAAAAAGCGTAAGGTATTTTAATGAAAATACACCTTGGACAATTTCTATATCATCTTCTTTAGCCACAACGGACATACCGCCATTTACCGACTCTCCTAAAATAGTCTCTTGTTGAGCAAAATCTCCCTTGCAAGTTAATATAAGTTGTCCCGCGACCGACTTTATTTCAATCTCCTCCGAAATATTATTCATATCCCTACATAGCTTTTGAAAATCTGAGGATTTCATACTAATAACAGATGTGAATTGTGCAGGGGGGACTCGGATATTCTCGTTACTAAGATCCATAAGATTTAACTTAAAAGTAGTAGATGCCTTCTTCATATCATTCTCGATTTTTATACCAAGGTGATTCAAATCGTTCTTTTCAACAAACAACGTTAATGTATCGTTATTTGTAATTGTCTTGATAAGTTTGAAGAAATTAACCATATTAACACCAATAATTTGTTTATGAGTACAGTGAAACTGTTCAAAGTTTTCATTATTTAGATTCATATGTACCAAAGTGGTATGTGTTGGATCCATTGACAAAATACGAATACCTTCGGGACTAAACTCAATATTAGTATCTGGTAAAATCTCTTTCACAGCTTCTATTGTACACTTTAATATTATAGACTGTATTGTTACAACGTATACAGAAAATGAATCTGTACACACTGTCTCCATTAAGGATGATTTTCAAATGTCTTTTAAGTAAGTTTGTTTTCGTCTCTATGTGTCGTAATAAAAAAATCATATACTTGTATAAAATGAGTCTCTCAAATATATTAGGCTATACGATTGAAAACTATCTTGACAATGACGCGAATAAGAAAAATAAGCCGATTTCATTTTACTTTATAAATGTTACCGTATTCATCATTATGCTTCTTATTGTTGCCTTTTTTGGAAAATATCTATGGAATAGCTTTTTAGCTGGTGCTGAAAAGGGGGAAGGGTATTTTACTTTTATAAAGCCCGTCCCCTCCCTCTTTCATGTAATTGTATTATACATTACCATTGGTATTTTCTTTAGAGGATAAATTTACAGTAAAATTATTATAATACTTGTAAATGCCCGGGGATCTTAACACAAATAATAGATATACAATAACGGATTTGATATGGATGTTTAATCACTATGCTGGTCGGGAAAACTATGAGCACGCAAATATATCTGGACTAGATGAATTTGGAGACTCACTCGAAGATAAAATAAGTTATCTCTCTAATTATTTATTAGGCATACCTGGTTATTATGTAGAGCCCGAGCCAGAACCCGAACCCGAACCAGAACCAGAACCAGAACCCGAACCAGAACCAGAACCCGAACCAGAACCACCGATTATACTTGAATTTGCTATATATAACAATGACATACGTTTTAGACAAAACAAAGATATTGCGGACATAGGCATTACAAGTGCATTATTTAGAATAGAAGGAATATCAGACTTTACGCACTCACCTGAATTAAATGCTCACTTAGGTGATGGATGGTATGTTCAGTCATATTATACATCTGAAAACACATTTAATTTCCTATTATGGTCTAATACACTAAATCCACTTCAAAAATCACCCTATCAACCCTATGGTAATGTTCTTTATGTATTTGATACACCTCCGACAAATATAACACTCTTAAGTTGTTCCGCTATATTATATGAAACGTCGCAAGATATCACAAACTTGACTTTAGTTGTCACTGCGGGTGAGTTATATGAGCCCGAACCAGAACCAGAACCAGAACCCGAACCCGAACCAGAACCGGAACCAGAACCAGAACCGGAACCTGAACCAGAACCGGAACCAGAACCAGAACCAGAACCCGAACCCGAACCCGAACCAGAACCAGAACCAGAACCCGAACCCGAACCAGAACCGGAACCTGAACCAGAACCGGAACCTGAACCAGAACCGGAACCCGAACCTGAACCGGAACCTGAGCCCGAGCCTTATCCCGAGTCCGAACCTGAACCAGAACCCGAACCTGAACATGAGCCAGAGCCAGAGCCAGAGCCAGAACCAGAACCAGAACCAGAACCAGAACCAGAACCAGAACCAGAACCCGAACCCGAACCCGAACCAGAACCGGAACCAGAGCCAGAGCCAGAACCAGAACCAGAACCACTTTGGATTGGTAATGTAGCTTTTATTGAAGGTGTCCTATTTGATGGGTCGGGATTCATATTTTCACATGACGAAGGAGATGCACGAGCGGAAAGATTCTCATCCGGTACATATGATAACTTAGGAATCGACATATATAATGGCTCTTATCCAGGACTTGTTTCCCCTGAAATTAATCTCGTTGGAAGAGCACTCGTCTTACCACATGGTAATGAGAATAGTTTCATACGATTAGAACCACCGGTTAATAACGAGACATATGAGTCTGTGAATTATCAATTTTATTCAGTATGGAAACATATAGATGATGTTATGTATGATAACGCGTATAAAACGTTACATAATATCGATGGCACGAATTATACCCTAGATTCAAATATATCGTATAGGATAATTTTCGAGGATGAATTAACTCCTAGATATATATTACATGGAGACCCGTTGGAAATTTCACCGAATAGATCTTTTGTGAATTCGCAAATTGAAGGTAGATTATTCGCCTTTATGAATGGATAATTATTTATGATACTTATGATACTTATGATACTTATGAGCTAAAACTCAATCCAGCCATTCCAGACATGATTCTTAAAATATTGTAATTTACCGAGTATACACTTACATTAAACTTGTATTCTGGAACATTTTCGCCATTTTGGAGTGTCCTTTTAACATCTACTGTTTCCAGCTCAAGTTGTATATTTTTAACTCGGGACATGTTACACGCTCCTGATGGCTGATACTTTGTAGGGTCTAAAGAGAAAGAATATACATAAACCCCCTTTTTGTCAATCTTTAAATCATGTTGATATGGTTGAACGTGTTCAAAGTACATATTATCCATGGAACTATATCTCTCAATACCATTGAATAAAAGTCTACAGTTTTCAATAATATTCTCCTTGTAATAGTTAAAATTGAATTTTGTTGGAATCAATGGTGTAGCGAGTTCTTGATAATTTCCGTTAGAGTCTATGATGGGTTCTCCTTGATCATCAACTTGATAAAAAAGTTCATCTTGATTTGATGCACCTACAAAATCTAGATAACTATCTGAGCCGGGTGGAATAAACTCATGAAGCCAGTTTGTATAATTATTATGAGAATTTACATTTGATACAATATCATCTCTTTGAGCTAACCATATCATATACTTTACGGGGTGTTCGAGTTTCAATTCGAGTGAACTCGTACCCAAAACGCCCAGAAATTCCTTTTTGAATGTTTGTTCAATAAGATATTCGTGGGACCCCCGTGCAAATCGTTCTCTTTCTTCCTTATCTAAAAATACGTAATTTACTAATAAATGAGTATCCATTTTCCATGTAGAGGTGAGTGTCGAGTTAGAAAGATCATCACCTCTCTTAAATGTTGTATTGACAATGTCTGTTAAGAAATTACCAATATGATGATGAGGTTGACCCGCGACAGGTCTGCGTCTTTGTCCTTTTTGTGCACCTGCTATACCATCTCTTGTTTCAATAATAGTATATAGTTCCGTAATTTTTCTTAATTCTACTTCTAATTGAACTTCGTGATATTGTAAAGAAATGAGTGGAAGAGCAAGTCCAGGATTTGTATTGAACCAAAATGGTAAGGGAACATAAAGTCTTCTACCTACAATAGAAGGCTGTTGTAAGTAAGGATTAGAAGTAAAAACGGTAATTTTAGTGGCATCCTGGGGGTCATCCGTCAAATCCGGGTTTAAGGTAGAAGTAGGATACGTACCACCACGTATACCATTATATTGCGGCATTGAGACATCTGGTACATTGCCAATCATATGATCAAAATGAGATTTGGCTGCGTGGTCACAAAAAATTTCATGCCAAATTTCAATCCATTCTCCATACATCTCGCTAATTTGACTGCCTCCAATTGAAATTGAGACCTTTTTTATCATACTCGTCCCTAAAGATGATATCCACCAGAATTTATAATCTATCGATTCACCACTCTCATTGTCGTATCCCGAATAAATATCTGGAATATTAATCGCAAAATACATCTTATTGATAAGATCCCCACTTCGTGGTAGTTTACAACGCATTTGAACGTTCAAATCATACGAAAGTTCTGTTTGCCCTTCGAAATCAACACGAATTGCTTCCATAGAATAATTTGTGTAACGCTTATAAACTGCCTTGAAAAATGTCATTTGAGGATTTCCATTCAAGTATTGGTTTTGTGCTCCATACGCGGCAAGTTGAATAAGTCCACCCGCCATTCTTATAAATATAAGGAGAAGTTTCCTTATATAAAATATTATGCTTCCATTTGAGATTCACAACAAAGAAATTGCAAAACTTTTGATGAAAGCTCCCAAAGATGATAATGAGGCGATTAGTAACTTTGATGAATTTATTATTCACGGAGAAAAGTCAATATTTTATATTTTTGCATATCGTTCTTTTACACAACTTACATTGCGAATAAAAGGCAATGTTATTAGGAATGAGCAAGAACTTCAAGATATAATGGGTATTACCAAGTGTGATTCGGAGTTTATTTTTTTTGTATTATCTGATTCAAAATATTGTGAAATCACACTTGAGAGCTATATGGATTCTCTACGTTATCTAGATAGAATAATTATAGAGAAATTATTTTATTATTTCTTTGATTTTCACAATGATGATCTGAAAGATATCTTAAAGGATACTCGTCAATTTACTTGGAAAGATACTGAGAAAGATACTGAGAAAGACACAGGTAAGGATATTCAAGATAATCAATCAGAGCCAGTTGAGTTCACGGGGTATACAAATTATATTGTTAGTGGAATAATATATCCTTTTAAGAGGTTTGTTGTGGATTCGCTCAGCAGAATGACTTCAGAGTTATCGGGTGATTCAGATTGGAATAAAGTAGAAAAGGTTGAAAATGATATAGATGACATTAATGATGATGATGAATATGATGATGAATACAATGATATAGATGAATTTAATGTAAGAAGAAAACGGCTCACATTTGGAGTCATTGGAACAATCGGGTCCCTTATTATTTTCTCATCGATTCTCGTAAAAATGATTATGCGGTAAAGAATTAGTAATTAGGCATGAAGCAGGGAATTGTAATTGAAAGGATACACTTTAGAAATGATATCGTTCATATATACATTCGTTCTTCAGATGATAAAGTATATTTCACATCGGAACATAAGTATCTTGTTCCCTTTCAACGAGTTGATTTTGAAGAAAATACTACAGAAACATATGATAAAAGTATCAAGCTACCTTATTGGTTAGACGATGATACGGAGATTTATAGTGCATGCAATGTAATTAGTGGGGAAATTGAAAAGGAAAAGTCTATTATTGGAGGTCGCTTGTGTTTATCTAGTAAAACGAGATGGGGTGTTAATTCCAAAGGTATGAAAAAATACTCTTTTATTCCTTGTTGTCGTTCACATTATCCTACATATTGTGTTGCTTCTATTAAGGAGCCCACACAAATCGATGAATATGTACGTGTAGAGATCATGCCTTGGAATATTGATGAGACGACTATGCCCATGGGTATATTGGTTGAAACTTTGGGGAAAGTAACAGATGAGTCGTGTTATATCAAGACTCTTTTATCGGGCTATTTACTCACCACACGGTCACGCAATAAAATCTACAAGAAATACTTAAAGGATTATTACTATGAATTTGTGGACCGTGAATCGGAGGTCCGTGAATCGGTATGTATCGAAGATACATGGATAGATGTACCTTCTTATTCAATTGATCCACCTGGGTGTATTGATATTGATGACGCACTTTCTTTCAATGAGGATACAAATGAACTTGCGGTTCATATCGCCTCGCCGGATGCACTTGGTAAATCTTATTTACTAGATGAAAGTATAAAACATCAAACGAAAACAATATATGTATCGGATTCACCTCTTCACCTTCTTCCAAATAGTATTGTTAATGAATTCTCACTTTTTGAGGGAGTAGTACGACCATGTTTATCAGTTGTATTTCCTAAATACGAGCCGCCTAGAATAATTCGAACGCGAATCAAAGTCACGAAAAACCTATCATACGATGACTCCCTCAATGCAGATATAGAGAAGCTTATACGAGCCATTCAGGATAGATTTGGATTTACAGATGATCCTCATGAACTTGTTGAGAAATGTATGATTCAAGCCAATTGTTTTGTAGCGAATACACTTATAAAGCAAAATACCAAAGGGCTTTTACGTGCGGCAAAAAAGGGAGAAAGGGCGTGGTATAAATTGGGAACCTCAAACGACGTTCACGAATACTTCAATTCGTTATATACGCATTTTACGAGTCCATTGCGTAGATATTCAGACCAACTTGTTCATCAAATATTGATAAAAAATAGACCAATTCGGTTATCAGATATTCATGCTCTTAATCGCTCACAATTAATGCATTCTCTCTTCATATCAGAGGTTAATATAATTCGAAGCATAACTACCGAAGACGTGTTTATGACATTAAACGGGGTCATGATAGATGTTCATAATAACTATGGTAGAATTCAAATTGAAGATGGTACTATACTATCAATTCCATTATTCCGTCATAGTGTTATTGATTACTTTGACGTAACAAAGAGTATAGAAAAGAATATAGCACGGATATCATATTTCCCAGATGCAACTTACTATTACGAATGGGAATTGGGGAAATCTACTACATGTCAGATATCCTGGAATAAAACAGAGGGTCTACAAGGTGTACTTTATGAGTGGACTGAGCCACCTATTCAAAATTGGATACAGTCACTTATTTAAGATAATTTTGATATTCTCAGAATTCTAGTATAATTTTTAGATTTTATTATATAATGAATGTCCAACAAGCGATTATTGTCATGTTTATGACTGGACTCTTGTTAGTTATATTATCTGTCACGTTTACTGCCTTTGAAGAGACTATGAAAGACCCATCTTTTATAAGATACGCTTTGTTATGTTCAATCATGGTTACTTGGCTCCTTATGGTATTTGCTGGAGATTTATATGTTATCACTTCTAAACAAAATAAAGAGCTCAAGAGTTATAAGGCACAATTCCATAGAGAACTCATAAACAAATATACGGAAGCTCAGGGGTCTTCCTAGTTTTTTCCTTTTATATTTTATCATTTTCTATCATTTACCATCATATTGTATAAATCTCATCTTGAATTTCATCGGGATCAATCATAAATACTTTCATCGCATCACTTTTAAATTGTTCTGATGGAACTGTATGTGATACAAAACGGGATATATGTTTGTATAAATTAAATCCTTCTATCCCCAGAATATTGCGTTCGTTATCATCATGTACCCACGATAAGAGCATTTCCCCCACAGGATAGTCACTAATGTCACCCCAAACGTCATGGATGTCTTCCAATAAGGAACACGCAAATCTACAGAGATCAAATGATGACTTTGGTAATACTTTCATACCAGTTTGTTTATCATAATCCGCATATTCGTCGAATGAGTCACTATCAGATGATGTGGTGGTGTCTGATGAGGAATCGGAATCGGAATCGGAATCGGAATCGGAATCGGAATCAGAATATGACGACGAATCTGAATCATAATGATATTGACCACCTGCTTCACCATCTTGTTCAAATACATCACCAATAAATAGACGTCCATCATATCTAAATGTAGCACGCCCGAAGTCTATAATTTTAATAATATATCCATATGTCGGAACCTTATAAAAAATAGACTTGTGTTTATAATATAAATTTACCTTGTCTGTTGGCTCAACCATAATATTCTGAACATGAAGATCATTGTGGACAAAATCTATATAATTATTTGCTATAGCCAATGCCGAGCATATTTGAAATACCCAGGCTCTTAACCGGTTCATACAAATGAGCTTTCTAATATGCAATACATATTTTTTAACTGGTGACTTGCTAAACATACTTGTTTCTATAACACTATTCCATTCTTGTTTCAAAAGATCATCAAAAGTCATTTTGAATTTCTCCATAATAACTATTTGAACAGGTAGATGTTCAAATAATATGTTGTTGACCCCCTCTGATTCACATTGAACAGATACAACATCGGTATCAATCGAATCAAAATTTATCTCTTCAAAATCCCTATTCAAGTCACCCTTATTCAAATCATTCTTATTATCCTTATTATCCTTATCTACTATTCTTATTTTTTTCAATAAAAGAGATTCTTTGAACCAAACTTGGTCTTTTATCTCGTCATATTCTTCACTTATATCTTCTGTATGTCCCGAATATACTCCGTTGTAAACACCATATACACTCCCAAAATGAATACACTTTCCGGATTCTTTTAGCTTACCTAGTAAAATGCTACATAAGGAGTCTACATATGCTGTATTACGTGGATTTTGAATTTTTATGATAGTCTCCTCTTGACAATTTGTTTTCGATGGGAGCCAATGGGAGACTTTATGAGAAACATATGTACCTTGCATGTATTTTGTTGTGTCGAATAACGGTGTGCACTTTACGAAAAACTCTACCGGTTTTGTCTCCTCGTTATCCTCTGATATTGTGACTCTACCTTTATTCTCTATCTGATCATCTACACTTACAAGTAGATGCTCTAACGATATCGCGTTCCATTTCGAATAGGGTACTCTTTCAATATATCTTAGTGTCGGATAATAAGATTGTAGATTATCAACTTCAAGTGGTCCACATGATAAAAAATCCTCTACAACTTTATTCCTCTTCCTTATTAATTTCATTGACATTTATTTAGGTTTATTCGTTGTAAATTTAAACGAATTTTATTAACACTGATCGTAATCTAGACTTACTTCGCTGAAAGTATCCCCTCCTCCAATGTTTCTAAAGTCCAATTCATCAAAGCCATTTGGTTTTTTACTATCACAAGAAGCCTTGCCAATAAATACATCCTTAGTCTCTGGCTCGTTTTTAACAGACTCACTTAATATTGGAGTGAGCCCCGAATCGTCTCCAGAAATAAGAGAGTCAAATGAAACCACTGGCTCCACAACCGGCTCCATAACAGGATCCATAACAGGATTCATAACAGGTTCCATCGCAACTGGCTTCATAACAACTGGCTTCACAAGGACTGGATCTATGACGGAGTCTTTATCTGAAGCTTCGGGTTCTACATTTTGAGGCTTTACTTTCTTTTTTTTTGTAAATTGTGGCTTATTATTGTTGTCTTCGTTGTCTTCGTTGTCTTCGTTGTCTTCGTTGTCTTCGTTGTCTTCATCCTCATCATCGTCACCATCCGTAAATCTCAAATTAGCAAGATGTTCTCGAAGCAACTCTTTTACAGGAAGCATTTCACGAATAGTTTCACTTATAGAGTTTGCTATAAGAGTCTCACATGCATTATAGTTTTTTTGGTAGACACAAGAATCAGAGGTCTCTTGAAAGAGATACACGTGTTTCCATATTTCTCTGGCTATGTCCAAATAACACGTATATATAAATTCTTTTGTATCAGGTATATCAATATTAATTTTTTTAGGTGGATTTTTCGAGCGAATTGTACCAAGTATTTTTGTATGTAATACAAAAACGGCGGTAATTAAATCGTCAATCCAATCACAGGAAGAAACAGACATGATCTCGTCCGAAAGTTCGATCTTTTGTTCGTTATTCCATGAAGCAATATCAGAAAGACGTTCTTGGAAAATAATGAGGACCTTTTCTTCTTCGTGAAAATTCAAACAATTTTCACGAACGTCTTCATAAAGCTTTAATATTCTAACCATAAATGCCTTTTTTAAGATACGTGTCAACTTTCTTGTATAGTCGTTTTTTGCATCTACAAGAGAAGGGACCGAGTAAAGTTCCATTATTAGAAGCCTTATATTTTTGATAATGGAGATTCTACGAGCATTCTCATAAATAAAAAATAAGAATCGTGTGATGTTTTCGAGTCTCTAATACATTTCCATATACACCTTTCGTATTCATCTGTTAGTATATTTTTGGTTTTATGATACCTAATTAGATACTCACCCACATGTGATACTGATAACGCAAGACGCACCATATCATCAACTATATTTTCCAAATCTACCGAATTGTTCCAAGATGTAAACCATGTGTTAATAATTTCTACAAAATTACTCTCGTGTAGTGTAACAAACTTATGAAATAGCTTTTTATCAATCCTTTTTGATATTGCACTTGCATATTGTAAAAAGGATGTTGTTTTTCTTAAATCTCCAGCAAAACTCTCAAAAACAAATTTCAATAAAGAAGCCGATATCTGAATTTTCTCATTTTTCTTAATGATATCCAAATAAGGAATAACATCTCCAAATACCAATGCCTTAAAATGGAGAACTGTGCAGCACTTTTTGATTTGATCTAATACGTTTTCTATTTGATTACAAATAAAAAAGAACTTAGAATTCGTATCTATCAATAATCTTACAAATATCTTTTGTTCATCATAAGAAAAAGAGTCAACCTCGTCGACTAATACATATTTTAAGTCATCACTTGTCTTTGATTTCAAAAAGGTCGTGAGTTTATCAAATATAATACTTATAGACGAAGATTTGACTTTTGCATCAAAAAAAAATACCGAATCTCGTGGCTTATTCCTTAAATATATTCTTACTGAACTCGATTTTCCGGTCCCAGGAGGACCAAATAAAACCATGTGCTGTGATTTTTCTAATACACCCATATGTACATCTTGACCACATAGATCCCCAGTCTCTTTTGGTCTATACTTTTCTGTCCACGGTATCGTCATTACTTATGTATCTTTACAGCATTTAAATGTCTTTCTATGAAAATCGCTTACACCATATTCTTTAATACCATCCATGTGTTTCTTAGTGCCATATCCCATATTTGATAATAGATCATATCTCATATCTAATTGTGGGTTATTAGAACATATGTCTTTTATATGATTATCGTGAGCTACTTTTGCAAGGATACTTGCTGCTCCTATTGTAAGATATGTATCATCCCCCTGTGGTATACATGTAAATGGAATCCAGTTATCATCTGAATCCACATATGGCTTGAATCTATTTCCATCAACAAGAATATGATCAATCGGTAATTGCATTTGATCCAAAGCCCGGTGCATTGCTAACATGGTAGCACTTAGTATATTATGTATGTCAATCTCATCATTATCCGCATACCCAATCGCCCATTCCATGGCATTGCTTTTGATGAACTTATCAAGGGCTTCTCTTTTATGTTCAGATAGTTTTTTACTATCCCATGATTTTAATTTATGAACACCAATCTCACTAAGTTCATCTGAAAAGGTATTCAACTGTTCGTCTCCCCATATAACAACCGCTGCATAGACCCTACCAATCAAACTTCCTCGACCAGCCTCGTCAATTCCAGCTTCTATGCACTCCTTATCATAAAAAAGCTCCATCATATTCAATTAGGTTATTCAATTTATCCTGATTTTAAATTTAGAGAGTTTCAAAATCTTCATGTCACCCTTTAATGCATGGGTCGCTACACTTATTTAACGTAGTGCGTATTCAGAGATTTTGGCGAGAAAAATATACGTACAAACTAAGCTCTTTTTTACACTATTTACTTTACATACTTGCAACACACCTTGATTTTCTTTCTATATCATGTAATGAACTTAGAGACATAATAAAGGAATATTTAAGTGATGTCGAAGAGGGTAAATATGTTTCTATCAAGTCAATAACACCAATATACGAAAAACTTAGGTTTATGCATTATAAGTACGGCTCTGATTTTTTTACAAGTCAAATATTTTCTCTTAGAGGTGCCCGAATTTGTTCAATATCATATTTTCAAAAACTAATTTATAAGTCATTTGTATGCACAGAAATTATCACATCCTTGGATTATACAGAAATGAAAAGCTTTAATTATATTGCGGTAAATTGTTCCATAAACAACATAACAGATACAGTATATAGTAACGAATGTCTTCGAATTAGAGGAGATACAGGAAACTGTATAGGTATCATAAAGGAAGATTCGTATAAAATACTTGTTCAAGCACCTTGTTTTGAACATGCAAGGCGACGTTTAAGTTCGATATTAAGTGGTTCATCTGAATCGGAACAAAGTTTTTTTACACAATGGATATCTATTCGATTAACTTTTAGAGACTTACTCTGTTTTGATTTGGTAGAACTTTACGAAAGAGCGATGAATGCATATCAGAATTTTCAAGCACATAAAAAAAAGATGGTTCCTTTGTTAGTAAAGGATTTCTTTTGTCTCTCAACGTATGATCAGTATGATACTTTATATAACATGTTTTTAGGGGATGAAAAATGTGAATTTATGGCAACACTTTTATTTTCTCTTATTGAAAAGGAACCTCATCTAAAAAAACGCTCTGATATGATGTATAAGCATTTTCCACAAAAAATCATCAAAATATTAGACGAACGAGAATCCAAAACGTCAAAGACAATTGATGACCTTGTTCCAACGGAGATTGATTATGAGAGTCGTATATGTACAATGAATGTTACAGACCATGTAAAGAAAAAGGCTATTGAAAAATATCGCGAAATACAAAATAAACAAGGAGATGCTAGCAAACCACAACAGTATCTGGATAAATTATTAGAAATCCCCTTTAATGTATATAGAGAAGAAGCTTGTTTAATACAACTACGTACTTTTGTTAAAAAGGTTCAAAATTTTGCTCAGGATTATAGTGATATATACTATCCACAATCATGGTATCATCTTAGACAATTTTTTCACGAAAGTAATGAAAAAATATTGCAGGAATATGTAAAATCAAAGAAGAAAAATAAAGAAATACTACCAAGTCAATATCATGTTCTTTATGAGGAATGGTGTCATGTAAAGCGTTTATGTAAAGAAACACAGAATAAAATTAAAGAAACGTTAGACACCGCAATCTATGGTCAACATCAAGCAAAAAGGAGTATAGAACAGATGATAAGTCAGTGGATGACGGGTGAAACAAAGGGTTACTGTTTTGGTTTCGAAGGACCTCCTGGAACAGGAAAAACCTCTATAGCCAAAGAGGGTATATGTAAAATATTACAGGATATTGATGGAACGTATAGACCATTTTCTTTTCTTGCACTTGGTGGATCATCACATGGTTCTTTACTCGAAGGACATGGATATACTTATTCGGGTGGGACATGGGGACAAATCGTAAATATTCTTGTACACTCAAAATGCATGAACCCCATTATATACATAGATGAGTTAGATAAAGTAAGTCAAACAGAACACGGTCGTGAAATTATTGGTATTCTCATTCACTTAACAGATCCTTCTCAAAATGATACATTTAACGATCGATATTTTGCCGATATTCCTCTTGACTTATCAAATGCAATTTTTATCTTTTCATACAACAATATAGAAAATATAGACCCGATTTTACGAGAACGTATTCATCGTGTACAATTTAAACAGTTCCGACATCAAGAAAAAGAAATCATATGTAAGGATTATATACTCCCACGTATGTATAAACAACTTGGATTGGATGCATCTCAAGTAGTATTCGAAAAGGGTACAATTTTCGAAATAATAGATAAATATACGTATGAAGCGGGATTACGAAAAATATCACAACATCTCTTGGAAATCCTTCGAGAGATAAATATAAGATTACTCCAAGACGATTCTATAGATTTACCATATATAGTTACAAAGGAATCAATTCACGAAGATTTTCTAAGTCATAAAACACCTGTATCACATACTAAAATGTTAACCCAGCCTCGAATCGGATCTATTAACGGACTTTTTGCTACATCATGCGGTTTGGGTGGTATTACACGCATTGAGATACAACCTTATGTACAATTAAGTAAGAGAGAATCCAAGTTTGAAATAACGGGGCATTTGGGTAAAGTTATGACGGAAAGTATATCTGTTGCAAGAACAGTGGTTTATAATTATATAGAATTAAAGGGATCATCGGAATCATCATCCGATTATCATATTCATTGTGGAGAAGGAGCGGTTCCAAAAGATGGACCGAGTGCGGGTACTGCGATAACACTGGCAATGATATCTGTTGTATTAGGTATTCCTATATCAGAAAAGATTGCGGTTACTGGAGAGATTGATATACATGGTTATGTGCATCGTATTGGGGGATTATTTGATAAAGTATGGGGTGCACAAGAAGAAGGGATTGAAATTGTATTTTGTCCAACGGAGAATGAAGATGATATGAAAAAAATACAAAAAGAGCTATGGTACACCGGTAAAACGAAAATAATCCCAGTTCATCATATAACAGATAAAGTTCTTTTGAAAAATGTTTTTGTAGGCAACGAAATATCAAAGCACATAAAGTGAAATAAGAAGATAGTAGTATTATGACGAGAGTTTTATCAATAGATCCTGGGGTAAGACATTTAACTTGGGTAGAAATGACAATTCCAACAGAGGGTATGATTCGATTACATAGATGGGAAATAATTGATTTACTTTCTCCAGATCTTGCGATACCAAGATGTGATGATTATATATATACTACGTGTTCGTTATGGACAAAGAAACAACTAGAGTCTTTTTTTTCTTCTGTTTCTTCGGTTGAAGAGAATCCCTTTAAAGATACAAAGAAACGTCTTGTTAAAAACGACTACTTATCATGGATAAAAACAAAATATAAGTGTGAACAAAAGGAAGTCAACATACATATACTTGCGAGGAGACTTATTGACTTCTTATCTATTACGTCATTTGATGAAATAGATAAGGTAATCATCGAAAATCAACCCACTCCTAAAAATCCAAGGATGAAGTCAATACAGACTATTCTTATGACATATTTTATGATGAAATATCCTCGTGTTACGATTCACTTTATACCGGCTTCTTTAAAGATGAGTTTTTGTCTTAAGATGAAATATATTGACAAAAAACCGAAAGGTTATTCGGAAACGAAAAAGACCTCTATTAGTGTATTGGAAAATCATATCTTACCAAAACTACCATGTGATGAAATAAAACAACAATGGAACGCAGCAAAAAAGAAGGATGATCTGAGTGATGTTATTCTTCAAGGACTTGCTTTTTCTAAAAAATACGTTTAAATATAAATGATAAATTTCTATTCAGATGTCATATGAGTGGACTTGAAGAAATTTCATTTGAGCCTATAAATATTGAGAAACTAAATGACGATATATCATTTAAATCACCTAGTGACTCAACAAACGAGATTAAGGAACCGACCCCTCAACGTAAAATTGCCCCTGTTGTTATGCAGGATCTTGATTTGTTGATGGATCCTCAAAAGTCTAGACCATCGTCTCCAAGTCAAGGTCCACAAGCACCACCACAGTCACAACCTGACCCTGAGCCAGTCAAAGTTTTTAAGGATTTTGAAGAAGATAAAAAGGTTGAAACGAGGTCACCGTTTAAGATTAAACCCTTTAAGAATAAGGAGCCAACGGATACAGAAAAGGTTACATTGGAGTCTCTTGATTTGAATATTGAAACGACCAAGGTGCCACCGGTTATAGAGAAGATGAGTGAATCGCATAAAACTAATGCGGATTCGTATGGTGGCACATCATATGGTACATCATATGGCACATCATATGGCACACCATATGGTACAACAAATTATTCTGAGCCCGTGAATACTAACCGAGAATCTAAAGAGAATGGTATTGAAAAACAAGAGCTTCTTTTTAAGTTAAAGAGGTTTGAGCTTAGGGGGATTCCTTTATCGCGTAAATTTAGTCAGAATTCGAGTGTAGAGGATATGCGTGATGAATTTTTGCGAATCAAGGCTCAACGTGATTTAGAGAATAGTGTGCAATTTCAGAGAAAGACGATGATGGCATTTGTATCAGGTATGGAGTTTTTGAATTCTAAATTTGATCCTTTTGATGTCAAATTAGATGGATGGTCGGAGAGTATACATGAAAATATTAATGATTACGATGAAGTTTTTGAGGAGCTTCACGATAAGTATAAGACAAAGGCAAAGGTTGCACCAGAGGTAAAGCTTCTAATGATGATGGGTGGAAGTGCGATTATGTTCCATATGACAAATGCTCTTTTTAAGAACTCAATGCCGGGTGTGGAGGATATATTAAAACAAAATCCTGATCTTATGCGACAATTTCAGACTGCGGCAATGAATTCGGCAATGGGTGGTAAAGGCGTAGAGGAACAACCTCAATATGAATCAGGTGGTGATTTTGGTTCAGGACCCGGACTAGGACCCGGACTAGGACCCGGATTATCTAATATTATGGAGGATATGATAAATTCGGTTGGACCTTCTCCCCAACAAAATAGGGGATTCGAGGATGTATCTGAAATGAAGGGACCAAGTGATCAAGATGTTGACCGAATTTTGAACCAAATACAAAATATCAAAAAGGACAATACAAGAGACATTGAATATTCAGAGACAACATCTATAGCGGATTCTCAGATTGGAAAACGTAAAAGGGGTCGTCCTAAAAAGGACGCAAATGTGCCTAGTTTAGAACTGAATATATAATTTTGCTCGAGTCAAAAAAATGAAATATGCTTGTTAGATAAGTTGTAGAAACATGGATAAGACTCAAAAGACTCAAAAGACTCAAAAGACTCAAAAAAAAGTAATTATAGTGGAGTCTCCTGGAAAATGCAAGAAGATCGAAAAGATGTTAGGATTTCCGTGTATAGCGAGTTATGGACATATTATGGATATACCTGCGAGTATCAAGTGGTTTTCTCAGGATAAAATAGACCCTCCTTATGAAATTACAAAGCCGGATGTAGTAAAAAAATTGAAACAAATGTGTAAGTCAAAGGAAGTTATTATTGCATCGGATCTTGATAGAGAAGGTGAGGCTATCGGGGAAAATCTTACACGCGTTTTGGGTCTTGACCCAACAAAGGCTACTCGGATACGTTTTAATCAGATTACGGAAAAGGCCCTTCGTGATGCAATCGAGGAAGGTGGGACATTAGATATGAATCTCTTTCATGCTCAACAAGCACGGCGGTTAGTAGATATCCTCTTTGGATTTCTGGTATCACCTGTTTTATGGAAGCATATACAGGGAAAAATTTCAGCGGGGAGGTGCCAATCACCTACTGTCAAATTATGTCTTGAACGTCAAAACCTACAAAAACCGGGTAAGACTTATTTTGAGGCTAATGCGGATTTAGAAATACCCAGTGGGATACCCAGTGGGGGGAAACCCAGTGGGATACCCAGTGGGATACCCAGTGGGGGGAAACCCAGTGGGATACCCAGTGGGGGGAAACCCAGTGGGGGGAAACCCAGTGGGGGGATACCCGGAATTATCACGGTTACAAAGGAAGAAAATCCGAAATCAGTGGAGTATATAAATAGTATAAAAAAAGAGATGACATATATCGATTCAAGTGAAAAGACGCTAAACTCATCTCCTCCACCCCCACATACAACATCAACACTTCAGCAAGAAGCCTCAAAGGTACATGGGATTCAGCCGAAACAATGTATGTTACACGCACAAAAATTATACGAAGGTGGATTTATCACTTACATGAGAACGGATTCAGTATTTCTGGCAGAATCTTTTAAGGACGATGCAAGAAATTATTTATTGGAAAAATTTGGTGAAAAGTATATAGGTGGTAATGGGAAATCCAATGGGAAATCAAATAAAAAGGTTAAAGAACAAGCTGCACACGAGGCTATTCGACCGATTTACATAGAATTGGGGGACCGAATAAATGAGTTGAATGATATGGAGAAAAAGGTATATAGACTTATATTTATGAGGGCAGTGGCATCTCTTATGTCATCGGCACAATTTTCCGAAGTTACGTTAAGATTTAATATGGATAATGTGGATAATGCGGTAAAGGATATATGGATAAAAAAACAAAAAGAGGTATTATTTGATGGATATCTTAAGTTGGGATCATATAAAGAGAATAAAGAGAATGATATAAGACAATATTTGAAAGAGAATGCGAATTATAAGATAAAGAGTGCTAAAATTAAAGAGTGTGTTGAGAAACTCCCGGCACCTTATACTCAAGCTTCTTTGGTAAGGCAATTGGAAAAAACGGGAATAGGGCGTCCTTCTACATTTAGTGCGATTATTGAAAAGATTCAGGAAAAGGGATATGTTTACATGGGAACAAATCCATCATTAGAATTGGAATTGAATCAATACGAATGGAGTCCGTCATCTATCAAGGAGTCTAAATACAAGTGTATATTGGGTGGTCAGAAAAATGTATGTATTGTATCTCCATTGGGTGTGAAGGTTACTGATTTTCTAGAGTCATCGTGTACTCATTTGATGAATATTGACTTTACGTCGGAATTGGAGCAGTCACTGGATGTTATCGCTCAAGGGAAACTGGAGTGGAAATCTTTTGTATCCGAGTTTTATAAGACGGTGTGTAATTGCATATCCGCAATAGCTCCTCCTCCGAAAGTTAAGGATAAATCAGAAAAAGCAGAAATTCACTGGATAAGACGAGCACAAACTAGTACTCAAGATGGATATACGTATGGTATTATTCAAAACAGATATGGCTTTACATGTGTTAAGGTAAAAGATGATAATATTGAGTCTTATTCACCATTACTTCCATCAACAACGTATCGGGATATTGAGGATGATGAAATTCATAGTGTATTTAGCTATCCCAGGGTAATTGGAAGGAGAAACGGGGATGATGTAAATCTTTCTCTGGGAAAGTACGGATGGTATTTGAAAATTAAGGATGAAAATATCGGGCTTGGTAATTTGGGAAAGCGTCGAAAGCCACCGGACATGAAAGAAATCCAAGAGCAAATCGACAAAAAAAATATTCGTCTAGCGACTATTCCCGGGAATGATGGAATTGAATGGTCTATTTGGTATAATCCACAGAAAAACTCGCACTTTTTAATGAAAAAGAACAAGTCATTCAGACCTCAATTTTGGGGTATTCCAAATTACAACTCCGATACAAAATATACTACTAAAATGTGTGAGGAAATTGCTGCTACCACTTCTACCCCAAGGAAAAAACAGACTCGTAAGAAAAAAACGGATAAGGCTCTTGGCTAAGGCTTTTGACTAAGGTTCTTGGCTAAGGCTTTTGGTTTTCGCTTACTAAATGCGTTTAATCAAAGCTAATAAGATAGGCGGTTTCTACGTTATTGATTGAAATTGGCTGATATTTTTTATATTCTTTTGGTATTATTTGGTAAATGACGAATTTCTGTCCACGAATATATTTTTCACGGGATGTTACAGTTCTTTCAAAGACCTTTAGTATTTGACGAAGAATGGTGATACAGTTTTTCGACGTGATATCATTGAGATAGAGTCTTGCTTTACAGGGTATATAATATATTTCTAGTTTTTGTTTCAACGAGTATAGCTTGTCGACTGTACCCAGTATTTCCAGGTCTTTTTTTGAGAAGTTTGTAGTATCATCCATTGATTTAAGCCCAAACGCTTCTAGCACCTCGAGACATAGCTCTTCAGTAGGGGGGGTTTTGAACAATTGATTTTTAGTCATTTGTTATTTTTGGCAACTTTTTTATTTTTTATGGTAAAATTAATTTGATATCCACCATTGATTGGACAGATATGGTTTGAACTCTTTCCTATTTGGATCCGCCTGATATGATTTGAAGTTGGGTCCTCGTCTAACAATAAGTTGTAGCTGGGTCATAGAGAGTGCATAATTAAAATATTGGAAATTTGAATACATACCGGAGAATCCGCCCAATTTTGATATCATCAAATTATAATAATTTTGTCGTGGAATGCTATCTAATGTAAGTCTTTTCTTTAAGAACCCATTGATATAAACGTCGGCATTGCGATGTGAAAATACAATTGCAATGTGAAACCACTTTGATATAGGGATATTATCAATGTCTATGTGAACATCATTACTCAAATATGTATTCATATAGAGACGTAGAGCGTTTTTATCGGGATGAAGCCATAGCCCAGGTGCCTGGATTTCACACCAATCATGGGGAGCAGGGGGAGGATCAGAGCCTTCAGAGCCTGCAGAGTCTGGAGATGATGGTATAATAAAAGAAGGTCCCTTATGGAAAACGTGTTTCCATCTATTATTTTGGTTTTCCCAGTTATCTATATTCATCCATGTTGAATACGTAAATTCTATTCCACTCTTTTCATTGGCTGAGCGACGTAAGAGTCTTGCATTTCCATTATTAGGGTTTTGAGATAGTGTTACACCTCTAGAGGCGGTACTCATACCATCTATGATAAGTGGTGTTGATATGTACATATTGACTATTCTACCGACTGTAGAGAATACAAAACTAATAATAAAGTACAAAACAATGACGATTGCGATGCCTGTAAATATTTGAGCCGCAATTCCTCCTTCCTTTCCCCATTCCATCATACCGGTCATTCTTTCCGAAAATCCTGAAAATCCTGAAAATACAGATCCTGTTTCCATTTACAAGTAGTTTGTTTTTTTTTTAAATGTCTTGTTAATGGAAGCAATTGATAATGCACGTGCTACACTAGAAAGAATTAGTGAATCATCCTTGTTAAGGCCAGTTGTCATGGGAATATTGGCGTTTTTGACTTTCATATTTGTCATGTATATGCTTATACGTTTATTTGATAAAAACAGGATTGGTGCTGTCCTCATTGAAGTTCCCGTGGAACCTAAATCACAACCCTTTATTTGTACAAAAAATATTGTAACATCCGATGCAAATGAAACAACCTACAGTTTTTGGACATATATAAAAACATGGAGCCAAAGTGATGAAACTATATTTGAATCAAAAGATATCGTGGTAGACGACACCACCGACCAAGAAACGTGTCCTCAATATGATGATGAGACTTTGACTCCCAACGAAAAAGTAGGTAAAATGATATTTGAAAGACCATTTGATAATGATACCACCGTGTATGTTACTTTTGCAAAAGTACATCCGGAACTTATAATTTATATAAAAAAACCATCGGAAAATTTTGAAGATTGTGAAGTAGTAAATGAATATAAAGTAGAAGATATTCGTTTACAAACATGGAATCACTTTGTTATATCGCTCTGGGGAAAGACCATGGATATTTATCTCAATGGACATCTTGTTCGTACATTTGTGATAGATGCAGAACTTTTCCCCAAGATACCAGAAGAACTCGTTGTCGGTGCAGAGGAAGGAAAAACATACGATGGATATATCTCGAGATTTACATACTATCCTCGTGTTATAACCCCACAAGAGGTTAAAAAATTATACTATAGAGGACCTGCTAAGAAAACATTCGCCATCCTTCCCTCAAATCCCATCGCGAAAGTCAACATGTCACTTTCATCAAACGCTATTTGGAATCAATAAGATAAATACTAATCGGATATACTAGTCTGATTTTTTTTAATATGAAAATGTAAGATACTATGGTTAGTGTTACCAAAGACTCATTTGAAATCATGAATGAGGATGGTGAACCCTACATCGGCTACATTACTACTGATACTAAAATGAATTTTATTATAGAAGAGTGTAGAGGCAGTGTCCCTTCTGGAGATGGAGACGGAAAAATTATAGCTAAGTTATTTGCAAATACACCAAAATTATGCGATAATAATGATGATAGTTCTGAATGTAATCAACCTATAGATGAGTCAGGCGATTTACTATACGAATTATCCGCGGACGATATAGTCAAGGTAGAGAGAAACCCTTATAAATACACTACAATGATTGACCATTTTTTTAATCGAGGGTATCAAAATGGATTAGAAGAACAAAATAATCCTCCCGATTATACAGTTCCATGGCTATTTAAATTTACAAAAGGATATCATATAGATAATCTGCAAACCCAGTCAAATTTATTATCTGAATTCAATAGCAAATTATCACGTGAAAATAAGCAAAAAGAATATCTTCTCGATGTTGTTAATCGTGTAGAAGAACAGTCAAAGCATCGCCTCCAGACGAGAAACAGACTCTCATTCATAAATAAGGACCAGATAGAAAGAATGCTTTTCAAAAACGATTTTATTAGAAGGACCCTATTTTACATATGTCTTATTATTTTTGTCGCATTCTTATCACAATTTGGTTTTAGCCTATTTATGACAAATGCATTGTGTTTTATTTTGTTTGTCACATGGGCAATTCATAGCTTTATCATGTATAATACTTTTAACACTAGACATAACTTACAATTCCGAATGAAAGTCTATAGTGGAGATGTTGCTAACGTAGCCAGAAATAACATCAAGTACAAAAACGTAGATAGATGTTCAAATGATGACGATGACGAGAATAAACCTAAAGGAAAATGCTAATAACTAAGCCTAAGCCTATTCACCACTAACACCCCTTCCTCGGGCTACAATAGTTCTATCATGTTGGAGATTGATTGATTTCATAACAAAGCTTCTATGTTGGAAAAATAAGTCATGTAGATTCATAATATTGCCCAAATTTCCATAATTCATAAGTACAAATTGACACCCATATGACCAAGCCTTTTCAGGATTTACGTTCGTACTGAACGCATTTGGTCTTACAATAGTGAATTTTGTTCTATTATGATGAACGAGGTCACCCACGTCTTCCGGATGTCTCGCTTCATTCCAATCAAGAATTTGTGTAACTTTGTCTTGGGTTATATGATCATATGTAGTATGTAGATTCACAAGCTCATCTAGTTGTGTATTTTTCGTTTTTCCCGTCGCTACAAGAATAATTTTATTAAAGAACTTACAAAATGGCTGTGTTCCAAGTGTATTTGATTTCGTATAGTGATATGTACCATCTAATAATACATCCGTTGGAAATGTATTTACAATCAAATATGCTACGCGATCAATAAGTTCAAGGTCAAATTCAACCAAATTTAAATGAAGAAAAAGTGGATCTGATTCATTTGCTCTTCTAAAAGCTTCCTCTGCAATAACCTTAAGACACGATTCAAACGATGTATGATTTAAAGAACGCCGATTCCCAACTGTGGATTTAACAACTGGAATAATACCATCTTCTGTAGCATATCCATGAATATCCAAGTCCACAAACCGAGCACCCCCAATTAATACCACCCTAAGCATCTCCGAACTTACATAAACACCACCTACTTGTATTAGTGCACAACTTTGATTACTAGATGCACAGATAAAATCGCTTAGTTTCGCAGATTTATCTTCATCACACAAAGTATAACAATCCTCACACGCTTCAACATCACATACTATATTCACAACATCATAAAATTTCCCACTTAGGTAATTTTTACAATAGGAGATTGGAACCAAATCTTCCGTCTTCTTCCTATAGTGGGTCTTTAAAGATTGAATTGTTTTATTTTGTGCCAATTGATACGCAATCTTCGTATTAATATTGCTACATTTAAAGAACTTAGAATATCCAATAAGTAGGGTTATACCTCCTAAAAAAAGTGCGATATAAGCCAAGTAAGGTGTATTATAGTTATCTATAAGTAAATATCCCACAAATATCATAAAGAGTAAAAAACTGATTGAGAAAAAAGAATTAAGTGTTCTATGAGTACTATTACATCCTTTATAACTAGGACTATAATAAAGTGACATAAATAATCCTACGAACATCGACATGATTCCAATTCCCATGAAAAAAAAAGAAAGCGATGGTTTGATTTCAGGTAACTTTGCAAACTCACGAATTTTTTCAACGCCCTTGTTTATCGTCTCTGCCATTATTATACCTTTTATTAAATCTCGCCAATTCAGCCTTGCGTGATCCACCCGTCATATAACAATCCATATCGGTGAGATTTTCTCGCACAATTGTCCCTTCCTCAGTACTATAACATACTGTGCGAATACCATGTTTTAAAGCAATCCTTTGACAATATATACACGGCTTTGCATTCCCCAAAACAAATCTATCGGCACCATTATTACCAAGAGTCTCCTCCTTAACTTTCCACCTTAAACTCCAAAGAACCGAATTTTTGAAGAATCGTCTATTTTTATTATTATCATTGGAACGTGAACGAACAACTTTGTAAATTGCGTCCATTTCAGCATGACGCGTCACAGCGTGACGGCATAATTTTGAACATCCTGCCAAAGAAGCATGTCCATTGCTTATAATTTTTCCAGAGTGTGTTATGGCAGCATAATGCCGTGGTGGCTTATTAGGAGCCATGTACTACTTTGGTAGAATCTTCAAGAAACTTTCCATGTAAGCGACCAAATATATTGTTGGTAGTCATGATTATATTATCACTTTGATGATTTCTTTATTTCATTTTCATTTTTTCGTAAAGAGTTCCAACAATATGTAAGATTATAAGTTGTTTAGTCCTTTCCACATTCATCTTAATGTCGCATATTTCCTGATTATATTTTATAATTCTCTAAAATTATTCTAGTGCAGCTCTTCTCACTTTATGATAGACTACATCATAGAGCCCCTTAAGTCCAAAAATATTTGAATATGATGTTCCAATATCGCTCATTATATTTACACCTCATTGTGTAGTATGACGAACAATACCAGTGGATTTATAATATGCGTCTGCATTACTACCAGTTGATATATTTTTTATCTTAATGATAGAGCCTGGAGGAACACAATCCGAGGAGCAACTATCTTCATTACCTGTGATGACTTGTGATGACTTGTGATGACTTGTGATGTGAGATTGTGGTCGTGAGTTGCAATACAAGAACTTCGAAAAGGTTGGAATCTGAATAAATCCATTTCGTTATTGTGTTACTTTTATTCTTAAAAAATGAATACAGTTTCGATATGATTTCCATCGTATTACAAAATATCTCAATGGATATTACTTCTATCTTGTGTGTTCAGTCTCAAGTGCGGGTTTATATCACTAAATCTCGGAATATATATTCCGTGATGAAGAAGAAAAATGTCCAGAAGATATTTGAAGATGAAATTTATGGTTATCACACAACTTCCAAGAGCCCATTGAAAGAGACGATGTGGGAAGAAATCAATGCGAATATTATGCGTCCATTTTGTTCTATATCTGAGGAAGCAATGGGTAATCATAAATCTGGAATAGACAATAAGTTTGATAATTGGGGAATATCAAATAAAACAGCAAAAATCACAAAAACAAAAAAATTAAATATTTCGTCCTATAGACTAACGACGGTGTCAAAGACAAATGATGTATCAAAGATTGTTGAAGAAATTCTTAAACGAGATTCGTCATATGACTATTATTCAATTCTAGTTCGTGAGGAATTCCCAAATGATGATATCACGTATTCGTGGGTTATTGTACCCAAAGACTTTTACACGTTCAATCCCGAAAAATACGAATGGACACAAAAAATAGGTAATTCAGGTAAACAGACGGGGTGGAGAAGTAAGTTTATGGATACTACATACAGTATGTCATCACAATTATGGTTTCATATGAATTTTGAAGATGTCGAGAGGTTCGTTGTTGCTTCAACCACGGTTAATGTATCTAATACAATGACATTTGCTTCACAGGTGGATAAAATGAGACAACAAGAACTTGCGATTGAGCATTTGAAAAACGAACTTACTAAACTGAAAACAAACGGATGATATGAAATAGGTGTTAATGTGTAGGTATTTCAATTTAAATGTTTAATTTTTTCATTGACGAATAAAAATGAAATCAATTTTTAAGTAATAACAAAAAAGGCTATGTATTCAAATAGTGAATTAGTTAATAAACTCCATGCCGATTGCGAAGGTAATTATGAGGTATTATCATCATTGATTGATAAACATATTAAACCGAAAGGAAGTGATAAAACAAAATTAGCAGAAATTCCCACTCTCAAAGAACTTCGTCATGATATGCTTTCCACAATAAACCAGATAGTTTCGTTTTGGTGTACACCTAGAAAGGTTTTTGAACCCTGTTGTGGTAAAGGCGGGTTTATAATTGATGTATATCGCAAGTTAATGGATGGTTTAATTAACCATATTCCTGATACTAAGAAAAGACGTAAATTTGTATTGGAAGAATGTATATACTTTGGTGATATAAACGAAGAGAATGTTGAAATATGTGGGTTATTGTTAGACCCTCAAAAGGAATACAAATTAAATGCTTATATTGGTGATACATTAAGTATTGATATAAACTCTGTTTGGGAAATACATGGATTTGACTTAGTGTTCGGCAATCCACCATTCAATGGACAATCGGGAACAGGAACTGGAACGCCAATATGGCATAAATTCGTTAAGATTTCTTTGAATTCCTGGTTAAAAAACAGTGGATATTTGTTATTTGTCCACCCATCTGGGTGGAGAAAACCTTGTTATTCAAGAAGCCAATTCAGTGGATTGTTTGATTTGATGACACATCAAAATTACTTAAGGTTCTTATCAATACACAGTGTCAATGATGGAATGAAGGCATTCAATTGTTCAACAAGATATGATTACTATCTAATTGAGAAAACTGACCAGATTGGAAATACTATTGTAAATGATGAAATGTCAATTCAAAAGGAATATTCTATGATAGGATTTGAGTGGTTTCCCAATAAGAACATAGATTGGACGTTGGAAATAATATCTCAGGAAGGTGATAAATGTAAGGTATTTTGCGATTCAAAGTATCACGCTGTAAATAAGGAAAATGTATCCGATACATCTAATGAGATATACAAATATCCATTGATACACTCTACTCCAAAGTCGGGTATACGCTACAAATATTCAAAGCACAATAACAAAGGGCATTTTGGAGTTTCAAAAATAATATTTGGAGAGTCTGGTATAAATCATGTAGTTATAGACATGGAAGGCAAATATGGATTAACACAAGGAGCAATTGGTATTATTGTAAATAACATAGAACAAGCAAGTAATATGAAAACTGCTTTGATGTCTCCAAAATTCAAACAATTTTTAGATGGAACAATGTTTGGCAATTATAGAATAGACTGGAGACTATTTAAAAATATAAACGAAGATTTTCACAAAAAATTTATAGGAGATTGAAAATCATTATTTATTGCTACGACCTTGAGTGGGAATTCCAGGGGGCGTTCCACGATTCTAATTTTGCACTCAGATATGTGTATTTACAAAGAAAGTTCGTAGCAATAACGTATGATTACGCAAGCTACTTTTTTTGTTCATCTCGTTTTATATTTTAGAGTGATGAATATACAAATTTGTTTCTATAATATTTTCGTTATTATATATATTTGGTTTTGTGGATATTATTCCAGCTCCTTTTTATATTCGTATTCTTAGTTTTAATTCTAATACTCTCTTTTCTTTGTTTTCTTATGCATTACTATACTCATACTTTTATTCTGTAAATCTAAAAACAAAAAATGAAAGAGAATGCACATTACACACATAACAACACACAACAATGGGTTCGTCTTCTGATTTCAACGAAGTCTTTATCGCGAGCTGTTCCGTTACGTTTGATACTCTCAAGGCATTGCGTTTTAATATCAAGATCAATAACTTGTCCAAGGACAAGAAATCACTTCTTGAATTTATTTCTGCTCTAAAGAAGAAAAAAACTCTTCTTAGCTTTGAGGCTTCTTCAAAGGAAGATAAGCGTGCTATCAAACAACTTACAGAGAAGATCCATAAGCGAGTTATGGGTGCTACTTATAAGTGGGTAAAGGAACATGGATCGAGTGGTATTTTGACTCATCTCAAAAATCAAATGGATGATATTACTTCCATAATTGAGAAATCATCTTCGTTTGACGGAGGTAAGTCGAAGAAGGCTAAGAAATCTTGTCTAGTCCAATCTGATACGAAGTCTAAAAAGTCTAAGAAGTCTAAGAAGTCTAAGAAGTCTAAGAAGTCCTATGATGATTCGTCAGATGATTCGGACTCGGACTCGGACTCTGATTCGGACTCGGACTCGGACTCGGACTCTTGTGTCAAAAAAGGAAAGTCTGTATCGGACTTGATAACACGAGAGCTTTCTGACGATGATTCGGATGATTCGTCTTTTAGACTTGATGAGTCGGATAATGACTTTTGTGATACAGATGAGGAATCAGACGAAGATGATTCTGACGAGGATGATTCAGATGACGATGATTCTGACGAGGATGATTCAGACGAAGATGATTCTGACGGGGATGATTCAGACGATGATTTGGTTAGTAAGGCTTTTAAGAAAATTAAAGAAAAGGCAAAGAAATCTCCTAAAAAAACGAATAAAAAGGACCTCAAGGACCTCAAGGACGTTAAGAAGAACCTTAATAGCAAATTCTCGAAGAAGAAGTCAAAAAAGCAGATTCAAGAAGTCGAGGATTATTTGAAAAAGATGAAATCTCGGTCTCAAGAGGGTATGAGCTCTTATATCCAAACCTTTAAAGATTTGGGTAAGGACCAAAAGGATAAGATCATCAAGGAGTTTAGGAAATTCGGACATAAGACGTCGAATAAGCCACTTGTCTATCGTGTTCTCTTGTCCGATATTCCAGAGCAAGGGAAGAATGACATTCTTGATCGACTTCGTCAGAACCGTCATGAAGATTCATCTAAGCTCCAAGAATGGCTCGAGGGTATTCTCTCTGTTCCTTTTGGAAAATATGCTGAAACTCCTGTGAACTCGACATCGTCTAAATCTCAGATTAAGAGCTATCTTTCAGAGACGAAAGATACTCTTGATGAAGCTGTTCATGGTCATGAAGAAGCTAAACAAAAGATTCTACAGTTTATTGCACAAACTATTTCAAATCCTTCCCCAAATGGACTTGTTCTAGGAATTGAGGGTCCTATGGGTAATGGAAAGACAACGCTCGTGGAAAAGGGATTTGCAAAGGCTCTACAGAGACCCTTTGTGACTATTCCACTCGGCGGTATTCAGGATGGGTCCTTCCTCGAAGGTCATGGATATACATATGAGGGGTCTCGGTGGGGTGCAATTGTCAATACACTCATTGTTTCAAAACATATGAATCCAGTCATTTATATGGACGAACTTGATAAAGTAAGTCAAACACATCATGGAAATGAGATTATCAATCTACTTATCCATCTTGTTGATCCATCACAAAATAGTCATTTTAGAGATAAATACTTTGCGGGTATCAACTTTGACCTTTCCCGTGCGACCTTTATCTTCTCTTATAATGACGCGGATTTGATTAATCCTGTTCTTATGGATCGAATCTCTCATCTCAGTACCCGAGGGTTTCGTCTTCCTGAAAAACTAATCATCTCACAGAAATACCTTTTGAAGTCTATTCTTCAAGATGTTGGTATGAAAGAGGAGACGATTGTCATTGATGATGAAGTACTTGAGTGGATCATTGAACAATATACCCATGAAGGTGGTGTTCGCGAACTCAAAAAGATCCTATATGATATCATTCGTGAAGTTAATCTTAGGAACTTGGAGTCAAATAAGACCAAGCTCCCTCTTCACATTAAGAAAAAGGATATCGAAGAAGACTTTCTCAAGAAACGTAAGCCTTATCTTCATACAAAGATCCATAAAAAGCCAACTATTGGTAAAATCAATGGACTTTATGCTACGTGTAATGATACAGGTGGTATTATTGGAATCGAAGCATCATTCGTACCCTCGTCTAGTAAGCTCAACCTAGAACTCACTGGGCGACAGGGCGATGTTATGAAGGAAAGTATGGCTGTTGCAAAGACTTTGGCATGGAATATGCTTCCCGTCGATGTGAAAAAGTCTTGGACGGAAAAGTGGAGTGGTTCGGAGTGGTGTGAACAAGGAGTACATATTCACTGTCCAGAAGGAGGTGTACCTAAGGATGGTCCTAGTGCTGGTGCTGCAATCACAACCGCACTATTCTCTCTTCTTACACAAAAGATTGTTAGAAATTCCATTGGAATTACAGGTGAAATTGATTTGAGTGGTAAGGTATTGGCGATTGGTGGACTCGAATCCAAGATCTTTGGTGCCATTGCAGCCGGATGTAAGAAAGTTCTTTGTCCAAAAGAAAACCAAAAGGATCTTGACTGTATCATGGAGATGCACGGCAAAGACTTTCAGAAAATGAAATTCGAGGTTAAGACCGTGAGTACAATTCAACAAGTCTTTGATGAAATGCTAAAGTAAATCATTAAAATACCACGTGCTTAATATTTTTTTATTTTGGATTTTTGTATCTTTGTATCTTTGTAAATTTTTATAAAAATGATGTCATTTTAGCAAGTTAAGGAAAAGAATAAAACATGGACCGCATTAACATTTCGACACTAGTGATGATGTTAGAGACAAACTTGAGGCTCAACTCGTCTAAATTGGATGAAATATTCAACACGGTAGAGACTCTTCCTTATGATGACAATGAGGAGGGCGTTGTAAAGATGAGTGTTCGTGGACAACACAAGGGTATTTGTAAAAAACAAGTCTATCAGAAGAACAAAACCGCCCCCAAGAAGGAAAAGAAGAACTTTCAAAACCAACTTAGTTTCTACGTACGCGTCTTTGAAAAACAAGAAGTGCTGAATGGGACCCGATCCTCCGACAATGGTATTCACGTATGGGAATACAAAAAAGGTCAGACTGCATTTCAATTCAAGGATGTATATGTTGACGATAAAAATGCAAAAATTGTATCTCAAGTCAATCGAAAGTCTGTCGGTGATACAATCATTCAGAATAATAAAAATAATGGTATTGTTTATGCCAATAGTATTCGGATTGAAAGCGAAAATCCAATAGATAAAGTCTTTGTCAACTTTGTCATTGAAGTCAATATGTTTGTCTTTACATCTGGGAAGGTAAAAGTTGCAGGATGTACATCCGTTGACCAAATCCAAAGGGCGATGGGTAATCTTATGAGCACATTCGATAAGTACATATCTGATCCCATCGAGTCACTTGGAATACTTCCATCCCAATTCACCATCAACAGTATTATTCCTGTAATGATTAATAGTGATTTTAAGAACTCATATGAGATCAAAAGGTATGAACTTGATAAATTAATGCAAAGTAAATATCATCTTATTAGTACTCATGAACCATGTACACATCCGGCAGTCATTGTAAAATACTATTGTAATGAAAAATATGATATGGGAGATGGTCGTTGTCATTGTAGAGAAAAGTATGGAAACGCTTACTTTTGTAAGGGTAGAGAGGATGCTGAAGGGGGATGTAAATCAGTCACGATTCTCGTCTTTCAAAGTGGCAAGGTAATTATTACCGGTGGAAGAATACTAAAACAAGTACATGGTGCTCACGCTTTTATGAAGAAAGTATTTGAAGAAAACAAAAATATAATTGAACGAATTCAAGAAGAGCGATAATTATCCAAGTACCGTTTTCCTAAGTGATTGTAATTTTTTCCTAATTTCCGCCAACGATATCCCGTGACCACGACCCTTCTTCGATTTTTGTATCTCCGTATGAACAAGTTTAGTAGATTTTGTTGTCTGAAGGTCTTCCAAGAACGATGTTCTTTTAAGTGGCTCCACTGTAGGAACAATATCCCCTGGATTAAAATCCAAAAGTTTTTTCCCAACAATCTCCAAAGGAATGCCATCCATCGTCATCTTTTGCTCCACCGCCATCCTCGGAATCCCATGTTGAATCATCTTAAAATACTTCCCAAATACCTCGTGCCCTATGAAAGAATCCCCTGATTCAACTGAATTCTTAATGGGACTCTTAATATGGGACCCCTTAATATGGGACCCCTTAATATGGGACCCCTTAATATGGGACCCCTTAATAGGGGACCCCTTAATAGGGTCTTTCATCGGATCCATTCTAACATCAACTTTTAATCGCGTTGGATATTCTCTTATGTCCACTATATCTGGAGTTTTTGGAATCCTAATCTGAAGTATAGAACATACAACTCTTCCGTTATAACCAATTGCCTTATTTGTATCATAAAACCTCGATAGAGACACTTTTTCAATCTCCAATATACACTCTATATACTTTTCCTTTGTGAAATCTTCCATCCCAAAAACAGCACTTGCTGTCGTATCATATACCTTAATCACTGGATTCATTAAAGTAGTTAGCGTATATGTTTCATCACTATTTTTATGACAGATGTGAGACCATGTAATAGAATTTTTCTTATGTCTTTTCTCTATTTGTTTATAGACTTTTTTAATAACATTTTCAAATTTATCAATATATTCGTAGGAACCTTCAGAACCGTCCGCCAAAGAAAATGATAATTTTGTCATATCTCTCCTTTGAATTAATACTCTACATGGTGGACACTGAAATCTTATTGGAAGATGGTCCACACTGAGAAAATGATCGTGTGTCCCATATAAAAGTCCAGGAACAGCCGGTGTAGATATAATCTCCTTATTTATATAATCTTTAATCATTCTATCTACGTGTTTACTTCAGTTGTCATGTCATTTTTAACTAAGTTTGCCATTTTAGTATTAGGATCTATACCAAGATTCAAATATGCATAATAAATGAGAGTTGCCATCCATTCAAAAATATTCTTAATGTTCTGTTTTCCCGATACAGTTCCCCTCAATTCAACCAAAATTGTCTTTACACGATCAAAAAGACGCACAAGATAGTCCGACTTAACTTCTGTAAGTGTCGTGTCATTAAAAAAATCATAAGAAATCAAATAATCTAAATCCTGCTTTAGAATGCCTGTTACCAAATTATCACGAAGGACGTGTAATTGAAACTGTCTCAGAATAGCATCCTCTTTCATAAGACTAGTCCTTAAAAATAACTCGATCTTCGCAATATCCTTGTCTTTAGGATTTATTCTTTTAAGGTCTCGAACAAATTCCTTCACAAGTTTGTTGAATTTATCGATTGTACTATCACTACCCATCTATTTATATTATACATTGAATCTTTAACATGTTTTAAACGCGTTTAACATTTTCAACTACTTAATCATTAATGAATGACAATAACTGTGTTTTTTTATAGATGATACGGAGAAAGAAAGTAGAAATAAAAATCCCTTTATAGACGACGAAGACTCAACCAACTCAACCAACTCAACCAACTCACTTCAAAATCAAAATATTACAACGAATGTTCGACGAATAGTCGTACCAGAAATTCATTCTATGCCGGTTAAAAACTCGCGTCGTTTCTTCCTCTGTTGTTGTTGTTGTAATAACAAGGATACAGTATAAAGATACCTCGTATAAAGATACCTTGCATAAGTATACAGTATGGATGGAGACTTTTTGCCACTGAAATTTACAAACTCATTTAACTCTATGAGCACACTAGAAAAGGAAAAGGTTGATGGAGATATTAAGGAGCTACTTCAAAAAGGAAAGAAAGAAAGGTGGGTAATTGATCCTTTACAGCTTAATATAGAGAAAAAGGAATTTGCTTCTGGTTCATTTTCGACGATTCACAAATGTACATGGAGAGGATATGTGGTTGTAGTCAAAATCCCTAAAGTTATGAATAAGTCTACACTTTATTTGACATTGAAAGAAATCGAGGTATGGAGTTCACTTCGTCATCCACGACTTGTTCAGTTTCTAGGGGTGACTATTATTGGGGGGAAACTATGTATCCTAATGGAACGAATAAGTGGTGTTAATCTAGATTCATTCATTAAAAAAAATCCAAAAAAAGCCAGTAAATATGCTCTAGATATAGCACAACAGGTAACACAAATTATTTATTTCCTTCACCACTGTACCCCCCCCATTATTTATAGAGATCTCAAGCCTGAAAACATCCTTATAGACGACAATATGAATGTAAAATTAACCGACTTTGGGTTATCTCGTTTCATGCCAGAAAGTTCAAGTTATACAATGACCGGTGGAACAGGTACGATGCGTTATATTGCACCTGAAGTATATGCTTGTAAGAAGTATGATTTAAAAGCAGATATATATAGTCTAGGACTCATATTACATTATATTTTTACACACGAGATTCCTTTCAAAAAGATTGATACTCGATCTATGAATAGATATTTATTAGAAAATACAAAGGAATATGAGTTAAATAATAAAAATATCCCTATTAGATTGAAGGATATAATAAAATTGTGCTGTGACTATACAGCATCTCATCGACCAAACATAGAAGATCTTTTTATTACAATTACATCAGAATCCCCACAAAGCAGGGGACTATTCGCAAAAATAAAAAGCACCATAAAAGATGTACTAAATTTAACAAATAAAAACGATGATATTCTCATGGATGTATATAGACATGATAATAAAATTCACCATTCAAATATATCAAATTTACATGATAATTAGGTTATAATTAAGTCATAATTAAGTCATAATTAGGTCATAATTAGGTCATAATTAAGTCAAAGACTCATACAAGCTTCCACAACGAACTCGGACGGACTTAAATCAAATGGCAAGGGTGCTTTCTGTATCTTTTGAAAGACTAGACTCGGATAGAATAAAAGAAGTATGTCACCCATATAATTCACAATTTCCTTCTGAGAAAAGATTATCTCATATCAATGGTGAGATTGTTATGCCAACATATTGCTATCCACATATTGTTCAAAAAAATGGAAGAATTCTTAGAGATAAGCTAGAGGGTCTATATAAAAAGCTATATAAGGATTCCAATCAAGATTCCGATTCAACTAACAAGGATAAAGACAATATACGAGAAGAAATTTTATTGAGGTGGAAAGGAAAATTTGGTCGTTGGAGGAAGGATATATGTGGTAAGAGATGCAATAATACAGCTAGGTCCGTGCTCTCTCCTAATCCCAAGTTGGAATTATATCAAGTTGGATTACCTATTGATTGGAAAAAGACTTTGCTTGTCGAGGATACATATGAGGATACATACAAGGATAATATAATTGCAGTTATAAGAAATGGAAGAAGGTTTCATCCGAAATTTTGTAAGATTCAAAGAGGGGATGTTATTTTACGTCAATTAAAGGAAGGTGATCTTGTATTAGTGAATAGACAACCTACACTTCGCGAATCAAATTTTGTCTCAATGGAAGTTGTGTGGCATGATAAAAAGACGATTCAGATGCATCCAGGAGTCTTTAGTATGTTTGATGCAGATTGTGACGGTGATGAGATTAATATTCATCTCCCTCAAGTTGGACAGGAATTATTAAAACAAACACATATAACGAAAAGCATATGGAATTTCGGTGATATGACTTTATCACCCTCTATCATTCAAGATGCGGTGGTTGGACTATGTTTATCAAGTTGTGAACAAAATTGTGAACAAAATTGTGAACAAAATTGTGAAGATATTCATAATGATCCCCGTGAAATATTAGAGAGGATGAAACAAAGTTATGATAAAGGAACTGGTGTTTCATTTCAACATGGATTTAGTATAGGTTTCGGATTTTTCGAGGTTGACTATATGATTGCGACTGGGGCAAAGGGGAAAAAAGCTCACTCTGGAATGATACGAAAAATGCTCAAGGGCATCTACGATGATAACGAACACTTTATAGCATGTCAGGAAGCACGAATCGCAATGATATCGACATCATTAAAAACAGCAGATACGGGATATATATCAAGAAGAATGGCGTATCATTTTGATGACGTTATTCAAGAAAATGGTATTGCTATGGATTCTCAACTCAAGTCCAAAAGAATATGCTCGGTTCCAAATGAATTTAGGCATATAAAAAATATAGGAGCCTACATGGTTACGGTATTTATGCCACCTCTAACACAAAAAATGTTGGATAGTTTTCATACGGCGGCGGTTGGAGAATCTTCTACGAATACCTCTCATAAATTTCAAGAGCTATTAAATTGTACTTCCGCAGAAATGATAGAAATCTATTCCAATGAAGGAATTGAAGCCACAAAAAACTGGATACGCCACGAGTTACAAAAGGAATTTGTAGGTTTACATAAATTTTGGTTAGATCTACTAAGTGAATATCTTGTGATCACTGGAAAGCCAATTGGTATAGGGATGACCTCACTTAAAAAAAGAGTCTGTTATGAAAACGATAGAAAAGTATTATCGGTTTTTAAGCTCTGTAAGTTTGGGAACGCCATGAAGCATCTTGAATATGCTGCAGATAAAGGTATTTCCGATGACCTGACTTCATTTCATAGCAGCGAGCTATTTTGTTAACGCCTCACTCTATATTTTCCAATTCGCAGATGATTAGCTTTTCCGTGGGATCCAATTCAATAACAGGGGTCGTATTATCCTCTTTTACGGGTTCGGATGAAACAACCCATTTAGCAAGAATCGGACACCACTCCTTCCCATGGGGCTTCCTTCCTGCTGGTCTACCCTTCTTCTTTATTTCAATGGTTCTTATTTCACCAATAATATCAATGATACAACTCAATCGGAAGTGAACCTCAATCGCATCTTCTCTTTGAATATTCCCAATATTCCCAATATTATCAATATCTTTAGTCACATTTTGTAATAAAAAAACTTGGTGTTCGAGTGTAGCCACACGAATCTGAATAGAAGCAAAGGAATGTGTTTCAGATATTTTTCTCTTTTTCCCTGAAATTTTTTCGTGTATCTTGTTATAACAAGATTGCTGCTCCCGAATAGCCTTTTCAATTTCAAGAGACTCTTCATCCCCATACGATCTTGAAAATTGTTTGACTAATTTTTGAGTCCTCAGTAATATATATTTCAAGTCACTCAACATAGAGGCAGACAACTGCATTTTTTCCATGCTCTGTTGCTTTGCTTTGGTTTGGTTCTTGATGAGGAAATTATTGTAAAAATATGGGAAAATTCGAAGAAAAATCGGTAATATATGAGAATTTTCCTAAGAATTTTCTCCGTCGGAATCTTCGTCGGAATCCTTCTCTGAATCCGTAGTATCATAATATTCGATTTCTTCATCATCATCTACAATAAAGTCACATAAACTCCCAACGCTGGATTCATCATCGCTTCTTTCGGATTCATCATTATCTATACTTTGAAACCCCTTAAAGGTATTTATGTAAAGTCTACGGAATTCATATTTTGTAAGTGAGAGAGGACTCAAATCGTTGCGTGTGGCCTTAAACACATAGATGTCATCATAAAACAAGTGGGAGTCAAGGGGAGGGGGTAGTTCATGTTTATTCTCTGTGCCAGCCTTCCCACTCTTCTTTGCAAATAGAATTATTTTACTGTCTTTACTGTCTTTACTGTCGTTGAATCCACATTCCGAAAATAATGTATATCCGAGTTCATCAATATAGTGACGAACTGACCAGTTATCAGAAATGTTTACTTCTGTTACTTGTCCGTTATTAGATAGACAAACACCACAAGACATCCTATAATTTGTTTAATCTGTAAAGACAATTTTCTTTCATTTTTTTATGAAAGAACAAATTGATGACTCCTTAAGACTCCTAAAACAGATAAATCATCATATAATAGAAGAATCTAAATTGGTTAGCGAGTCTAACGGGTCTTCTATTAAGACAATAATACTCCATAAAATTAAAAGTTTATTTACACATATTGTCACCATGTACAAGAATATAAGTACCTTTACTGAATTTGAAAAAGTATGTATAGAACTCATAGAAGAAATTGCACAAGAATATAACACAATAATAATGTTGCTCTAAATTCAATGAATAAATTTAACAAAATGCCATATGAAATAAAAATAAATATTATTGAACCATTTACAAGAAAACCCCAAGACACTGAGTTATGCTATGATATCAAATGCTTTATTACCACCTTTAAATATATTTATTCTTATTTTTATCAATACGTTATGAAATGTATTTTTAATAATATTGATAACGGGACAATAGGATGTGTCCCTCCCGGGTATATCATAAAAACAGCCTGGATATTTTTGGAAATGGAATTAGTCGAATATCTTATGGTAAATCGTATGTTATTAACTATATTAAGGAGACTAAAACATGGAAAGCCGCAATCTACACTCAAGTACTTTCGTATTCTGAATATGTCGGATAATAATGCGGATTTTAGTAGACGCGTTGTATTTTATAAAAATTCGAAAAGAACTGTAAAAAACCTATGGTCTATAATGAATCCATTAGAGAGGTTTGACTTTATAAATATAAAAATGAATTGTGATGATTTTTTGTGATGTTTTATAGTTTGTAATAATGGATTCTGTTTTTGAAATATATAGACAGCATTGGATCATTCCATCTATTGCCGAAATGAAAAAGAGACAAAATCAGAAATTTATCGACTATATGAAACAAAACTGTAACAATGATGATATAGAATCTTTCTCTTACGAATCTTCGCCCGATGGAATAATAGAAGCTATGTCATACTTATCCAATGATCTTTTGATGAGATATAATTTACCAGTGTTTTATGATGACCACTTTTATTGTCGCTCAATGGTAGTTTATTCAAAGTTCTCAGCTATACCTTCATACTCATATGACTCTCCTTCATCAGAAATATTTAGAGATGATACATGTCTATTTCCTTCTCCATTTCCTACAACGTTTGGGATACTCTCTCCGGTATTATAATCCTCTACAACCTTCCAAACAGCAGTCATACCAGCTGACCATCTACCCATTTTTAATGTTTTTAATACCTTGTCAACCTCTTCCTCTTCTACACTCTGTGCCGCACCAAATTTCAAAAACTCTTCGCGTTCTAATTCAGCATTAAATGCAACCGCCTCCTCGATTTCCTTTTCGTTATAACCTAAATCAAAATCCGAAAAGAACGTATCCATCGGAAGCCCGGTTACATAGTCAACAATACTCTTTAATGCCATTCTATACTCAGGATAACTAAATGACTCTGGTACATCTACTTCCTCTAATAAGTGCTTCCACATAAGAATCCATACATTTAAATAAACAATATTTAAGCCTTTATCATTTCGATTTTTATAATTTAAAATAACAGAAAATATTGGGCTAAAATTATCAATTATTGTATCATAAATTACCTTCATCTTATCTTCATCTCCTTTAAGTGTATCTTTTAGTTGTGTATGAAGTCCAACAACAACTTCCTCATCTAACTTATTCCATTTCATCATAACGTTATGAATCCCTGGTAAAATTTTCAAGGCTTCGTGAGATGGAATATTCCTAGGGTTAAAAATGTTTTCACTTAGAGCACGTGTCATTAAAATCCAGCTTTTTCTCATAAACTTATAAAAAGCATCATATTTTATGACCTCCTTTGAGAATTTTAATGAGAATATCCACGAATCTTCAAAATTCCCAGGTGGCTTCGTCAAATCGGTATCTTTAAACTCAACCCAAGTATCATCCAAAGTCTCATTTAGCATTTCTTTCAGAGTATCTACTGGGTCTATAAATCCAATCTCTTCTGTTTTTTCTTCGTATAGATGTATAGTATTCGTGTGTTTTACCTTTTGAAATCTATTTATAGGTTGTTCTTGGGTCTGAATCTTTTTAGCAAATGTAACACTTATCTTCTTCGAATTTGCTAGTTTATCAAAATAAAATCTAGTTGTCATTGTGCGTTTATTAGGACGAAACCCTACCCACTCATACGAATGATACCTTTTGTTCGTTGATGCTTGAGTTTTTAACTCTGGAAGATCCTCCTTTAACCAAGTCTCAAACTCTACCAAAAACTTTTGTCGGTTATCCTTTTTTATTTTTTCCTTGATATTCTTAAAATTTGAAGTTAATAAGTATTTTAAATCATCCGAAACAGGTGTTCCATCAATTTCCTTTTTTACAATCGATGATACAAGTGGTCTTACAAATTGTGAAGATATATTCATTGACTTTGGAGCATGTTTATAGAGTATCTTCACTAAAAAACTACTCCATCGCTTACTGATATCTCCCTTTTTATTATAGTACTTCGCAAGCTGAATAGTTTGTTGAAATAATATATCTATATTTGATATGTTAATCTTTACAACCTTCCTTATCTCTGTTAGTAGCTTACTAAGTTTTTCCTTTGTTTTAATATCTTTTCCTTCTATTTCTTTAATTTGTTCCTCGTCGAGTTCCTCGTCGAGTTCCTCGTCGAGTTCCTCGTCAAGTTCATCGCCATCAAGTTCGTCGCCATTATCAAATCCAGATCGTGAGACATAATTCATACCTTCACCAAAGGCTCGTTGATCGTGAAATACATGTAATACATCACCATTTGCTTTACTTACCCAGTTCCCTTCTTGGTTAGGCTCTGCCCATTTTTGGAGCATTGTCTCCATATGTTTTGACGCAAGGTGTGGCTCCTTTTCAATAAGTAGTAACTCGTATTCGTGCCTCGGTATACTCGGTTTTCCTGTAGCGATATCATAGTACCAATATTCATTTTCCATCGCCCTAGGATATCTAACGCCTCTTCCCGAACTCAAGTAATCTAGTTTCTCCTGTATCGAATCAAGTGAATAAAAGGTCTTTGAAGATATGAGCTCTTTAACATCTCCCGCGGAATCATCTTCGGAATCTTCAGATTTTTCCATTGTGGTTTTTTTCTTCCATTTTGGTGATTTTTTCTTAAAGTCAATAGAGTTATATTTACCCTTGGCATAAAGTTCTACTTCATTCACGAGTCTACGAGCTTCCTCAATGGCACATACAGAGGATACACCATCGCTCGGTGGGTTTTTCGGGACCCATCTTTCCTTTCCTTGAACCATTTGTAACTGATGATATTTCCCATTCTTCTTATGGTATTCTCCGAGTCGGAATGGTCTCTTTTCATCATTTCTAAGATCACATACGACAACTCGAGAATCACTCTCGTTAAGAGGTAACATTTTCATCATAAGATCTGTTTCCCATACCATGTCATTCCATGGTTCAAGTTCATTAAATTTCCACGGACTCCAAATATTTGTATATGTATCATATAACTTACCAAGTCTTGCTTGAAATTTACTCGGCTGTAACTTGTGTTCAAATCTCTTTAGTATTTTATTACCTGTGTTTTTCTTGTTAATAGTATATGTAAATATCCCCTTTTTATGACTCGGAAAAGTTGATGAATATGATGGTACATAAGCATATTCTTTAGGTAAGTTTTCATAGCTTGTAGAGTAATATTTCAAGAAATTTTTTGTATTATTTCTTCTCCACTCTTTCATAAAGTCCTCGGGAGAAGGAATCATATTTTCCATAAGACGGGTATCACCAAAAGGAGATCTTACACTTGAACCATAAGAATAACATTCTTGTTCGAATAAACATAGGTTTTTCTCAGAGTATTGGTGCCCACTCTGATCGGTATAGAATCTTGGTAGATACATGGGTCCGAGTACTTTAAATGTATTTCCTTCATCACCTATGGCTTCAAAAGTTCCAATTGGGCTCAAGTTACTTGTTTCCGGGCAATATAGAGAGTGTATGGTTGATAATCGTCTCATATTTTTTACATACCCGTCCGTCTCAGATAGATACATATCATAGTATCGCTGAGCATCTTGAAAATCTAGAAATATACCGTCAAGGTCTGGACGTTTTTTATTCAAAACATAAGGAGTAAAGTAATCCCATTTTTCTACACTATCTTTCCATTTAGAATAAGGGTTTTTTAGATGGAAATCCTTATTTATAGCAACATCTTCAATAGTTTCAAGTGTTCTCTTAACAAGATGGTCCATTTGTTTTTTTCTAGTTGATATATGTGAAAACGTATCAAATACCCACTGACCCTTTTCCTGTTTTGTAAGTTCTCTTTCTTCAAATAAAATATTTTCCTCAACATTCTTCTCTCTATATTCAGTTGGAACAACAACGGATGCTTCTTCAATCTCCTCGTCCTTTACCAAATCACATATAAATCCCTCTTTTATAGATAAGCCGTGAGATATATCTAAACGAATCACCTCGGTATCTTCCTCGGCATCCAAATCGTCGAGTTCAATAAAATCATCACCCAAGTCTTCTACAGTATATCTACGACCATTTAAATCGCTCCCCTTATGTGATACCGCATAAACAATATCGTCTAGTTCAATATTCCTATCTTTGATAAAGGATCTTTCTTCATTTGCATGTACGATTTCAATATTAGTAATTTCGTCAATATCGTTTGAAATCCCACCTCCGTTTTCATCCATAATAAAAGAAATCCAAGCCTCGTTATCAATTCCATTTTCTGGACTTGAAAAGAGTGGCATATCCAAGACAAGTTCAACATATTTCGTATTATGATCTATAAAATGTACCACACCTCGTGATTCATTTCCATCACGAGTGAACCGAACAATATCTCCCCAGTCCATTATACCTATCGAGAAGAAAAATGTTAAGGTTCGTCTTAACATTCGTCTATCGTCTGATATTCTAGATTTGGTCCATTCTCATGATGCGTATATCCTTTAACATGAATTTTCCCCTGATGAATTTGAATATGACAAGGTTTACATGTTACAACCAGATTATGTAACTTATGTTTATGATAATGTTCTATAAACCCATCTGAATTTGCAGTGCATTGAAAAGAAATATGATGTGTCTCCAAAGGTAAATCCATTGTTCCCGATGGTTTATATCCACAAAAAGAACATTGTTCTACGAGAAGTTTTGCGTTATACCTTGAACGTTTCGCTTGATTTTTGTTGTGTTTTTGACTATTTTGTTGATTATTTTGTAGTAGAGCATTTCTCTCTACCCTTTTTATGAAATCCGGTATAGTACATATTTTCTTTGCAACACTTAGTCCATAGTCTCTTCGTTCTGGTGGACCATCTACTAATTTCCTAAGAAAGACGAGTTGGTTTTCCTTTGTTGTATGAACCTCTAAGTGCTTTATAAAAAGCCCAGGTAAATGTATCACAGACTCCATGTCCAGCAATTGAAACAAATGAGTGGCAAATAAATATGATGACCTCCTCATTCCCAACATTTCAAGGGTAGATGCCACAAGTACTGTAGCCGAATCACTCTCTGTTGAAGCACAAAACTCATCCGCTAATACCATACTTTGATCATCCGCATATCTCAATATCGTATGTGCTTCTCTCATCTCACATGTAAAAGAAGAATGTCCATCTAATAAACTATCATTATTCCCAATCCTCAAAAATAACCTCGTATACGGGGAAATAGTACAAGACTTTGCAGGAACCCACATGCCCGCTTGAGCCATAATAATACAAAGTCCTATACTCTTCATCAGAGAAGACTTTCCTACCGAATTTACTCCATATAGTAACATGGAAGAATCCGCATTTAAACATACATCGTTTGGTATATACTCCACGGAATCCATAATCTGCTCGATAATAGGATGGCGAAGCCCCTTGACATCAATTGAAGATTCCTGTGAGTCATTTATCTGTGGACATACATAATTCCACTCTCTGGCAACATTAGCAAAGGAATAAAACATATCTATATGCTCAACCCAAGAAAACCATGTCGTAATAACATTTGAATATTTTTCAAACGTTTTACCGAGAAAGTTACTTAGCTCCTGTCTCGTCCTGGAAAGACACTCTTTTTGTAGCTGAATGAGATCCTGAGATGCATGAGAACACTCTGGGAAATTTATTGAAGCATAAGAAGCTCGGTTTTTCGAAATTTTAAGACTCATCGCACCCAAATCCTTATTTGTTTTCATATATGCTTCTAATTTCTGTACGCGTTTCAAAGTAGTCGTATAATAATACCCCTCCTTTTCCGTATATTTTAATTGAACGGTATCTGAATTAGGCTCGATGAAATTAGATAGGAATTTAGACCATTTTACTTGTTTATCTTGAATTACCTCTTGTCTTTTAAATAACTCGTCCAACTCTGGAACAATACCCTCTGCAAAAATATTACATCCCGACTCCTTTTCTGATTTATTCAAATTTTCCAAATTAAAAAGCGAAGTGAAATATTCAACAAACTCAATAAATATATCCCATTTATCCGCAAAGTAGTTGAGATCTTCACATCTCCGTTTTATTACTATAATCTTATTCAGTGTATCAATCAGTTTCGGAATATGATGTGGATTCAGTTTCTGAATCGCCATACTTCTTTCATATCGCTTAACATCTACAATCATCAAATCCTTCTTCAAATACTCCAAAATATTCGGATTTTCTACAAAGTATCCAACAATCCTATGACGTTCTCTAATATCCTCAACTGATGTAAGTGGTTTTGTAATACATGTCCTTAAACACCGAGCACCTCCCGCAGACCGTGTATATTTAATACATGAAATTAAACAATCCTTTTTAGAACTACTCTTATTCTCCTTCTTATGAATCTGAAGTTTTTCAAAGACACCGTGATAACACACAAGAAAATCACTCTTTTGTGTTGTGACAACTGGCTTTGGCAATCTCTTTACAAAGTCTTCCCCACGTGACTCTAAAAACTCCAAAAGCAATATCATCGCACCCACGTCTCCTCCCGTAGTATCCTGTAAATCCAAATTAGAAAAAATATCCTGATACAAACTCCTATGATGAGAAAAAAATCTATTAAGTGCCGTATCTTGATATAAAGAAACATCTAAAACAGTACTCTTGGCATTTTTCTTGGAAAGAGACCGACAATGTACATAAGACCTTGAAATAGAAAGCCCATTCTTTAAACCACTCCAATCAACATTCGGCTCATCCGAAATACATGTCAAAAGTACCTCATTAAACCCCCTCGCATAAAGTGCCATTGAACAATGATCCAACGAAACACCACCCACGTGCTCTATTGTAATTTTACCCGTCGTACCATCATAAAGACATAGATACGCAATCGGTTCATCGTCACCAATATATTCCACTAAAATAGAAGCAAACATAGAAGACGCTTGTGTATCTTGGGGATCACTCATATTGCACCCCGGAGAACAAACACGTGTCACTTTACGTGTAATCTCACGTTTCATACTAGAGGACCCCGGAGAAGAGCCCGTATTTTCTTGAGTAACATAGACCACCGTATATCCATGAGACAATAACTTTGCCTCGAATACATGTCCACTATGCATGGGATATCCCGCCACAAATCCGGAATTGTCTGTCTTATTTCTTTGTGCCACGCGTATACACAATATATCCCGACATATGTTAAATTGCTCATCCGACTCCGAATATCCAAAAATTTCATAAAAATCACCACCTTGTAAACATACAAACGTCTTTTCTCCGTATTTTAATTTTGATTCCTTCGTATGTCGAATATACTCATCAATCATTTTCTTACGCTGGTCCATGTAAACTTGTTTATTACTACTATTATTGTTGTACTTTTAAGCTGTTTATCTATGTAATTATCTTTAATTCCCGTGAATTAAAAAAATTTTTTTTGGTTTTTTTTGGTTTTTGTATGTTTTTAATGAAGAGGTGTTTTTAGAAGCGAGAACGAGGAAGGCAAATGGGAGGAATAGGTGACGCATCTGAGTCGCATGAATAGGAATCATCATCATCATAGTCTTGAGAGACGGGGCAGATTCCAAAGAACGTAGTTTTACAAGATATTACATTCTTAATTAGGTTAAATCGTTCACTCAATACACGCGATATCAGTTTATTACTCGCTACCCCCCCTTGTTCAAGATATAGCTGATGAATATCAACCAGTCTCATACTACTAATGTGTGAATTGAAGTCAAAATTACTTTCAATCCAATCAGCGACCTCTTTCTCCTTCCTCTCTCGCACCATGAGAGAGACACGCTGTGAACGAGACATTTCCCCAGGAACAACTTGCATAGGATTTTCTGAAACAACGGGCTCAGGAACAGCCGTATCTTGAGCAACGGGACCCGTCGGTGATATGTCCAAAATCATGTTCAAATTCTCCATATTCATAGTCTTAATAACATTAGCTATATTCGTCCTGGACTCGGTCGATTCTTTGTTAAGAGTTTCGAGTAGAGACTTCCGTCTATTGTCATCAAGAGTGCAGAATACGTTGATAAAACTACGAGACTCCATAGGTGGGAGTGTGTGGGCTTTGTGTGGGCTTTGTGTGATTGTTTTGTTCAATTTGTGGCTTACTTAAGATAGAAAATATGTCATTTTTTAGAGATTACTTTGTTCCGTTTATATTCGGGGTGTGAAGCACGCGTGAGTCCTAAAAAGAGTTCTATAATATCAAATATACTTTTTGTCCTTTGTGTCGTGAATTTCTGTATAACACATAATGATTCTTTTTTTTCGTCATCAGGAACTTTTTTCATGTATTCACGAAGAACATACGATAAAGACACATTACACCTAAAAAACTTTTCTGCAAGATCGTGTATTTCTGTTATTTTTCTACAACTAGTTACTGTTTTATAGATAATATTCGCAAATAAAATGTTTGCATTTTCAGACTTTTTACATTCTTTATTAAATATAGCCATATGATACGCAATACTCGCATTTGCATATGAATCTTTACAAATTTCCTTTAACCGAAAAGGCTCGATCGTATTAAATTCGCTATTTAACCAATCTACAATAACATCTTCTTTTGGTGATGGGACACATATGGGTATACATCTACTCACAAGTGAAGCATCTACGCTATCAATGGATATTGTTGTAAATATGAAACGACATTCCTTATAACTATCTTCTACGAGTTGACGAAGTGCCTGTTGTGTCTCATAAAATACATCTATATATCTTATATAAATAACCTTATGTCCACCTCTATTCACATGTTGAGTTTGTGTAAATTCTTCTATACATTTACATACATTTACCTTTGAATTTTTCCAATCATATCCGTCAATATAAATATAATGATCAGATACATAAAATTTACATCCCAAAATCTCGTCATTATGCTCATATGCATCTCCCAATTTACCAAAAAATTCCTCTAACAATTGCATTACCAGAGTATGCTTACCGCTTCCAGGGGGTCCATAGAAGAGCATATTTAAAAAAACTCCATTGATCCTGTAAAGTTGAATTTGCTTATGTATATCCGGATGAAATTTAATCATTAATAAAATAAATTCAAATTTCCTTAAATGTAATGAATCTTTATTCTATCGCGAGTCTTGTTCTATTGGTCATCTTTATTATAGTACACACCCTTATATATAAAAACACTGATACATTCTCCTTCAAAAATATTCGTAATTCACAAAAAATACCTATACATATATGGATGTACTGGGAAAATAAAAGCGAAAACATATCAAGACCAGCTTATTTAGACTTATGTGAAGATACAATTCGTAAAAATATTGGAAAAGATTTCAAGGTTCATATGCTCAATGAAAAATCTATATATAAATATTTACCGGAATTAGACAAGGAAAAAAGGAAAATGCTAGATGAATTAAGAATACCTCAAAAAGCTGACTATTTTCGTCTTGCACTTTTGAAAAAATACGGGGGTATGTGGCTAGACGCTGATATTATTGTCTTTTCTGATTTGAATAGATATTTTGAACACCTTAAAAAGTTTGATTTTGTTGGATTTGGATGTCATTCACAAAAATGTCTACTGAACCCAAGAGGATATCCGAGACCTGCTAATTGGGCGTTGATATCTAGAAAGAATGGCATTCTTGTAACAGAATGCCTTAAAGAATGTGATAAAATACTACATGGTCATAATATTGACTTTCATAGTCCTAAGAATTATCACATATTTGGAAGAGAACTCTTATGGAAATGCATATCATCTCTTTTAGATACAACTGACTGGGATTATTATCATGTATCGTCCACGTGTCTAGATAGAGATTCTTATAACAACAAAATTACAAATAAAAGAGCCATGTCTAACGAGTCTCTAGAAAGTTCATGTGACTATACATTTATTCCAGTATATAATACCGCACCCGGTTTTCCAGAATGGTTTCTAAACTTATCAAAGGAAGAGATTTTGAAAATGGAAAATGTCTTTATGAGCAAAATGTTTCGTAGGGCCCTAAGTAAGACATCTAAAATGAATTAAAAATGAAGTAAAAAATGAAGTGAAAACGCTCTTAATCTTGAGGAAGATAAAACAAAAGTGATGAATACGAATTACATGACTAAAAAAGCCAATTCGACGTTTGCTCACAAGCAAGATTTGATGAATGCAGTTCAATTATGGACGAGCGATAAAGTTACCGCATCTGAAATATACTTAGAAATGAATGAATGGGACGTGTCTAAAATCACAGACATGTCGGATTTGTTTTATGGGATGGAAAATTTCAACGAAGACATAAGCAAGTGGGACGTGTCGAATGTCACGAACATGTCATCCATGTTTAATAGTGCCAAGAAATTCAATCAACCTCTGAATGATTGGAATGTGTCGAAAGTCAAAGATATGTCCGTATTGTTTGCGAACACCGAGAGTTTTAATCAACCTCTGAATGATTGGGATGTGTCAAACGTTGAGTGCATGGCGGAAATGTTTTCTTGGGCGATTTCCTTTAACCAACCGCTTGATAAATGGAACGTCGCGAATGTAAAGAATACGACGAAAATGTTTGGCTTCGCCAAAAATTTCAACCAACCACTCAATAAATGGAAGGTGGAATCTGCAGGGAGGCACAATTGCATGTTCGTAAAAGCAACTGCGTTCGAGCGTTCCCATATTCCCGATTATTGGACGAACCATTTCTGCAAAAGAATCATGCTTTGGCACTTGATGAATTGAAGATTATTTTAACAGTATAAAATAAGCCAATATATTTTTCTGGGTGTTTTTAATGATAATCAATCGGACTTCATTTAGGATGATAGATAATGCACTTTATGATAAATCAGAGGGACCAGTTGTATTTTTTATAAATAGTAAGCACATATATAGCCCCCACCAATATACTTTTTTGTTAAAAACGATATATCTTCATGCAAAGTCATTTCAAAAAGAGCTTTATTGTTTTAAAGGGACACACGAGTCTTTTATCAGAGCCCTGAAAGAAGATGTTGGATTATCGGGAACCATCTATATTGATGAGACGGATGATCCTAAGCAATGGGGAGAGTTTGATTCCGCATTAGCAAAAAGTTTTGACTTAAAAAGAGTATCTACATTGACGCTCATTGATTGGAAGTTGCATTCCGTAAAAAAACTTTTTGAACATACATACTACCCACAAGTTATATCGTTCAAAAGATTTTTAGATCCTATTTTAGATCTAGAAAAATCTATAAAACTTTATAGAAACATTTCATGTTATAAAGATGCTGTATCCAAATACTATAATAAACCTCAATGTCCAACATTCAAAAAGAAAAATAAAGGATGGATGACTTACACGGGATTAGAAAAACATATTATAGAGACAAGTTCTGGTTCTAGTGATAGAACAAACTCAAGCACCTTAGATTTCCCGTTAATTAAATCTAATGAGGACCTCGATACACAAGCGGCACATTATTTTGATAAAACATTAGAGGATCTTCGTTCGGATTCATGGTATAAACCACATACATGTGCCGATATAGCATTGACTGATACAAAAACTAAAGGAGATCAAAATACGTCGAGATGTAGTCCACTATTTGCCCTGGGACTCTTATCTCCGTCGTTGGCTTATTTTTTATGGTCCGGTAGTACATACCGGATACCTTCTGCTTCAAAAATCGGAAGTGCCACAGATCAATTAATATGGAGGGAATTCTTTCACGCTTGTTGCTATCTAAAAGGATATTGGGGTCCAACTTCTATTGGAATTAAATCCTTTAAATGGAAAAAGAATAAAGAAGGCTTGGAAAAATGGAAAAGTGGGAAAACGGGTAGACATGACGTAGATGTGGCGATGACAAGCTTAACCCAGAGTGGGTGGATACATCACCTGCAAAGACATGTTGTGGCGGATTATTTAACGCGAGGACATCTTCAAATAGATTGGAAAGAAGGAGAAGATTGGTTCAGAAGGACTCTTATTGATCACGACGCAGCAGTGAATAGAGCGAACTGGCTGGGGTTATCGGCGAGTGCATTCTCATCAAAGCAAAAGGTATACCATTACAACTATGATAATTACATACAAAGACACTGTAATAAACAAACTCGAAAAAAAGGCACTAAAAAACACGTAAAAACAATAAAAAAATTATTACTTTAGTACATAAATTGGTCTTCGTAGTCGCTGTACTCGTCGTTGTACTCGTCGTTGTACTCGTCGTTGTACTCGTCGCGAAAGTCGTCATCCTCGTATTGCGTAAACTCTCTAATGATCATTCTACTTGCATGTCTACACATACACGCACAATCTAGGTTGTTACTGCCGCTGTATGGGTACTTTGGAGAATCACTCAATTTTTTGGGGCGATTCGTTTTGTGTCTTGAGCAGCAGTTACACTTAGAGAGCATCTTAACAAAGTATCCCGGATCTTCAATGTTACCGCGTACCTTTAAAAGAGTAGGTGAATACCAAATGTAATTGATTCTACGAAGAATACCATTAACAGCCACTTTCCTCAAAAAGATGGCTCGGAGTGACGGAGCCATCTTTTCCCTATGAAGTGCGTCAAAGGTAGAAATCGTATACACAACGTCATCAGGTAATATATTCGCTAGTACCGAAGCCATGGGCGAAACATAAAGAGACTTATAATTGTACTTAAGGGTTGTTTTACTTCATTTTTCTAACAAACGCACATATGGCAAATAAGTAAATTGTAAACCATGTATATATAATGTCAAGCGGGATATTCATTTTCACACGGGATTTAAGAATTGAGGATAATGCTGCTCTTTATGAGTTATCTAAGAAATGTTCAAAAATATATGGTATTTTTGTCTTTACACCTGAGCAGATGACCAAGAAGAATAAATATAAATCGGATAGATGCGTTCGTTTTATGGTCGAATGTATCAATGAATTAAAAGAGACCATTCCTATAAATATCTATCACGGATCACATATTGATATCATACAGAGACTCGTAGACTTTGATAATACTATTGAATTTGTGGCAATATCAAAAGACTATACTCCCTTTGCAAAGAAGCGAGAAACAACAATATTAAACAAATGTAAAAGACTTAATCGGACCTTTATATGTGCTATGAATCACTGTATAGTAGATCCGAATAAGATATTTACAAATAATAACAAGCCATATGAGGTCTTAACACCGTATTATAAAAAGGCAGTAACGCTAAGAGGTAATGTGGACATCATTCCAGCTGTCGCAAAACAAATTTTTTTACTTGACCCTAATACATCTCAAGTAGATATGTATCAATTTTATGACAAAAAACAACCAGTTAATGATGATTTGATAGGTGGTAGAAAGAATGGTTTATTGAAACTACTAAATTTAAAGAATCATAAGAGCTATGATACTATGCGTAATCGGATAGATAAGCCATCAACGAGATTATCTGCCTATCTTAAATTTGGTGTTATTGGTATTAGAGAGACATTTCATGCGGTAAAAAAGGCACTTGGGGGAAACGAAGCATGTGAGGCGTTGAATAGAGAACTTCACGTACGAGACTTTTGTATGTATATATGTCATCATTTTCCACATGTATTTGGAAAGAACTTTGACCAAAAAAAAGACTATGATAGACTTTGGACCAACGATAAGGAAGCTATTAAAGCGTGGAAAGAAGGACGCACTGGGATACCAATTGTCGATGCAGCTATGAGAGAATTAAACGAAACTGGATTCATGCATAACCGAGGAAGAATGATCACAGCAATGTTTCTTACAAAAAATCTAAAATGTGATTGGCGTATTGGGGAAATGTATTTTGCACAAAAACTAATAGATTATGACCCTTGTTCTAACAATGGCGGATGGCAATGGAGTGCTTCTACAGGAGCAGATGGTGCACAGTATACACGAATAATGAATCCCTATACCCAAGCAAAAAAAGTAGATCCTAAAAGTATTTATATTAATCATTACTTAACCGATGACACAATAGAACCTATAGATCCTATCGTTGATGTAAAAGAAACAAGGCTAGAAATGATTAATATGTTCAAGAAACTCTAACTAAAAGTATCCAAAAAGTATCTTTAAAATCTCTAAAAATATTCCAGATAAGATTTAATGTGGCAAGCGGAAATACCAGCTTATTTAGAAACACTAGACTTAGATAAAGCAAAGGAAGTATATGATTTATTCTATGTGAATGACCCTCTACCTGATCCGGTTGTTCTCGATATGAAATCAAGAAATACCTATATTTTATTACAAGTTATTGATGATCTTATTCATCTGTATCATCAAATTGCGGACGTACTTCAATCAATAATAAATAACAATACGAATCATTCCGTTTTGTGTGTGTACATTTATAAATTATATGAGTTATATATAACCGGTGATTTAAAGACTCGCGAGATATTTATTGACGAAAAGTATACAATTGTTCCTTTAAAGACGGATCCCTTTTCTCTAGGAGTTCCATTTATAGGAGCACCGAAATGGATACCCATTGAATCTTCACCCGTGGTTCAATTTGATATAGATTGGGATACAAGTCTATTCAATGAACTTCATATTGATTTTTTACCTCCTATTACTGTCGAAATAGACTTTGAAAAAACGCTCATTACTCCTAAACACTTTTACAAGTATAAAAATTGTTTAAAATATATATTTGAAAAGCCTCTTGGACTTGATATTACTAAAGTAACGTTTCATCTTAAACAATCCATTGAAACACAACAAACTACGTCAAGTGTGGTAGTATCCGATTCTATAGATGAGAATCTAATGACCCATACTGTTGAGAGTGCAAATCATCTAGACGCAACAACGGGCACAACTATCCCTGACGGCGTTATCATCGAATATGATGACTCTTTCAAATTACTTAAATATGATTTTAATCTCCCTGATATTCCGGATATTCCGGATATTCCCTCTGATACTACACCTCCCTCGTTGGATGAATTTACAGGTTCGTTTATATTTTTTGATAAGATTTACTACAAACTTCCTTCTGAATTTATAAAATCTATTAACGAAATAGACGATAATACCATCGAGCTCGTTTTGTCGGATGGTTCTGATAGCGAGTCAAAGGTCACATATAAATCAACGGATAGCTTTAAACATGTCGCATTTGTATACGGAGACAAGCTATTTATTCCAGAAAACAGAGAACTCCTTGTATATTATCCAATGAGACTCAATAAGAGACATCATATAGCATCAAGGGTAGCCGTTTACGGGAGTCCAATTACTAAATTTACAATTGTGGTAGAGTTTTTACAGTTTGCTTCTTATCCACAACATTGGGGAGGTCTTAGATATACATTTATACAACATGAGTTGCGTCTTCCCCTTCATAAAATAACCGCGAGTCGCGATATGATTATAAATGAGTGTAATAGATTAAAACAGGATGTCTTAGTTAAAGTTAAAGAACAAGAAACAAAACTCGAGGATGACAAAAAGACCTATAATATGATGTATAATAAAAAGCTCAAACACTTAAATACATACTAATTTATTCAATATAAGCATGTATTCTACCATACTTCATTTTCTATCAAAGTGTCTCAAACGTACACCACAACCGGATTATCCGCCACTAAAGGATTCTCCATCTTCCTATAAAAAAGAGTTCCGCATGATAAACGAATTTAGAGTACCACCTTATTCAAAGTGGACCGATTTCCCGGTTTTTGTACCAGATATTAATTATGGATATGTCATTAGATGTTATGATGGAGATACAATCACCATAGTATCAGATCCTTATGGAGAGGTATGTAGATTTACATTGAGAATCTCGGGATTAGATACACCGGAACTAAAAGGGTCGACGGTGTTGGAAAAAACTGCAGCAGAGATTGTAAGGGATGAGCTTAAGAAGATGATAACAGATAAATATGTTCGAATCAAGATTCATGGTAATGATAAATATGGGAGATTACTGGCGGATATATGGGTTGATGGCTATTCAGATAGTATAAACCAATGGCTTTTAGATAATAAATATGCTCTCCCTTATGATGGGGGGAAGAAGTTTGTTTTTCAAGACGAATTCTTAATGGCAATCATAAGTCAAAAAAAGATGTGAATGACAGCAGTGATGCATCTCGAAGTTCAGATAATTCCCTATAATAATTCTGTCTATTTCGTTTCCTTTTTGCGATATATAACTTATAACGAGTCTGTATATCCGTAATTTTTTGGATTGCTTTTTTCACAAATATATCTATGCATTCTGATAAAAGTTCATGTGGGACCACATCAATATCCGTTTCTTTAGCCTTTTGAGTGTTTTGATTACAATCTATTATGGAAAAGGGAAAGGGGGATAGGAGTTTATTTGAAGAAAAGAACGGGATACAATATTCCGATTTAGAAATACTATTCATCGTTATAAAATCGTCTTCATGAGTGACAAAGATAAATTGTGGTGTTTGTGGAAACGATACGTGATAAATACTCATAAACTTTTTTGATTCAATGTATAGTTCCTTTTCAAGGCTCTTTAAAGTTGGGTTTTTTAATATAGGAATTCGGAGAGTATTATACTGAATCATCTTTTGAAATTCAAAAATTAACTTTTCGATATCAATTATATTTTTATTATCTATCGAATCTAACTTTTGGTCAACCTGGTCAACCTGGTCAACCTGGTCAACATGGTCAACCTGGTCAACATGGTCAATATGATACGAGCAAAGTGCGATATCACCTTTTAAGTTCAAATAATCATCTTTGTTTTTAATACTCTTTTGTTTTAATAAAATGTCTTTAAATTTTTCAAGTTCCTTTGTATCTTTTGAGGAAGAGGTTAGTTTTGGATCCATTATTTTTTGTGTATTTTAAAATTAGGTTATAAAAGATAACCCCATTGTATTTATTCATGAAAGGGTTGTTTTTTTTAAATATTGTAACAGCTGTATCGTTAAATCTATCACATGGAAATAATAAATTTGTACTACACAGAAAGCAACATAGACAACTCACAAAAAACTTTAGTCCGTCGAGGTTTTCAGGTATTAAGAAGGAGGCTATACTCGAGTCTGCATATATGATAAGAGATTGCTATGGAAGAAAAAACACGAATGACCATGCATGTGACTATGTAGAAATAAATGACGTGGGTTTATCTTTGTCTAATAGTACTGACTTATTTATATCATTTCGTGGTACCAAGACACTTAAAGACTGGCGTGTAAATTTGGATGCAGACCTATCTGATGATTTTTGTAGTCCGGGAATGATACACTCGGGATATCTAAAAGAATATGAAGAAAATAAAAGTCTGCTCAAGATGATAATAGAAACTAATCAAAACAAAAATGTATATATATCTGGTCATAGTGCTGGTTCTGGACTTGCGACACTCTTATGTCTCGATAGAAATATACGAAACATGTCACCTAATATATGTTTGATTACATTCGGAATGCCTAAGATAGGTGATAAAGAATTTTGTCGGTTTTTAAGTCAATCTAATATAAATAGAGAGCACTTTGTAGTAAGAGGAGATGTTGTTCCATTTTTTCCATTAAGACATGAGTATGCACCATGTTTTTCTACGAGAATCTTAGGAGACGACGGTGGATTTACTTTAAATATAAATAAACTCTTTCGTATCCATGGTATAGATGAATATATAAAACACATACAAATAATGAACTAAAATGAACTAAAAATGAACTAAAAATGAACTAAAATGAACTAAAATCAATTAAGACGGTCCACAGATTCATGATACCCATCATCATGGATAACTACGAGGCATCCTATCTCGAAATTATAGTGGGTCCAATGTTTTCTGGAAAAACAACAAGACTCTTGGAAATTGCAAAACGTCATCAGCTCATGGGTAAGAACGTCGTAATTATTAATACAGTTCTTGATAATAGACAAGATGAAGGTCTGGAAAAGATATCCACCCACGATGGACATATTGCAAAGTGCATATCCACAAAAAATCTAAATGATATCAACGAAGGTGTATTAAGGACTACAAATACGATTTGTATCAACGAAGCCCAGTTCTTTAGCGATCTCGAAGGTTTTGTGAAGAACTGGTTAAGATATAACAAATATATTGTTGTATCTGGATTAGACGGTGATTATCGTCGAAAAAAATTTGGACATATTCTAGACCTTATTCCATTTTGTGACTCTTGTATCAAGGTAAGAGCCATATGTCATCGTTGCGAACAAGGAAATGATGCCATTTTCAGTATGCGAAACGTTAAAGATACAAATCAAGTTCTAATAGGTGACTTTAATGAATATGAACCAGTATGTAGAATGTGTTATGAACAATTTAATACTTCATATTAGCTTTGACTTTATTAACTACTTCTTCATATGTAGAACACTCATGTGTTCCATTTTTTTTACCATTTGACAGTACATTGACAATAATATTACTACTACCACCCACCATATCCTTGATTCTAATATGAATAATAACCCGCTCTTTTCTGAGAAGAAATGAATCTCTCTTTATTTTGTATATAAATTGCTTAGGAATTGACATTAGATATAAAAATTGACGTAAGTCATTGCGAATGTTTACATGAAAATCTTCTGGTGTCTTCGACTCCTCCATCTTACAACACACTTGTGATTACACTTGTGAGTTAAATTATTCATTTTTCATTTCATAAGGAAGTAACATAAAGTCTCGTTTGTAGTGCTTATTAATAAATTCAATACTCGTCTTATTTAGTTCCATAGAAGGATATGTGTTAATGTTTGCCTCATATTCATCCTTAGTTAGATTTATACATACTCCAGTTTTTTTACATAGGTTTTTGATATCTTCGTCCATATACTCTTGTCTTAAAAGATACTTAACCTGTGGGTGAATTCCTGAGTTCCTTAAACAAATATATTCGGTTTGTGTATGAAATAGTATATCTCGAAATGCTTTAACTGCGTTCTTATCTTTTGATATTATCTTTTGTATAAAGTCGTTTACATCTGTAAATTGTGTCATATCAAACTTTTTATTTTTAATGTCATTTGCATAGCGTTTTGATTTATATTTATAATGTGAAAAGGCTGAAATAAAACGACTATATGGGTTTCTTATTGATGCAATATAAATGGTATCAAGGTGTCTTTTCTTTAAAAAGAATGAAATTTTATTATGAGCACCCTGATGACACGACCAATTTTTATTGGAATACCCATCGGAACAACATATATCGAGAACTTGTAGACTCGCTGATTTACAAAAAGCCGTTCCCGCATTTTTTGGAATATGAATAAACTGATATGTTCTTCGCATAATTTTCACTATAAAAAAATACATAACGACTAATATAGCCGATATTAGAAATAATAAACTCAAATCCATATCTTATATCTAACAAATATTATATAACGTTCTATGAAAATGAAAGAGATCTATCGCGAATCATCCTCTTCCCAGTATCTGTTAATGATGAATACCGTGTAACATGTCCTGGTGTATCTCTGTTTTCATATACATTTATATATTTCAAATCAACGGCTTGTTTTCGTGTAGATTTATACCATTCCTTCGTTTCCTGTGAAACCGTTCCCGAATCTCCCGGATTCATTTGTTTGTACCATATTTCCGCAATAAGAGCATCCAAAGCCCTCTCGCCATCTTTGGCTCTGGAGACAGCCGAATGTGTTGCATTTAGAAATACCAGAAGAGCAATCTCATCCGGGTCATCTTCCGATTTTACGGTGCTCCCGGTAGACATGACTTCCTCGTCTGTAGTTCTCAAGTAGTCTTCGTCGTGATTATGCTCAAGATGCTCAAGATTCTCAAGATGCTGGGTCATCTTTTTCTTATCAAGCTTTTCCTTTTTAAGGATTTCCTTTTCCCAGGAATGAGATTCGTGGACATTCATTATGAGAGGATAATACGTGATTTTATCTGGGTACAACAAAATCGTATATCCTCCTAGGTCGCGAATGCGGTTCATCGAATAGCAAAAATCCCCATCACCTGAAATCAAACAAACGCAGGTGTCATGCGGATTCTCATATGCAATGAAAAACATCATATCGACGATAATTTTTTTGTCCAGAGTCTCCTTCTTTTGCCTTTTTGGACAGTCCACAAGGGTCCATCCTGTCATATCCAAATCCGTGCGATTTGTCTTAAACTCAGCAGGAGATTGTGCATCATAATATATCTTCCTAGATACAATATCACCATGAGGAAGAAGTATATTTCTTATCCTAGAAGACATTTCTACCATACAAGTATCTGATAATGGACGGGCATTTTCATAGTCCCAAAATACAGCTATGGATCTCCGTCGTTCCCCCATGACATATATTAGTATTATATCTTTAATTATTTCTTAGCTCATATACCTTTTGAACAAGAGCATTCTTACGTATCGACTTTGGAATAGAAACACCCTGATCCTTTAAAATACATCTTAAGTTTGTAACTGTCATCGCTTGAAGCTCATCTAGGGTAAAAGAATCCAAATTTAATGTCTCTATGATTTTGATATCCAAGTCATTTTCAACGTAGCCATGGGTGTCTTCTTGAGTGGATGCCTCTTCGTAGACGGCTTCTTGAGTGGCTTCATGTGCCTCTTCGTGGGTGTCCTCTTGGGTGGCTTCGTGAGTGGCTTCATGTGCCTCTTCGTTGGTGGCTTCGTGAGTGGCTTCGTGAGTGGCTTCTTGGGTCCCCCCTTCAGATATTTCTGCAATTGTTTCCTCAATTTCTTCTTCGCTTAGTTCTTCATATTCTTCATATTCTTCAGATTCTTCGTTTTCATCAGATTCACGACGAATTCCCTTGGAATTGAATACGACTACATGTGGCACTTTATTTACAACGTCACCGAGTTTATCCGATATATCCTCTGCAACACTACTCGCGTCTTCTTCGAATTTACCCCCGAGTTTGGGCTTTTGACTCATCTTCTTATATATTTTGAACCCGGTATATGCAATTAAAAACAAAATCGCACACAACAAAAGTATTGTATTTAGATTCATTATACCAATAACGTAATTTTAATATATGAAAATATACGCACTTATCTATAAGTTTTTCATATAGAACATACGCACCATTTTATCAAGAAGTACCTTTTCATTTTGAGAAATCCTACAAGAGATTATTTCTGTCTTATTCTCTATACGATGAGACCTAATTTCTTCAAGGCATTTAGATAGGAATTTTTGAATAATTTCTTCCCTACTTTGAATACCATCGGAGTAAGACTTCCATTTATCAATATCATATTGTGTTGGTTTTGAGTAAGGCAAAGGTGGAACCATAATTAAATTAGATACGTGTTTTTACCTTATATTAGTATAACCGCGAAGAATAAATATCAAGATTGCGACTGCTACAATGAATGTAAGAAAAAATATAAGTGAAGTTATAATAATATAAGGATACATATGTCCAAATGCATATGTGATAATTGGATCAAGAATATCAACTTGTAAGCGTGTCATATTCTCTTCTTTTTTTACTTCTGATATGGTATGATTGAGAAGATCATTTATGATATCATGTATAACCGGCATGAGTGCGTTTAAAATACATATTAAAAATATCATGAAATGTCAAACGCATGGACGAAGATTCTGGAGAATATGTATTGAATTTTGATCAAATCGACTTTGATAGTTTTGAATTTGGAGAAATCAAATCTCTTGGTCAAGCGTATGAAGCAGAGATTCACCCAGTGACAGACGATGACGAATCATGTCATATATGCTTTCCTTCTTTCAAGGTAGATGGGGATGGGGTTCCTATTGATTGTGAGTCTGGAAAGAGAAATGCTCAACTTGTTTTTACACTAGACTCGGATAATGCGGAGCATACCGAACTCGCTGAATGGTTCGAAGGCTTTGATAATTGGGTCATTGAGAGTATTATCAAAAACCACCCTCGTTGGTTTGGTCACCTATGGAAACCTGGAGAGAAGATGGCGGGCAAACCAAAACCACCACCAGAAGTCCTCGCTTCGATGTACGAGCGAAACTTTGATGGTGTCGCTTTTAGTTTAAGAGTACCAATACGCAAAGATAAGCCTTTTATTGAGTGCTTTGATATAGAACAAACAAGTATTCCTTTCGAATCTATCAAGAATTGTGATGTTATCCCCGTCGTAGAATTCAAGTCTGTAAGACTCTATAGTCGTAAATCCGTATGTGACTTGGTACTTCGTGGACTCTGTGCTCAATGCTCTTATGAAGAAATGGGTGTAGAATATAAAATATGCCCCGAACCTACTCATCAAGAAAATTCAGATGACGATGATTACGGAACATCCGATGAAGAAGACCAAGACGAAGATGACCAAGACCAAGAAGACCAAGACGAAGAGCAAGAAGAATACCAAGGTGAAGACCAAGGCGAAGACAAAGGCGAAGACCAAGTGGAAACTCAAGAAGGTGGCGAAGTAACTGAATCACATGATGAAAAAAAAGAAGAGGACGAAGAGGACGAAGAGGACGAAGAGGACGAAGAGGATGAGGTGGTTGTTCCCGAAGGTATGGAAGAAATTATTATGCCTCCGGAGATAGAAACGGTAAAGATTAATGAATAAAGCTATAAGGTGAGAAAATCCTCATTTAATAAATTTTTTTGGTAATATGGGGGGGTATTACGCCATCCATCGCATACAAAGTCTCTAAAATAGATGTTTTTATGTGAGAAAATTGATAAATCATTAGGGGATTCACCTCTTATTTCATTTTCATCTACTAAAGCTTCAAGATAATCACTTAATTTACACGGGGTAGTTCCATGTATATTATAGTATTCTAATGTAGAAGCTTCTAAGCATGACCTACATGCATCTTTACATGTGGTTGTATAGTCATAGTCTTTCTCGAAATACGAAGAATAACAAACCCAATTCCATACTTCCATTGAGTACCATGGGTTATTTCCTGAAATATATTCTGTAATCATGCGGGTGCACTCTATTGGTAATGGAAGGACACAGGTATATGACAACGTCAAAGTATGGAGCCTTTTTTTATGGCTTTCATAGGACTCGTCTTCCGTTTTGTTGCATATAATACATCTCATATTTGTTTCTATTTTTATTGAAACAATAAAAAAAACATCATTTTTGTGTGTTGTGGTTTATCAGCTCTTAAAATGGAACGCCACTCCCATCGTCTGGAGTTCTTGAACCATGAGCTTGAGTGCATACGGTACTCGATGTTCCACAATAGGGTCTAGTGTTCCCTTGTTTGCGGAAAAGGAATTGTATACATGGTCCTTTTTATTCACCGCACACATGAATCCCGTATTCTTATTTGTATGAATTGTATAATTATCCGAGAGTTCCATCATCTTTTCTCGAATAAATTGAGATGCACCGTGTGAGAGCATCGCATCTCGTTCCATCTCACCCACACGTAAACCACCATCTCGTGCACGACCTTCCGATGGCTGACGAGTAAGATTTACAATAGGTCCCGTTGCTCGGGCATGAATCTTATCTTCCACCATATGCTTAAGACGTTGGTAAAAGACGGGTCCCATAAACACGGATCCTTGAATCTTTTTTCCCGTTTCACCGGAATAGAGTTCCATTTCCCCATGAGGATTCAATCCATGTTCTTCCAAACGCTTTCCTAGGTTCTCTACAGTAATATCCGTAAACGGAGTCCCGTCACCATGCATTCCCGAATGCAAACATTCAATACCCAATAGAGATTCGAGAAACTGGGCAAAGGTCATTCGACTCGGAAACGCATGTGGATTCATAATAATATCAGGAACAATTCCATCCTTGGTATACGGCATATTTTCAGACTCGTAAATCATACCAATCGTACCCTTTTGTCCATACAACGAACTGAATTTATCTCCAATACATGGCTTTCTTTCCGACCGAACCTTGACTTTACAAAATCTGTACCCATCGCCATTCCGCGAGGTATAAACTTTATCTACGATACCGTCTTCATTGGATCGTAAGTATACACTATTATCGCGATACTCCTTCTCCATTGTATTTGTATTTTGCTTCTTTTTTGTTGATACCGGAACAGTTTTTCCTACAATGGCATCACCACCATTCACAGGTGTATTCAATATAGGAAATCCGTTATCATCAAGTGTCTCATAACTACACGGTCTTAGACGAATCGTGTTATTTGGATCAGGCTTGGCAAAATGTTCTTCTTCACCCGTTGCCTGATTCTTCTTTTCCTCAACATGATATGTTCTGAAAAAGCTTGACCGAAATAGTCCACGATCAATCGCACTACGATTGAAGATGAGAGAGTCTTCCTGATTATATCCATGAGCTGCACATACTGCGATGATTACCACCGACCCATTAGGAATCTTCCCAATATTCATATGTCGGGAATTATGTGTCATGACCAATTGTCGCCCGGGATACCACAAAATGTTTGAAAGAGTATCCATGCGATTATTGAATTTGGTACAATAGACACCCATTGCTTGTTTCCCCATTGCAGACTGATATGCATTACGAGGGGACTGATTATGGTCCGAGAATGGAATATTTGAAGCCAAAACACCCAGCATCAAACTCGGGTCAATCTCACAATGAGTATAACGCATGATAAAATCACCCCTCGGTACTTTAAGACGATTCATATGGTCACAAATCATGACCGTGTTTGATTCTTGTACATCAATATACTCAATCGCCGAGTCTATATCATAATCCGAATCACCTCTCAATAGAATATTCCAAGCTTGCTTATTTTTCTTCATATAACTCATATGTTTCTGTCCAAATACCGGAGTATTGTTGTCTTGAACAATGAATAGTGGGCGAATAAGTCGACCACCACTCGTATATACATGTAACTCCTTTTTAGAATAATTTGGTACCACCGCAGTATGAATATGAATCATACCCTTGCGACGATATTGAATAAGGTCTTTCACCAAAGGAGACATGTCCTCACACCACCCAATGATCTCGCCATTCAAATATACTGTAGAATGGTCCTCGGATACACGCGTTGGCTCCAATGAAATAACATAGTCCTTGATGATATTACAAACCGTATCTGATGGCTTCGCTAATGTAATCGTTGACGAAAGGGCAAGATTTTTTACAAGTCCAACGGAAGGTCCCTCTGGAGTCTCGGCTGGACACGTATATCCAAATGTACTCGGGTGCAATTTCCGAGGCTTTACCATTTTACTCGTTTTATCAATAGGCGTATTTACACGACGCAAGTGGGAGAGCGTACCCAAATAAGAGAGACGCTGAAGAACCTGGGCAACTCCAACCTTTGCCGTTGTATTCTTCACACCCCAGTTCCCCGTCGCCAAAGAATATTTTACATTTGATTCAATGATATTCGATTTCATAATTTTGTAAATGTTATTGGAATTAATAAGCGTGTGGAAATTATCATTCAACTTCCATACTCCATTATTAATTTCCTTAGTAAGAATCGTTGTTGTATCTTTCATCAGCTTTGTAAACGATTGACGAAAGAGATTTCCCAACATGATACCCGGTGTATCAACACGCTTATTTTCAAAACTATCGCGGTCATCTTCCGGAATACGATGTGTCGCATAGAGCAAAAGCTTTTGAATCATCCTCCCAAGAAAGAACGACTTATTCTTGGAATGATCTCCTAAATGTGGAAGAAAGTCCGTATTGATAATCTTACGGGTATTCATGATTTTCATTGAGGGAGTTGTTCCCTGAATACGCATCTGAGCCGGAAAGATAATGACCTTGGACATGTATTCCAATGCCTCTTCCGTTGTCTTAATCATGTCTCCTTCCTTGAAAGAAGCATGAAGGAAAGGAAGAAATTCCTTACGTAGCTCCGTATCTTCATACCCCAAAATACAATCCGAAATATCACGATCCGTCATAATCCCAAGAACTCGGAAAAGTATCACAATCGGTACTTCCTTCTTACATCCCTGGAATGTAACATATAACGGACGGCTACTTTCTGCATATTTTGTGGCAATTTTTACGGTAGTTGTCTTTGCAGGCATAAACCCGGTCTGAGGTACCGATTTTACCTCAACAACATGAGAGAATCGAGTGGTCCCAATACTCTTAAAACAAAAGGTCTTGTTTTCCGCTTGTCGTTCCTGTGAAATAATAACCTTTTCTGATCCAGAAACAACGAAATAACCTCCGGGATCATACATACACTCGTTTGCCGATGGACGATCCTTCGTCGCACAATAACGAGACTTTACCATAATAGGAATCTTTCCAATGAGAATATTTTCCCAATGTTTAGTTTCCTTCTCACATGTATCCAACTTATCACCCTTCCATACGAGTGTATCAATGTCAATATTCACATGGAGATTCGAAGAATACGTCAGATTACGAAGTCTCGCAATCTCAGGAGTCATCGGCATAGATGAACCATTATTCTCATGAATCATTGGAGGCTGTAAAGCCACCTCCCCAAAACGAATATGAATCTCATGTGCGTGTTTCCCGACTTCTTCATTAAAATTTCCATATACAACCGTGTCATTATATTGATGAATAATACTCTTAATTAGCGTATCCACAAAGTAATCAAAGGAATCTACGTGATGCTTAATTAAGACCATGTTCGTCCCACTAAAATACTGATCGATGACATTGCGTAACTCCGAATCATGAACAAAATCGTGAGTCATAGTCATCCACTTTGTGTTAGTGTATCTCTTTTAAATCATTTTTCAGAAAAGGAGAAGAGGATATCTTCATGCATATATATCAATGTTTTTCTTCACATTTAAGGAAACATTTTGGTGGTGGACACCCCTTTGTGGGTTTTTTACATGATAGCTTACATTTAGGGGTAGGGCATGTAATTTTACACTTTGGCTTTTGGGGTATACATTTCTGGGTACATTTGGGCTTTTCGCATTTCGTTTTACAATCCAAACAACCCTTGGATCTCTTACAGAATACCTTGCATTCCGGAGGTGGACATTGGACGTGACACAAAGGCGGTGGTTGTTTTTCACATTCTATTTTACATTGAGGTGTTTCACATAGAGGAGAACAATCTTGAGCACATGGTGCACCTTTACAAACCCACTTACATTCCGGTTGCGGACAAATACTTGGAGGACAACTCATTTACTAATATAACATATATAATAACATATTAACAATATATTCCGATTATGAGCGAGACAAAACTCGTTTCGGAATGGACACTTTGGTACCATCCTCATAAATCTGACGATTGGTCACAAGATAGCTATATGTTTATATATCGTGTAACAACGGCAGAAGGTCTATGGGGTATGGTGAACCTAGTAACGGAGGAGCATTTGAAATCGGGTATGTATTTTTTGATGCGTGATGATATCTTTCCGGATTGGTCTGATGAACGCAACATTGACGGTGGATATTGGTCTCTAAAGATTGTAGATAATATATCTGATATCTGGCATAAGTGGATTGGATATATGGTTGCGGAGGTTTTATGTGATACGTGTAAAGGGAGTTATAGTATACAAGGTATATCATTAAGCCCCAAATTAAATCATGCAATTTTAAAGGTATGGAATAGTGATTCCCGGTATACAAAGCTAATTTTCTTCAATAAAGATTTAGATATAAGGGGATGTAAATATTTTGCGTTTGATACGAAGATTTGATTATGTATGAGGAATAAACTTACCCCAGAAATTTTTGGGTGTATTTTGGTACATGGATGGATAATTTCCGGAACGTAATATTGCTTCTTGACTACGAGCTTCTTTAAGATGGGAACGATCATAGAATTCGGGACCACTGCGTCCTTTTGGTTTCCCGGGATAAGTAAGGAGACGGAATGGGGCGATTTCACCGAGGAATATCGTCTCTACAAACTGGCTTCCATTTTGTGTAACTTTAATATTGAGGTGTGGTTCAACAAGCCTTGTACCGAGATGTGAATAATAGGAATTAGGGAACATGAGGTCAATGGTAAATTGGGTAGAGTCGGGGATGAATTTTCCGGTGTTTGGTGAATTTTCGTATGCAATAATACTATCTGGGAAAGGAAGGGCGGAACAGGAAAAGGATGCATTATAATCGGGAGGAGCAGGAGCCCAAAACTCGATGGATGTGATAGGTTCGTTAAAGTTAAATTGAACATTCAGCCTTTTTCTTTCGTTTCTAATTAACTTGACATAAAATTTATCAAAGACAAGTTTCATTAACTTATTTAAGATAAGAATTTATATCTATAACATGATGGCAGAATCATTTGAAAAAATGGGAATTCAACCAAAGATATTACGTGGTATATATGCCTATGGATTTGAGACACCGAGTGCGATTCAGCAAAAGGCGATTTTACCTTTTTTGACAAAAAAAGATATCATTGCCCAGGCTCAGTCGGGGACAGGTAAAACAGCGACGTTTTCAATTAGTGTATTGGAGACGATAATGAGGTGGTGTATGGACGGTAAAGATAGTGAATGTACTTTGGCATTGATTCTTTCACCGACGAGGGAACTTGCACAACAGACATATGCTATTATTAGGGAAATTGGAAAATATACAACATTGAGATTTTCTTTATTAGTTGGGGGTCAAATGCGTAAGGATAATATATATGACCTTCAGAACGAAAAACCACATTGTATAATTGGGACACCGGGGCGTGTCAATGATATGATACGAGATGGATATTTATCTCTTCTTGATACACAGTGTATTGTGATGGACGAGGCGGACGAATTATTGTCAAATACATTTGAAGCACAAATACGCTATATTGTCGAACATATTGGTGAGAGTACGCAAATTGGTTTATATAGTGCGACGATGCCTCCGGATAAATTGGAGATTGCGGAACGATTTATGCAAGACCCGATACATATTCTTGTCAAGGCAGAGGAGCTTACTTTGGAGGGCATATCGCAGTTTTATATTTATATGGATCGAGACGATTGGAAGTATGAGACTTTGCAAGACTTATATGCGGCGGTACAGATTTATCAGTTGATGATTTATTGTAATAGTAAAAAACGGGTAGACATGTTGGCAAGACGGCTAAGTGATGCTGGGCTTACGTGTTCTTGTATTCATGGGGAGCTTTCGTCTCAGGAGCGAGTTGATACGATGCGAAAGTTCCGAACTGGAGAAAATCGCATATTGATTACAACCGACTTACTTGCACGTGGAATTGACGTACAACAAGTATCTCTGGTCATCAATTATGATATACCCTTTGATATGGAAAACTATATTCATCGCATTGGGCGAAGCGGGCGTTTTGGAAGAAAGGGGGTTTCGTTGAATTTTGTGGCGGGGCAACGAGATGCGGCTCAGATTAAAAAAATTGAGAACTATTATCATACACAGATTAACGAATTTCCCTCGGACGTAGAGAGTGCATTCCGAAATATTAGTTAGATTAAAACACAACAATACTCCCAATAACCTTTTTATCTTCCGTGTGTAGTTCATTTTCAACAAGATAGTAGTTCGTCTTCTTTGTTGCAATTTTAATCGTATCCGTTTGTGTAGAAGCATCTGACTTGGATATGACTTCTGTCTTTTCATCCGAGAGTTCTTCGAGAGACTTATTCAACATTCGGTTGGCATTAAGTGTTTCCCGGTATTTATTTTCCAGGTCATCAAGTTGTTTTTGTGTTTCTTCTACTTGTTTCTTCCACTTGTTCGCATATGATACTTTGAGAAAGTCTTTCATCTCTTCTTTAAGACGATTATTAAGGTCGTTTTGTGTATCAATAAGGTCATTCTTTGTTTCGAGGGTCTTTTCGAGTTCTCCAATTTTTTGCTCAGTATGTTTCTCGTAGTTACGAACACAAGTAAGAATAGTATCAAGTGATAATTGAACCGTAGATTCCATGATTTGTTCTTTTATTACCAATTTGATTCATTTTTCTAATCTTCTTCGGGTATGATTGTTTCGGAGTGCACTAAATTCCCATCCTTATATGTTCGACACATGATACTTTTCTCCTTTTCCTCTTCTGCTTTTTTTGGTTGGAGACTGAAATACGTGAATGTCATACCTATAAGAACACCAAAGAATATACCTGCAAAAGAAGATGCAATTTCAATGGGCACCCGGTTCATATTTTCACTATAGAGGGACCATGAGAGCAAGACACATAAAATACATGTCATGACGAAAACGGAGAGCATATTTCCTAATTTTTCTTCAAAATACGCCTTAGCGAGTAGATTACCTGCAAAATATCCAAGGGCGATACCGTAAAAGGATATATGATTTCCTAAAAAGGCAGGTTTATCTATACCCGGATCAGCGGACCCACTTACGAGGAGTAATCCAAATATGAATGCGAAAAGAGCTCCTCCCGCATATAAGGCTTTATCTCGCGAAGGAGACATGAGAAAAAGTGATAATGGTATTATTAAAAGTGCAATTGGTAGACCTTTAGAAAAGCATTGTGTTCCTTCTTTGACTTGCTTCATAACAGTTGATGATAATTTTGACGATGGTGCCATTTCGGATGGTGCCATTTCGGATGACATTTCTTATAAGATAGGTATTTAATTTTTTAGATAGATACTATTATTTTCGTCTTTTGAGTTTGAAAAAAAATATGTACTAATTGAACAATCGTCTTTGATGAAGGCGTTTCGAAGTGAATCCGATGTGTCCTTTTATGTGGTGCTTACACAGATATGTCGTAAAAAAGCGAGATTATATCTCCCAAAAGAACTATGTTTAAAATGTTTATCTTTTTCTCCATCTCATAGATTCATGAAACCCGTCGTACCAGAATTTGATTGGGATATGGATCTAGACTTTATAAGTAGAGGGTCTTGTAAGTATAGAAGAAAGAACGGTATAAAACAGACAAAAACACAGGTTAAACTAAAGAAAGCAATGCGTTTCCGATAAATACTACGAGAAAATTTAAGAGGAAAATATAGAACTTTTTGATGATGATTTTGCAAAACAACAATCATTAATACTTTGACATAGTGGTTCACATAGGTTTTTATTACCTATTCCTTGACCTTCAGCGAGTCCAGTATCAGACGCATCTCCCACACCATATGACTGATAACATCCATCGGGGTATGCACCACATACATCATACTTTGCCATACATTTTTCCCTATCAGATGAACCGGGAGGTGGACATGTATCTTCTTTAAACTCCTGAACACACTGTTCTATAATAGATTTATCTTTGCATGTAAATGACTCTTTGTGGGTATATACAAAATACAAAAGAAACAAAAGAAACAAAATAAATAATAGAAACACAAGAAAATAATAAGAACGCATTTATACCATTGAATATTTTTTGTATTAGTAATTAACATTAGAGCATTTCTTTAATTGTATGGATACACTTGATAAACTTCATGTCAATTTGATGAATCGAATAAAAACAAGAGAATCGGAACTACCAAAACTCAACAAGGAACTCGAATATTTAGAGATGCAATTAAATAGCTCTTCTGATATAAATATCTCATATAAATATGATAAATTGAAAGAAGAAATTAGAAGAATAAAGGAAGATAAAAAAGAATACTACCTCAAAACAGGCGATTTATTATTTCAATATTATGATTCAATAGAAAATGTATCTGAACAGGATGTACAGAATGTATCTAAAGGTGTCGTATCATATTTTAAAAGCATAGATGTTCTAAAAGAAGACACCTTGGACCCTTTAGACCCTTTAGACCCTTTAGACCCTTTAGACCCTTTAGACCCCTTGGATCCTTTGGACCCCTTAGACCCCTTAGACCCCTTAGACCCCTTAGACCCTTTAAACCGCGTTTCGGAATCCCTATCAGAATCCTTATGGGAATCCGAAGGGGATTCTGACGACGATATACAAAAGTCTTTTTATTTATCACATGCGTCTCGTGAGCAGTTAAGAAATATATATCAACAACGGATGGAGTTACCGTGTCATAAAAAAACACTCTGGACATCAAAAAATGGTCAGGATAAAACTCCTAATAGTATAGAACAGAAGTGCTCTAATTGTGAGACGATAATGAGTTGTTCTATAACAGAAGGACTAATTGAATGCTCTGGGTGCGGCTATATGGAGAATTTTCTTATTGATACCGATAAGCCTTCTTATAGGGAGCCACCGAAAGAGACAAGTTCTTATTCTTATAGGAGATCGAATCACTTTAATGAATGGATAGCTCAATTTCAGGCAAAAGAAACGACACAGATACCTAAGCATGTATTATATCTCATTTTACAGGAAATTAAAAAGGAGAGAATACATAACTTAGAAAATTTAACACATGCCAAGGTAAGAAATTTATTAAAAAAACTCAAACTAAACAAGTACTATGAGCATATTCCTCATATAATGAATCAATTAAATGGAAAACCGCCACCGTGTATATCGAGACAAACCGAGGAGACATTTCGACTCATGTTTCAAGAAATACAAGGACCCTTTCTTGAATATTGTCCTAAAAATAGAAAAAACTTTTTGAGTTATTCTTATGTACTTCATAAATTTGTAGAATTACTTGGGATGAATGAACTTAAACCCTTATTCCCTCTTTTGAAATCAAGAGAAAAGCTCCACCAACAAGATCAAATCTGGAAGAAAATATGCGAACACGTGGGATGGGAGTATCATAAGTCAATGTAACCTAATAAATTCACCTAATAATATCTTGATTGCATAGGTAAACTACTCGTTGGCATTCTAGATAAAGGAGATAAATATTGGGTTGGGTTGGAAGAGTAAGGAGTTGAATAAGAGGATTTCGAATAAGAGGGATTTGTAAAAGGAGTGGTATGCTGAGTATTATACTGAGTATTGTACATATGCTGATTCAAATGTGCTGCTCCATTTTGAAGATACCAATTGTTTATACCTGTGAATTCACATAGAATATGAATAATTGCTCCAGTTAAGAATAGCTTAAATAAAAATTTTCTATCAATTTTTGTTTTAGTTTTTCCCATAAAAAATACAAATGATCCTATAAAAGCAACTAAAATACCAACTACAACAACTTCTGTTATAAATTTGAGTTCATACATCCTATTAAAAAAAGAGAAATATATTATAATGATATCTACAATTCAATCAAGCACACCTTTGTCAGACGCATATTTTTCTACATTAAATGAAGCTTCGATTCAAGAACAAATACGCTATGATGTTTTTATAAAAACTAATAAGACAATTGGAAGACAAGATTCAACTCAATTACAGTTGATTATGCGATCAATTTTTCTACAGCATTGTAAGAATATACCCACTGATATTCTAAAACAAATACGAGAGTTAAATAAACTTGTCATCGATTATTGTGCAGAACAAATAGTTGTTCAGGTTATACAACGTGATAATTACCTTCGTGATTTGGAAATGGGACCGCAGCCAATGGAACGTTCTATAAATGTATCAAATAGTGGAGAAAAGGTCCTTGTAAATAAAATTGGATTTTCCGATGAACCAATTGGTAAATTTCTTTAGATTTTAGGTGATTATTATACTTCTAATTTTTCTTTTTTAGACTATTAAACATCTCCATCATCTTCATACCCTCTTTTACAATTGGTGTCATTGTTTGAAGAGTCTCAATAAGCTGTTTTTGTGATGTCATAAGTTCCTTTGTATCTTTTGTCATATTTTCAATTTGTTCCGGGGTCATGTTTTCATAAGCTTGCTTTAGAGTTTCCATAATATTTGGTGTGAATTCTTCCCCAGTGGTGGGGAGTATGCTGGATTCCTCACTGGATTCTTTTTTGGTTTCCTCACTGGATTCCTCACTGGATTCCTCACTGGATTCCTCACTGGATTCTTTTTTGGATTCCTTGTCGGATTCCTTTTGAGATTCCTCAAAGCCCTCCAGAACATCAAATGTTAGGTAATTTAATAAAAGGGCAAACGCAAATGCAAATACAACCTTTTGTTTAAAAATGGCTGCTAGAAGAAGTAATGTAGTTGTAACCAACAGTGGTTTGACATGTTTCTCCATTGCATGCATCAATACATAAAGGACAGATACTGAAATTATAGCAATTTCTAAAAGTCGCTGCATTTACTTTACCCAATTAAAATTTTGTTTGAAACAGATACAGCAATTCCAAATACGACTGCCTGAAACAACTTCCCCATGTGCGTTAAATTCCCCTCTTCATTAAGTGACAGAGGAATCCTTGACATTACCGTCATAATCTTATCAGAAAACATAATTATAGACATGTAAAGTATAACAACAATGATAGCTAACTTAACGTGGTACATGAATGTATCACTATTGATAAATGATATAGCTCTTTGTATCATAGAGTATTTTGGTTTTTCATCGTGATATATTGTTGTAGGAGGAGTCGTATCTTCTGGTACTATAGTGGGTGGTATAGCAAGTGGTATATTAGAAGGCATTGGTGGTTCTACTACAGGACTTTGTATATCATGTATATCGGGTATATCCGGTATATCTGGGTCTTCACGAGTCTCTTCCGTTTCCTCAAGTTCACTTAAGATTTTATTCACTAAATCTTCCTCCTTTGAAGACGTATTGGGCAATGTATCAATTGGAGTAGTTGTATTTTCCATTTATCCTACGACTACATTTTGAGGAATTAAAAAAAAACGCGTCTAAAATCATTATGTAATTTATCCCCATCATATACACCTCTCATGTTATATATAGACAGGTTATATCTTGAATGATTGCCAACAAATTTATCAACAATAAAGTTTTCAATATTTACTTGGTTCTTTTGCACGTGGTCATCGATTTCCTTTTCAAATAATCCAAAAATATTTGAATCGTTCATTGAGTACATGACCTCAATAATATTTCTTATATTCATGTAGCTTATAATTTGCTTATACTCGTTTTGTTTTTGGATATGCATGGGGTCATCAAACCCGGGTTCGTGTACAAGAGGATTATCATCAAATAATGAAAGTATAACTGATGCGATCGATAATAGAGTTTGACATGCACTCCATTTAGGTCCCTGCCATGTATTAAATAGAGATAAACATACCTTTCCATTCGAATAAAAGTTTGGATGAAAACGTGTACCTTGTAGTCCTTGGTAAAATTTGGCTTTTGGAGGTACGAACGGATGTTTTTCTTTGTCAAAATTCAATGTAAAGAAATAGAGTCCATTTTGATAGGGAGTATCACTTGGACCCACTATCATAAGATGAACATCAAACATACTTTCGTCTGATACTTTGAAATAAACACCTTGTAACTCAGACTGTTCCATTAGTTGAATATCCTTCATCATACGCTTTACGCTAGTCATTTTATATATATTATAGTGTAATCTACTTACGCCACTTATTTCGGTTGTATGGAAGTATAGAATACTTGTCTTTTGTATCTTTGAAATAATTAACAAGTGTATTTTGACTCTCTTTATGTCGTGTTAAGTAATCTTGAGCCTTAGGTGGGTTTTTGGGTTCAGAAGGTTTTTTGCCATAGCAATTAACGCCAAATCGTAGACTTTTATCCTCGAATACTCCGCCATTTATACCTGGACTTCCGCAGTCGTTTCTATGTTCTTCTGGCACCTTTTGAAGTGCATCATATGTTGATTTTTGTGTTGGATAGAGAGCCATATTATCTTTGCTCCATCCATAACTACACCATTCGGCTCCAGACTTATAAGCATCAACAACATGATCGTAAGTGGCTAGTTCCGCACCCTGTGATTTACACATGGCTTCTGCTTGGTCATATGTAAAAATATTATCCCCAATATGAAAGACTTCATTTCCACTTAATTTTTTGTTAATTTTTTTGGAAAACTCATCGGTGAAATTTATTTCTGTAGAGTCTATCTTTGGCTCTTTTTTGGGTTCTTTTTTTGGTTCTTCTTTTAACATAATATTTTGTATCCACTTCATCCAATACTTGCGTGTAAAAAATGCAACTATAAAAAGAACAACAATAATAGATGATATAACTGCTAGAATATTGATATCTACCATTATATGATTGTTATAAAAGATTTTCTTCTGAATGAAAAATGAATGTATTTAAATCTAATATACCATAATCTTGTGAAGTATGGCTTACGAAAACGATTTCGACTATAACGGCGATGTCACACGTATTTCCGGAGTTCAATTTGGTATCATGAGTCCACAGGAAATAAGGCAGCAATCTGTGGTTGAAGTTACGACACATGAGACGTTTAATGGAAACGAGCCTGTGATCGGTGGGCTCTTTGATCCTAGAATGGGTGTATTGGAGTATGGTCAAAAATGTGCCACGGATATGCTTTCCAATAAGGAAACCCCTGGGTATTTTGGTCATATTGAGCTTTCCATGCCGGTATTTTACGCACAGTACTTTTCCATGGTACAAAAAATTGCAAAGTGTATTTGTCATCATTGCGGAACGAGACTTGTAACTTTTACGGATGAAGAAAAAGAAGAACACCTATCAAAATCAAAGAAAAATCGTTGGCTATATATTGTAGAAAAATCAAAAAAGGTAAAGACGTGTCCATCATGTGAATTAGAAGTTCCAACAAAGTTTGTCAAAACAGACTTGTGTAAATTTCACGCTCAGATTCAAGATGCGACGGGTGCGGATACCAAGGTCCATTTTACTCCCGAATATACACTTCGTCTTTTCCAGCGTATCACGGCAGAGGATTGTGAAATCCTGGGCTTTGATGCAAAGCTATGTCATCCAAGTTGGATGATATGTGAAGTCTTTCCTGTATGTCCACCTGCGTGTCGCCCTTCGGTAAAACAAGAAAACGGACAGCGTATGGAAGACGATTTAACGATCAAATATTGTGATTTGATTAAGTATAATAAGTATCTTGCGGATAAGTTGAAGAATGGTGTTACAGGTCGTATTCTTGAGGATTGGCGAAGTGTCGTACAATATCATGTAGCAACTCTTGTAGATAATGAAATCTCGGGTGTTCTTCCTGCGGCTCAACGTTCGGGGAGACCACTTAAGGCACTTCGTCAGCGACTCAAGACAAAGGAGGGTCGTATTCGTGGAAATCTTATGGGAAAACGCGTTGACTTTTCGTCTCGCACAGTTATTACACCAGATCCGGTAATTGACTTGGATGAACTCGGTGTACCTAAGAAAATAGCGATGCAAATGACATATCCGGAAAGAGTAAATAAGAAGAATATCCGTCGTCTTCGTGAGAGTATTCGTAATGGACATAAAGTGTACCCCGGTGCTCGTTCTGTCTATCGCAAGAGTACCTCAAAGACGATTTCGTTGAATCATATCGACCGAAACAATTTGGCATCTCTATTAGAGATTGGGGACGTTGTTATTCGTCATATTATTGATGGTGACCGCGTATTGTTTAATCGTCAGCCATCACTACATAAAATGTCGATGATGTCACACCGCATTCGTGTCTTGGACGGACTTACCTTTCGTCTTAATGTGGCAGCAACAACGCCTTATAATGCAGACTTTGATGGTGATGAGATGAACATGCATATGCCTCAAAGTATTATGAGTAAGAACGAATTGGAGTGTCTTGCGGCACTTCATCGTCAGGTTATTAGTCCCGCACAGAACTCGCCAATTATCTCCTTTGTACAAGATGCAGTGGTAGGGAGTCATCTACTTACGATGCAAAAGGCTGCCTTTTCGCATCGTGAAATGATGAATATTCTCGCTTGGAATACAAAATATCAAGGTAAATTTCTGAAAGATTATCCTGATAGGAAAAAGGTCTTTACTGGCATCGAAGCACTTACGTATGCGATTCCTAATACTGTACAGCTCAAAACGAAAAATAAACTAGACGAGGATGTTTTGATAGAAGGTGGTGTTATTAAGTATGGAATGTTTGATAAAAAGGTATTTGGTAAGTTGATTCATATTATCTTTAGGGATTTGGGACCTAAAAGGTGTCTAGAATTCTTTAACAATACACAGCATATTATCCGAGCATATTTGATGAAGAACATGTTTAGTGTGGGTGTAAGGGATTTGATTTTGGATAGTGAGTTGTCAAAGGATATTGAGGAAAAGATCAATCAGACGAAGATGGAGGTTGATACGACAATTCAGACGATTCATTTGAACATGTTTGAGAATCTTACATCTGGTACAAATCAGAATACATTTGAGCAAAAGGTGAATATGCAACTCAATGGTGCTCGTAACGCGGCTGGAAACATGCTCAAAGATCGTTTTACGAACTTGGAAAATCGCTTTATGAATATGGTAAATTCCGGGTCCAAAGGCAAACTCATTAATTTGTCGCAGATGACCGCGTGTTTGGGACCACAGGATATTGACGGAAAGCGTGTTCCATATGGTTATTCAAATAGGACTCTTCCTCACTTTTGTCAATTTGATGACGGTGCGGAAAGTCGTGGATTTGTACAGGGATCCTTTAAGGATGGATTGAATCCACTCGAGTACTTCTTTCACGCCATGGGTGGGCGTGAAGGTTTGATTGATACCGCTGTAAAGACTTCAAGTACTGGTTATTTACAGAGAAAGTTGATGAAGGCACTCGAGGATATGATTGTTTCGTGGAGTTATGCGGTTAAGGATGCAAATTCTAATATTGTACAATTCGTTTATGGGGACGATGGAGCCGAGGGTGCTTCTATTGAGCACCAAAAGGTTCCTGTATTGGACATGGATAAGTCACAGATTGAATTGAAATACGGCTTTGATGTAAAAGATGATCCATGGCTTGAGTGTCTGGATAAAAATGCGAGAGAACGTATGAAAAAGTCTGGTGTTTCTGAGAGACTTAAAAAGCATCTTCAGGAGTTGTTTGATATGAGAGAATATTACGTGAATGATATATCAATTGGGTGTCCGGAGTCCACGGTTGCTCACGCGGTTCACGTTAGAAGATTATTGGAATCTTTCTCGTATAATAATACGCTTGTGACTGATCTTGATCCAATTTATGTATTGGATTCATACGACACAATGTTCAAAAGGTGTATGGTTTCTGATATGAATGAGAGCATATGGATGTTTAAATTCATTGTATATATGCATGCGGGTCCAAAGTGTGTATGTTGTCAGAGACGTATGACGAAAAGCGTCTTTGATGAGTTTGTATGGACATTGGAACACGCATATCGTGCGACACGTGCAGAACCAGGAGAGGCAGTTGGTCCAATTGCGGCTCAGAGTTTGGGTGAACCATGTACTCAGCTTACACTGAATACCTTTCACCAAGCGGGGGTCCTTTCCAAATCGAATGTAACTCGTGGTGTACCTCGTCTACAGGAATTGTTTCACTTGAGTAAATCTCCCAAGAAGCCATCTCTTACGGTATATCTAAAGGAACCGTATTGTTATAACAAGGAAATGGCACAAAAGGTGGGGTCAGAGCTTGAGTTGACTATACTTCGGGACTTGGTATTGGAAACAACGGTATACTTTGACCCGAACCAAGAAGCAACTGTTGTTGAAGACGAGAGTGACCAAAAGCTTATTGACTTTTATAAGAAATTCGAGGACATTGTGAAGCCAGATGAGGTTCCAATGTCTAAATGGCTACTAAGATTCAAGTTTGATAAAAAGAAAATTCTCGGGAAAAATCTCGAGATGGAAGATATCTTCTATAGTATTACATCTAATTATAAACAGGATATTCATTGTATTTACACCGACGATAATTCAGAAGAACTCATTATGCGTATTCGCTTTACGGGTAAAAAGTCGGTTGATACAATGGAATCACTGAGAAATCTAGAAGGTGTTTTGTTGGATACAATCGTTGTAAAGGGTATCCATGGTATCCAAAATACCATGTTGCGTTGTGAAAAACGCGGTGGAAAAATTAACGAGGTTGGTAAATTTGATACGATTAACGAATATATTCTTGATACAGATGGGTCAAATATGCTAGATACAATTTCGTATCCAGTTGTAGACGATACGCGACTTATCTCCAACGATATTCACGAAGTATATGATGTACTTGGTGTTGAAGCGACTCGGAACATTCTCATTCGCGAGATTTTGGAGGTTATTGATGATGCTTCCAACGTAGATAGACGTCATGTGATGATGCTTGTTGATATGATGACATATCGGGGAAAGTTGATTTCCATTGATAGGAATGGTATGAAACTTACTGAATCAGGACCACTCGCCAAGTGTTCGTTCGAAGAGGCGGATCAACAGCTTTATAAGGCTGCCATCTTTGGTGATTACGATAATATGCTTGGTGTGTCAGGAAACATTATGATGGGTCAAGCACCTCCATGTGGAACTGGTGTGGTTCACGTTAGACTCGATGAAGAAAAGTTTTCAAAATATACTCTACAAGCACAAAAAGTACAAAAGTCACAAAAAGTACAAAAACTCCATAAGATCGAAGAGACCGAAGAGACTGAAATTAACAACGATGAATACTGTGATACAATTGACTTTGAATTTGATGCATAAATAAGAATAAACTAATTATTTTTTATTGATGGAGCCATTTGATATTACACGTCCACCACTCCTCTATGAGCCAGATTATAAAGACGGAGAGTATACCTATGCAATCCCATTTGATTTTTTAACGGGTATTAAATGTCCGTGTTCATCATATAAAGGTGTCGTATTTAAAAACAGAAGTTCATTAAAACAGCACTTTAAATCCAAAAATCACGAAAAATGGATAAAGCAGCTAAATGAAAAGAGAGTAAATTATTATTCACAATGTTTAGAGCAGCAGAAGACATTGAAAAATCAGACTATTATTATCAATAAAAAAGATGCGGAAATTCGGAGTTTACATACAATACGAAATAATAAGACTTAAAGAGCAATTAGATATGCCACCGGCTGGTAATATCGATCTTTTAGATTTATGTGATTTTGATTAAGAACAACTTAAAGAGTTTATATTTATGAATACAAAAGCACCAAAGAATTCTTGGAAGGCTAATAGAAGTTATGGGGTTATTTTGTTAAGAAAACGTAGAGAATCGTATGAGTGTTTAATGGTATGTAGGAGGAATACGTTTTGTTTTGCGGACTTTGTCCTTGGGAAATATCAAGAGTCGGATTTGGAGTACATGATGCATTTGATATTAAACATGACATTTACGGAAAGAAATTTGATTCGCGAGGGTGAGTATAGAGGTTTATGGGATAGAGTATATGTTAAGACACGTAAGCCCGATGGGGCTTTTTACGAGCAGGCTAAGAAAAAGTTTGAACGTTCGCGAACGAATGCGATTTATTTGGAATCAAAGATTCCTTGTTTATGGAAATTTCCGGAGTGGGGGTTTCCCAAGGGTCATTTAAATCCACACGAGTCCATGTTAGATTGTGCAAAGCGGGAATTGTTTGAAGAGACGTCTATAAGTTCAAGTATGTATACGATTGATCAATCAATAAATCCTTTCGAGGAGGAATTTATTGGGACAAATGGGCATAAATATAAGAATCGTTTTTATATAGGTTTTATTAATGATACATGTGAGCCTACTTTGAACATGAAAAATACAGGGCAGATAAGGGAAATCAGTCAGATACGCTGGTTTCCTTTTTCTACGGCATCTAAGATCATAAGGTTTCATGAACATTCAAAGCAATGTTTATTAAGGGAATTAGAATCTTTACTCAATAAGAAAAATCCGGTTATGATTAATGAAGGATATAATCATATTGGCATTGAACGTCCTGTTCATAGTTCTCATATTTCTGGTGCTTCGTAAACAAGAGCAGTTTAGTAACTATTATACGTGGGATCCCACGGGAACTTCGTTAATACAAGGTAAAAAATGGCAATATGGTGGACCCACGACTCGCGTTGAATATAAGTTTATTAAAAAAACACCCGATGGAAAATCTGTACCTGTTGCCCCAATAACATGGAATTCATTTCAAAACGGGCTTAAATGTAAGATGTAAATTATCTATATGGATTCCACACCTGTAAATGAAGACTACCTCGATGTAGATAAAGAGATACCTGGACAGAATTTTTGTTGTATTTCTTTTGTATCACCGGAAAAGATTTATAAAAAACGCGATGTATTTTATACCAAAAAGTTTATTGAGAGTCTAGGGCTTAATGATATTGATAATTTGGATAAAAAATTTGATGACTTTATTAATATACAGGAAGAGACTCTACAAAGGGAGTTTCAAGAGTCGGTTGGTGGATCAACTTCTATTCGTGGCTTAAAGGTACGAGGTGTATATAATACTCATGAAGAAGCAAAGGTTCGTGCTCAGGTTCTTCAGCGAATGGATAGATCGCATAATGTATTTGTTGGTCAAGTAGGATATTGGCTTCCTTGGGATCCGAATCCAGATGCGGTAACCGAATCGGAGTATATGGAAAAGGATTTGAATACACTTATGAAACAGTATAAACAGAATGAAGTACAGAGGGATATGTTTTATGCCGAACAAGTAAAGACGTATAAACAAAATACTTCTACTACTGAGCACCCCAATGTGACTGATGATGAGAATACCTTTTCAAAGAACCATTATGCGAATGTTACAGAAGATGTGTAGTTTTTATGAATTTTATGAAGTCTTATGAATGAGACTTGTTTATATTTCTTCGAATGATGTAGTGGCAACATACTCGCCTTCCAAGCGAGATCCCCGGATTCGATTTCCGGTTCGAAGATCCAAAGTAGTGAGTACATCCTTCCCATTTCGAACATTGGGTAAGTTCGATATCTTTTTAATAAAGTAAACCGGCTCGACCCCGGTAATGGGAATTTATTTAATGGTAGCATGGGGCAGGGGCAGGGGCTGGAGCAGACGGGGCAGGGGCTGGAGCAGACGGGGCAGGGGCTGGAGCAGACGGGGCAGGAGATGGAGCAGGGGCACAGTGAGAGGGACAGTGTGGAGGGTAATGGGGTGCTTCTCCTTCACAGTGATAAAAATCGTCATCGTCATCGTCATAATCCGATTCCCATTCATCGGAATACCAGTCAGCGGCTTCTTTACTTGTAGGATCAAAACATTCTTCGTAGCAGTGTGATATTTCGGGTTCATGTTCGTTATGGTTATGATGATGACTAGAAGAACCATCGCATTTAAGGGTTTTTACTACTTTATCCCAGTGTTCCTGAGGTGGTAATATGAATGGAAAGTTTTCCATTAAAACTTTTGTATTTGCGACAGGGACCTCTCTCCAATTTTCAATTAGATAAGATATATTATCTGCGAGTTGATTTCGTTTATCACACATTACTTATTACCAGTTATTTGTATGTTCTATTTGACTTTTATTACTTTTAGTTTTTACGAGTATTGATCTGGGTAGACGTGTCTCTCTCATAAATACATCTCTTTTAGTCATAAAATGTCTATAAATATTCACGTCATTACTTTGCATAGAGATCCATGTATCAACGGGGGCGTTTATGGGTAATCGGTTTAAGAGTTTTTGAGCTCCACGTGGGTGAATAACATATGAATTTAAAAGAACGAAACTATGTACACGAGATATTGTATCATTAATTTTTTCTCCATCATCACCCTTATGAAGCCAAAATCCAGCCAGGAATATATCCCAATCATCTGGTAATTTATCCATGAAGGCTTTTACTTTTTCTTCGAATTGTGGATCGAGGCGAATCGCGTCATCTTCGAATATGAAAGTTGGTTTATTATGTTTAGCCGCTTTCTTCCATATGTTATAATGACTAAGTGCCACACCATATTCTCCGGGAGTTAATGGTATTTCGAGATCTTTACCCCAGTATTTCCATCGTCCATAATTCCATGTTGGAGTAAGTATACCTTCATCGTATTCTTTTTGAGGGTTATGATCTTTTCCATATACACCTGGAAAGCGTATTACATTCTTCCGAAGATATGGATTTTCTTGTACAACTTGCCATCTACGTTTACCTTCTTCCGTTTCTTTTAGATTAATCATATACATCTTACCCCAGGGGAGAGACTTTCTATCAAGGACGGTTCTAATATTTGTGAATCTAAACTTCCAAATTATGAAAGCCATTAGTACTATTAAAGACACGATAACATACTGATGCATTATATAATTAGAAAAGATAAGAATGCTTTTCTTCCTTTTTTTTAATTATATCTGTTAGAATGTTTTCTACGTTTTTACATGCTTTTTGAATCATACTCTGATTATGTATACATGGGATGTCTCTATATTCTTTTTGAGAAAGAAGAATGAGGGCGTTAATTACCATTGGAAAACGTGATGTTCTCATCGTTTTCGTATATCCATTACAATAAAATTCTCTCCAGGACTTTATTATATCTCTATATTCTACTTTATTTTGTTCAGCGTATACAACTAATGTATCCCATAGAAAAAAAACCCAGGATGAATTATCATACCTAGACCCAGATACAATATGCTCCTTATATTTTTTGTTTTTTTCCAATTGAATTATCCATCCGATTATACGTAAGGAGTTATTGAGATCACATGATGTTAAATGCTGTGTACATGCATTTAAGAGTCCAGCCAAAACCATACTATCTCCTGATACCATTACAGACCTGACATGATTAGATAAGGTACATTTAGTAAGAGTGTTTATTACGTGTTCTATTTCATCTTCGGTACTTTTTATACATGGTGTTGGATAAACGATTCCTTTAGGTGAATAAATCAATACACCTATTATAAAAGTAAAGATCTCTACCGTATCGTGCTTACAATTCGGTATATTAAGGTTGGGATAATCTTCTTTTATCTTTTTCAAAAATAAACCAATTTTGGGATTTTGAGAATGAATATGTTTTGCAGAAAATAATAGGATTGACTCCCAAAGAACGTCTTGCCATTTTGATAGAACCATCTCCATCGTCCAATGACAACATGTTTCGTAATCACTTGATAAACACGCCTTTTTCCAGCAATTTATAACTTGTTTCTGTAAATGTCCAGAATAAGATACCTTATCTAGGTTATTGGTAGAACTTACTTTGGATTTCTGGGATTTTTGTACATTGTGGGAATTTTGGGAATTTTGTTGTGATGCCAGGATATCAAAATCGTTGAACATACCTTGACTTAAACAACAGAAATGATTCTAAAAAACGAACGAAAAATGAATCCCCGTGAATCACTCGGGTAATCAATCCACCATATATATAATGTATCTTCCACGGGAAATAATTGATGAAATATTATCATTTAACGCAGATCATAGGGAGCCATATTCAAAGTGTATGGATAATATTCATACAATAGCTAGTGTCTATAAAGCAAGATATATATGTAATACTTTTGGATATTCACATAACAATCGTTTTATAGATCATATAGTTTCTATTTTTGAATCCAGGGACGAGAGAATAAGTATCATAGAAGGACTCTCTCAATGCGAATGTTGTATGAGACACCAAACGGATAGACCATTTACACTTGTAATAAATAGATCCTCGCCACACATTGATAATTGCGATTGTATCTGTAGACATGTATCGAGGTTTATGTGTTATACATGTAATGTGAAATATTATTAAAAAAAACTATATATAATGGAAGATACCAAACAAAAACTCATAATCGAATTTATTAGCTTTATCGAAGATGGTGACTTTAAAGATATTTTTCTAAAAGAACTAAATGAAGAAATTGATATACCAATCTTAAACGAAGAAAGAGAAGGAAAAATATTCAAAGCACTTTACCGTGTTATCATAAAATCCCTCAAAAAGAAATGCGACAAAAAATAAAAAATGAATTGGTAACACATGATTATAAGTTTGCATAATCAAAATGCAAATTTCTAAAAGAAATTTTACATTTATACATCCCAGTATACAAAGAAGGGTATTAACAATTGGATTCAGTAATTTATTTCCGAGCGATATTATAGAAAATATACTTGAATTCAGTAAAGAAAAACACCCATGTTTAGAAGAAATAGAAAACAACCCGTTCTCTGGTAACATGAACTCGCATTTATTGCACTACTATCTTTACACTAAGATTAGTTTTGCACATGAAAACAAATTTATAACTATGTGGGCTCATGACTATATAGATTGTCTTACAGATTCTGATTATGATATGTTTGATTTTATATGTCAAGAAGATGAACTTATAGATTCTGATAACTTCCAATTTAGACCTGTAATTCGTGATATGAGCGATCTTGAAATTTATACATATATTCGTTCTTTACAGATTCGAGAGATAGCTTCTAAATTAACTTATGAAGTAGATATACTATTTCCTAATATTCTAGGAGATTTACTTGACACAGATGCATTTCATAAAGTTTGTATAGGAAATATTATATTTATATTTGATTCACAAGATCATCTAGAAAATTTAGAAAATTTACAACACATAGATTTGATAACATGTGTTTCATATTACGGGGAAGAATCCAGTAACTCAAAAAATGATATTTTAAAATGCAGTGGTCTCCCAGAAGAATATAAATATAAACTATAAAAATTATTTAAAAAAATTTTTATTTTATTTTTTGATTTTTTTTTGTTTTTTTTAGTTTTTTTTTAGTTTTTTTTATAGTTTTTTTAAGTTCTTACTCGTTCGCCTCGTCGTCATCATCCTCCTCGTCCTCCTCAGCCTCCTCAGCCTCCTCATCCTCCTCGTCCTCCTCAGCCTCCTCATCCTCCTCAGCCTCCTCATCCTGTTTGAGTTCCCACCGCTTGAGAGCATCTGCCTTCAAAGCCGCCTTGTCATCCTCGACACCGTCAGCGATCTGTTCGCTGACAATATCCTTGGCAAAGGCACGCCACTTCAAGGCATACTCCTTAGACTCACGAGCCTTTTCTTCGTAAGGTTCGCGTTCTTCTTCGGAGAGACCCTCCCAAGACTCCTTGGCAAGTTCCGTTGCCTCCTTCCCCTTAGCCTCTGCCTTTTCAAGAAACTCCTTCTTGAAGAAGACAAAGGCGGAGGATGCACGAGGCTCCTTCAACTTAGATTCCTTAGGTTCCTTAGGTTCCTTAGGTTCCTTAGGCTCCTTGCCAGTCTTGTGAACGTATCCAGGATTCGCTTCCATAAAGGCTGCCTTGGACTTCTCAAAGTCTTCAACTGCCTTTTCTTCCCACACATCCTTCTCTTCCTTTTTTAGGAGCTGCCACTGAGCCCCGCCTTCCACCATAACTTCCTTAGGACCAATGCCGATCTTACCATTTTCGTCACGAAGACCATTACGGTAAGCCGTCATAAAGAACAGGAAGCTTGGTTTCTTGCGAGGGAACTTGGACTCACGCTTCTGCTTCGCCACCTTAACCTTCTTCTCGGGGAAAGGAATGTCAGCAAGAACTTGCTTCTGGTCTTCAGTGAGCTCGAGAGCAGAGATGATCTGATCGCGGTAAGACACAAAGGCAGAGGACATGTTCTTTGTCGAGTGAGTGTTCAGTGTGTTGTTGTTGTTAGATGACACTATTTCCTCTACTTAAGAACTCCTTTTCTTCATTTTTTGTAATATCTTCATTAGTATCCTCCTCAGCCGTTACTACGTCCTCGGTGGTATCCTCCTCAGCCGTTACTACGTCCTCGGTGGTATCCTCCTCGGTGATATTTTGTTGAATCATAAAATATTTTTTCAAAGACTCGATTTTTTTAAATCCCAACGACGGACATGAGAACATATCTTTTACTTCCTGTGGTGTTTTTGATTTGAGTAATTCTATGAGCACAGACAAATTACTACATTTTTGGGTGATAACAGAAGCTGTTTTAAAGCTAATACCGGGTATTTGACATAGTTGCATGATAAAACATCTTTCTGGTGTCATGTTTTCTTTTTTAGAAATATGGAGACTCTCCACATATGGTTGATTATTCGTATTATTTTCTAACGTGTACATTTTCTTATCCTTTTGAAATTTACGAACCATTTCAAGAAGTACTGACTCTGTCTCTTTAATTCCACTTGTAACGAAACAAACAAGTCTATCTTTAAATTGAAGACGGAGGATAATTTGCCATAGAATGGATGGCAAATTCCTGTCATATTGTGGTGAAGGTACCTCTAATATATATCCTTTATGAACCGCATCAGAAGATACAAGTCTCTTTTTCTGTTCAGAATACCTCCCATCTTTAAGAGAAGATAAAAGGTCCGAGATTGTCTTTCTTTCTAATATTACAATCAATGTATCACTGCATCTTAATTGAATATCTCCGACCTGTAATTGTTTTTTAATGATATATGGGTCATCTTTGAAGAGTCCTCTTTCCCTTGAATCAATTTCTAGATACCAATTATCCATTCATAAAATTATATTTATTAGTTTTAATTATGGCTTTGTCTCGTTTTCAGATTCAAGTTGCTCTTGGTGTCCTTGTTCTTTTATTTGTAGTTGGTGCGATTCTTTACGCCATGCCATCCATGTCCAAAAAGGAATTACCCGAACTATCCGAAAACTTTGAAGACTCTGAGAATTGCGTTGGTTATACCGCTAAATCCAGTGGGTCTGTCCCAGAACCATCCGAGCCCCTCGGTCAAAACGCGGGACCAAAATCACTCATGTCCGATGACGAAGACCCAACAAAAAATAACTCTACCCCCAAGGACTGCTTCCCAAAGGATCACCTTGACCCAAAGGACCTTCTCCCAAATGAAGCGACAACAAAGTGGGCTCAAACAAACCCTTCTGGACAAGGCTCCATTGGCGATCAAAACTTTCTCAGTGCCGGATACCATGTTGGTATCAACACTGTAGGACAATCTATGCGTAATGCGAATCTTCAACTCCGTAGTGAACCCCCCAACCCCCAAAAGCTTGTTAGCCCATGGCTCCAGTCTACCATTGACCCCGATCTCAACCGTAAGCCACTTGAAATTGGCTGCGATTAAGTATATTACTTCCTCCAACGCTTTCCACAATTTAGACAAATGATAAATATGGTTTCTCCTTCATCAGCACTTCGTGTCTGCATCGTATAATATGTCGTTTTATTACGACCACATTTAATACACCGAAACTGAGTCGTAGACTGTCCATAATCAATTTCACACATCATATCATCCCTTTTCTTTTTCTCTTCGATAATCTTTTCCCAGTGATTTGGTGCAAGATCGTAACATGACATAAACGCAATCTCATGTGACTGAAATGTTCCTTCTTTAAGTTTTTTCAACATGTGACTGGTATTCTCCGAATTTGTATAAGAATTTGGAGATATATTTGTCATGATTTGTCTAAGCTTGTTCAAGTATGTAGACCGGAAATTTATATTATCCCAAGAGCATTTCTGACACCGAGACTTGGATTTCCAAATGGTATAATTATAAATACCCTTTTCGACATTACGAGAGATAAACGAGTCTTCGATAACCGATTCCAACGTATGAAATGACTTTTCACGAGTAACCTCCATGTTATTCTTATATATCATGCGGTCCAATTATATTCATTTTTATAATGAAGTATCTCAATGAAGCTACAACTTAAGAAATTTGATATGGCAAGTATAAAAGATGATAAAGTCGTTGTTATGATCGGAAAAAGAGATACCGGAAAAAGTTTCCTTTGTAAGGACCTCTTATACTATCACCAAGATATACCTGTAGGAACTGTCATATCTGCTACCGAGTCCGCCAATTGTTTTTACGGTAAAATGGTACCCCCTTTATTCATACATGGTGAATATAGTGATGAAATTATTAAAAAGGTACTTTTACGACAAACAAGGTGTATGACCCAATACAAAAAAGAAGAGGCTCAAATATCCACAAATTGTATTGGTGGTGGAAAACCATCCATTGACCCACGAACATTTGTCATACTTGATGACTGTTTATATGATAATAGTTGGACAAAAAGTAAACATGTTCGGTCGTTATTTATGAACGGTAGACATTTTAAGGTGTTTTTTATCATCACGATGCAATACGCACTAGGTATTCCACCTAACTTGAGAACAAATATTGACTACGTTTTTATACTTCGTGAAAATATTGTCCAAAATAGACGCCGTTTATATGAGTGTTATGCAGGTATGTTTCCGACATTTGAGGTATTTTGTGATGTAATGAATCAAACCACGGAAAATTACGAATGTTTAGTCATAAATAATAACTCTAAATCAAATAACTTAGAAGACCAGGTCTTTTGGTACAAAGCCGAACCCCATGATGAGTTTAAACTAGGTAGCAAAGAATTATGGACATTTCACGAACGCAATTACGCAGAAAATCCGAGTATAGATCGAGAAGAGGAAAAGGAATGGGACCCTAAAGAATTCAATGCAAAAAAGAATAAACTTCCTATAAATGTACATAAATATAACGACTTTTTGTGATTTATACATTACTATGTTAACCGATTCGTAAATAATCTTGCATAAGTAAATATATAGTTTGGTACGAAAATAAGGAAGCAAATATTTGCTTCCTAAAAACGAAGCAAATACATAAAACACGTTTGCTTCAAAAAAGGTTAAAGACAAAACTAGATAATAAAATAAGTCATGGAGACACTTGATATCGTGGGTCTCATTGAGAATAACCCGGTTGTTATTCTATCAGAAAATAGCAACGATAAACTCTTAAAGAAAATTAAAGAGAGATTTTCAGATGAAGATCAAAAAATTTTCATCTCAAGTTTTTATTGCTATCTTAAGTATGACCAATTTAAAGACTTTGTGGTTGATTTAGATGATGTGTGGGAGTGGATGGGATTTTCTCGTAAACATGATGCGAAGAGAGTACTTGAAAAATATTTTCATAAAGAAGGTGACTATATAAATTTTGCTCCGGTAGGTGCCGTAGCAAAAAAAGGGAGTGGGGGTCACAATAGTTTAAAAACACTCATGTGTGTGAATACATTCAAGTCATTATGTTTGAGAGCAAATACATCCAAAGCATCAAAAATTCACGAATATTATATTAAACTAGAAACAATTATTCACGAAGTACTACATGATAACCAAAGTGAACTTATACAACAAGTAGCTCTTCTTAAAAACGAGAAAGAAGAATACATAAAAAAAATGCAAAAAGACGCTGAAGAAGAAGCAATAAAGTCAAAACTCATGGCAGAAAAAGCAGCAGAAAAGGCAACTATACTCCAATTTCCTTTGAATACGGAATGCGTATATGTTGGAAAATTCACAAATAAAAACCAAGAATATATTAAATACGGTCAAACAAATAATCTAAATCAAAGAGTGAGAGACCATCGTAAATATTTCGGAGATTTCATTTTAGTAAATGCATTCAAAGTTCAAAATAAGGTAGAAATTGAAAATGTTATTCGTCGCGATGAAAGGATAAAGCCGTATGAAAAAACATTAGAAGTAAATGGTAAAACATATAAAGAAATATTGCTAAGTGGGACATCACATAACAATGGTATCTCTATTGATTATCTTTTTAGAACTATAAATGATATCGTGAAGAGTCGCTCGTGTACACTGGATAATTTTAATAGAATTCTTTCTGAAAACGAAGAACACGTGCGAACGAATGATATGCTTCGTCATGAAATTAAGATGAAAGAACATATTATAGAAGAACAGCGGTGTGAAATAAAGGAATATGTAAATAAACTAAAAATCGCGAATATTTCCAAATTAAATGCCGAGGATAAAATGATCAAAATTATAGACACGGTGGCACCAAATCATGAATATAATTGTGACAACGATAACGAGGATTTGCGTGATTGGGTTCATGAGCATTGTGTTATAGAGAAAGGTGCAGAAGTATGTGGTAGGGAGCTCATCGGATGGTTCCGTATAACTAAAAAAAATAAAGATGGTGCTTTAACAGAAAAATTTAAAGATTATTTAAAGTGTCGTTTCAAACAAGGTCGTCTTAAAAATACAAAGTCATCAACGAATGGAAATCTTAATGGATATTTTGGTATCAAACTTAGAGAAATCAACCATAATAATTTTGACATCCCGTATAATACACGAGAAGAAGAAATTGTCACTGAATTTATAAAAGCCAAGTGTGAATTCAATCCAAAGGCAAAGATTCTGATGAGCGAAATAATGGACCATGTTGGGGCTAATAGCTCAAGAGACAATATCATATCATACTTGAGTAAAAGACGCGATGTGTTTTATTCGAATCTCTCTTATAAAAATAAGACGGGGGTGGGATTTTATGGGTTTTGTATCAAAGGTGAAGTAGATATCAAAGTCGCACCAACTACCGCAAAATCCGTAGAAAAGGTATGTAATAAAACAAGGAGTGTTCTTGATAAATGGGATACAATAACCAATGCTGCATCCAAAGAAGAGATATCTCGTAGTAAATTGTTTCGTTTTATTCAAAATAAAAAGGTCTTTACACACGACAATACCGAGTATTATTATGCATACTCTCGTAACTAAAAGACGAATAATTTACTATTGATATAAATGAATAAATGTATCCTTGACTATACAATACCGAGTATTATTATGCATACTCTCGTAACTAAAAGACGAATAATTTACTATTGAGATAAATGAATAAATGTATCCTTGACTATATTATGTTTTCATAGATACTCTCATTTAAGAAATATTGAAAGTCGTTGGACTTTGATTACTCCATAGTTCAGGATCTACATCATATGATCTTTATAAAAAATGAAGAAAATCATATCTTAAGTACGGAGAATAGTGGCATCTAACAACCACACACTGAACTCACACACTCATATACTCATACGAACATGTCTAATTCCGTTCTTATGGCTTACCGCGAGGAGATTCTCTCTACTCTCGATCTGTCCGAAGACCAGAAGACGATGCTCAAGGAGATTGCGTTTCCGAGTGCCAAGTCCAAAGCCCACGAGGCTCGGGATCGTCGTGAAAACCGTGAGAAAGGGACTGCCTTCCCGCTTAAGAAGTCTGCTTATCAGCTGTATATGGCTGGTTATCGTGAAGCTCTTCGCGAGGAGGGTCGTCACGAGGGTATGACTGGTGCGGAGATGATAACCGAGGGTGCTGCTCAATGGAAAGGTCTTGACGATGACGAAAGAGCTGAATGGCTTGCTAGAGCTGACAGCGATTTTGAAGAAGCCAAGTCCGCTTTCATGGAAGCTAACCCGGGATATGTCCACGTGCCTAATTCCAAGGCGGCTCCTAAGGCTTCCAAGGCTCCTAAAGAACCTAAGCTGAAGGAACCCCGTGCGACCTCCGCCTTTGTCTTCTTCAAACAAGAGTTTCTCAAGGAATCAGATGTAAAGGGTAAGGAGGGTGCTGATCTCGCCAAGGAACAGTGGGAAGAACTCGACGCAGAGGAGAAGGAACCATATGAGGATATGGCTCACGAAGCAAAGAAGCTCGCGGAAAGGTGGCGGTCGTTCTCCAAGAACATTGTCAGTGAGCAAATCTATGACGGTGTTGACAACGACAAGGCTGCTTTGAAGGCTGATGCTCTCCGTCGCTGGGAACTCAAACAGGCTGAGGAGGAGGCTGAGGAAGAGCCTGAGGAGGAGCCTGAGGAGGAGCCTGAGGAGGAGCCTGAGGAGGAGCCTGAGGAGGAGGCTGAGGAGGAGGCTGAGGAGGAGGCTGAGGAGGAGGCTGAGGAGGAGGCTAAGGAGGAGGCTGAGGAGGAGTCCGACGATGAGGCGAACGAGTAAGTAGACAAAACAAAAAAATCAAAAAAATCAAAAAATCAAAAAAATCAAAAAATCAAAAAAATCAAAAAAATCAAAAAAATCAAAAAAATCAAAAAAGAAAATAAAAATTTTTATTTTTTTTTGTGAAGACAAAGCTAAATAAGCGTATGTTTATATTTCAAATTAATGAACACATATACTATTGATCCACGCCTGATTGAATTATACGGAAACTCATCATCGAGTGATTTGAAGAGGGAAATATCTGAAACATATGACTATTCTAAGTGGTTTCAATCACCGAGTATTCCACAAAATACACGACTCTCTCTTGACAATCTTCCGAATGATATAGGAAAAGATCCATCGAGAATGCGTATTTTAGAAAAGGACTGGAGTACATCGGTTAGAGCGGTCCCATCTTTTCTTCCTTTTGAATTTCATACGTCGGTTTATTATACTGTATCTTTTAGGGGTCGTGGTAGATTTTTACACGCCCTTATGACAGCAAATGAACCCACATGGATTTCATTTCCAGAAAAGACTAAGGATAAGATATTCAATTCATTTAAGTTAGATATATGTCAAAATTTTTCTTCTTTATATACGAGAAATTCGAAGGTGTACAAGTATTACTCTATTACGAGGAATGACTTGTATAGTCTTATTGTAAATGAGACGGATATATCATTTCATCCAGTACTCTTGCACGTATGGTCTGATTTTCTCGACATGAATATATTTATTGTAAGAAAGGAAGGATATGTAAGATGTTCATCTTGGGATAAGGATAGATCTTCGCTTTTTTTCTGGGATGATGACGGAGAGTGTGGATGTATTCTTCATAAAAATGGAACTGAGCATTTGCGACCATGTAATATGGAACACCCGGTTCTATTTCACATGAAAGACATTGAGCCCGAGAAAACAAAGAAACTTATGATTGCTGGTTGCCCACCTCATATTCAAAAACATATAACTCAACTCAAGAAAATGAATAAAAAGGACTTGGAATATTGGGCAATTAGACTTAATATATCGGATAATATATATGATATTAAAAAACAGGAGTTACTTGATATGATTTGTAGCTTTATTGCGGAGAATCACAATGACTTAAAAGACCATTTTTCGGAACTATCGGTTCTATCGCATCCTGAATAGGAAGCCTAGTAAAATTGAGAATAGAATGATGAATGCAATAACTACATAAAAGAAAGTTTCACTCCTCTTTAACGAATGTACTTGTTTAGATACAATATCTTTATGACGCGATACATTTTTTGTTTCTTTTTGTGAGTTTATAGCATCATCTGTATATATAAATGTCTTTCTTATTTCGTTCTTATTATTTGCGATTTCTAGGGACTTGGCATTGAATTTTTCGGGAACTTCGGGTTGTGAATCCGAATATACCTTCGTTGCACCACAGCTCAAGTTAAAGTCATGTGGATTTGTTATTGAATTATCCCATATATCCTGTATCGTATCTTCTTGTTTTGTATTTGTAGTATTACCACCAATATATGTGTATTTACTTTCAGTTTGGTTGTCGTTTTGGTTGTCGGTTTGGTTGTCTCCCGAGGTGATAAATTTTATTAAGTCTTCCGGATCGAATGTCATTAATTAAGTGGGAATGTTTAAATTATATTATGATTAGTATATTGTGTGATAAAGACACTCTGACATTAGTAAATGAGTTAATATTTCAATTATTTTACCAAGAGAATCCGAAGTATAGTGAGATAGGAATATATTCCAAATTATCCATGGAAGAATTTGAATATGAATTTCCTTATTTTACACAAAAAAGAAAATTAAATATTAGGGGCACTGATATACATGTTTATTTTGGTGATGAATTTAAAGACCTAGATATAGACGATACAAAGGATATATTATTTATAAAGTCTCTATTTTTGGACTAGTTGGACTAGTTAATAGTTAGTTAACGAATCGCGAACATAGTTTTACGGCGAGAACAATACACAACGTAACGACGATGATAAAAAGTAGTCTTAATATATCACGTTTATACGAGGATTTATTTTTAAAATTTTCAGAAAATACACTGGGATAAGGCATACTCGCATTTGGTATATCGGGGTTAGCTTCTTTGATACGCTTATTTAAGGTTTGATCCGAAGTTTCTTGTCTTGTATGGTGACTCGCGGTACATTTTGTTTCCATATTCCATGTTTTTCCTTCTTTATCTGATTCGTAGATTTTTCTTCCAACGGGTAATGTCATAAGTTTACATGTACTACTTCCTAGATTATCTTTTCCAAGTATACCTTTGGAAATTTCATAAGGATTTATATCATAAATGTCTTCGATAATAGAAGGTACAATACCTCTCATTTCGGTGAGACCATTTAAATTACACCCTGTCAATTCGGGGAAAGATACTCCCATCGGTGGTATGTTTCCACTTCCAATATTTCGGACATATGTGTATTTATCATTATCTGCACAATCGGGATCGGATGTTAATTGGTCACATTTCCCGTTTTTTACAAAGTAATTTTTACCGAGAGCAAGGTCTTTATTTCCCTTTATTGATTTTCCACTCATCATGTAGCCGACTTGATATAAAATAGAATCGTCTAAGTTTTTTATAACGTCGCTTGCTTTGGACTTTTTAAAGTTAATCTTTAGCTTTGTACTTTTTATGTTATATCCGTCCCCGAGTTTCATATTATTTAATAGAAATAATAGATATGGATGGAAGTAATTGTCGATATTCTGAAAATAATGAAAATAATCAAATTAAGTGGTATAGAAAAATTGACGGAACTTACGTGACGGTTGATTCTGTATTAAGTATACCTCACTTTACAACAGAAGCTACCAGTATGTTATTCAACCCTGGACAAAAGCCGGTAAATGATGAATTAGAAACGGAAAGGATACTTATAAACGATACTATTTACAAAAGTAACACAAGATATGATAAGACATCTGATACAGCACAAACAAGATCATTTAAGATTCATAACAAGTCTATTAAGGTTGTAATTGGAATTTTATTTTCGGTTTTAATTATTCTGGTGATCTATTTGGTTATTAAACTTTTTGGTTTACTTAAATAATGGGCTTAAAGATAAAAAGGCGAAGCAAAAGACAACAAAAAAAAAAGGAAAGGAGAAAAGAAGAAAAGAAGAGCCGGTCATTTGCGATACCTTATAGTATTATAGAAAGTCATTTAACGGAAGACCAAAAAAACATGTTTTGTACAGAAAATCGAGATAATGTGTATGTTCGGTTTAATCAACCATCGTGTGATCCGGAAAATAAAACTGAAACGGATCAGGTCAATGATGAATTAGAAATATGTCGGGCAGATAAACAATCCTTAGAGAATAATATTATTGAACTGAATGATAAATTATTCACCTTACAAGATGAAATAAATAAGTATGTTCCCGTTGAAGTCGTAAATAATATCATGCATGGTAAATTCTGTGAACCATATAATGCACTTGAGACAAAATTTAAGAATGTCAAGGATGAACTCGTGAAGTGTCAAAGTGAATATGATGCCAGGACATCACAGATAAATGCCATTTACAATAAATACGAAGGAGACGTAAAAAAATATCACGAAACCATCAAAGAAATAATCGTTGGCGGTGATACTCACGTTATAAACGAAGAAAAACAACAAATATATAAAGAAGAATCACTAATGCTTCAAGAAAAAATACGCGGAAATTGGAGAAAATTATATATTGTCTTGATAATTCTTATTGTGGTGGTTGTTCTTTGTATTTTAAAGTTCTTTGAATTTATTTAATTTTTATATATTAAATGTCTAGAACACATACCAAAGTACATAAAACTGGTAAGTTAAAAAAAATACAAAAAAAAGGCAAAAAGACATTAAAGAGGGGTCCAAAGAGAACTCCAAAGAGAACTCCAAAGAGAACTCTTAAAGGGAAAAAGAGTGTAAAAGGCGGAAACATAACTGATTTATGGGGTCGCAATCTTCCCGAAACATCAAATTCCACTCTAGGAGATTTTGTAAATGGTATTAAAAATCCCTGTTTTCATGGAGAAGGTACAGTTTAAAATTAGGTAAATATGTTTAAAGGATATTCCCGTGGGTAAATTATAAAGGGTGGGGGGCAAACGGTAAGAATATTGATTGTTAAAAAATGATATAAAATCTACAAAACAAACACATACGAGATGACGTTTGATGATATTATTCAGTTTCCATATAAGTTGGATGAGTTTCAAAGTAAAAGTATAAATGCAATCAGGAATGACTCACATGTACTTGTTACTGCACATACTTCTGCAGGAAAAAGTACAGTAGCTGAGTATGCTATTGCTCATGCGAGATATTATAAGAAGAGGGTAATTTATACGAGTCCAATTAAGGCTCTTTCTAATCAAAAGTATAGTGATTTTAAGAAAAAATATAAGGGATTTCAAGGATCGAAAGGTGAATCCGTTGGTATTATGACGGGCGATATTAAGGTATGTCCGGATGCACCGATATTGGTAGCTACGACGGAAATTGTAAATAACCTGCTCTATACAAATCCAGACTACTTTGATGATGTATTTGCGATTATATTGGACGAAGTTCATTATATTCGTGATCCGGAAAGGGGTCACGTTTGGGAAGAGGTCATTACGCTCTCACCTTCCCATGTACTCTTGGTCATGTTATCCGCATCCATTCCCGGTGCATTGGGATTTGCAAAATGGGTAGAAACATCGAAAGGAAAACCATGTGAACTTATTTCAACGCAATATAGACCCGTTCCTTTGTTACACCATGTTTACTTTGAAGATACTCTCAAGGAGATTATGGATAATAAAGGAAATCTATTTGAAAAGAATTTCCGGTACATTTATGAGCTTTGGAAGAAACAGCAAGATGTACCTGTCAAGAATAGACCATCTCGTTCTCGATTACTGAATAACTTTATTGACGATTTGAGTGAAAGGGAGTTATTTCCTGCCCTCTTCTTCATGTTTTCGAGAAAAAAATGTGAAGAACTGGCTCTCATGATACAAAAAACGTATATAGATGGTAAATCTCTTACAGATTCCATAAACTTGTTTGAATACTATGTCAAGAAATTTCTTGGGGAAACGGGACTTCAAATGAAACAAGTACAGATGATTCGGTCCATGTTACTCAAGGGAATATGTGTTCATCACTCGGGTCTTATTCCCGTCCTCAAGGAAATTATTGAAACGTTATTTGATAAAGGATGGATCAAGGTTATGTTTGTGACCGAGACATTTTCAGTGGGGATTAATATGCCTACGAAATGTGTCGTATTCGGAGAACTTACCAAGTTTGATGGAAAAGGTAAGAGACTTTTGAATGCCGACGAGTATTGTCAAATGGCGGGTCGTGCAGGTAGAAGAGGTAAAGATACACGAGGTATAGTCATATACTTTCCATTATATGATATGATCCGTTTCAACGAAATACAAACAATTTTCCAGGGAAAACAAGCAAGAGTTACAAGTAAGTTTTACATGGATCCTGTGCTCTTATTGAGGTGTTTTGCGATTAAAAAGAGCCCGTATGATCTTTTAGAAAAAAGTCTTATGGCACATGAAACACTAGAGTATATCCGGGGATTGGAAATACAGGAAACCAAGCTCTCGAATGAACTTGCCCACTCTAACGAAGCAATAAAGACACATATAATTCGCGAATATGGTGAAAAGACATGTATACGAAACGTAGAAGAAAGATATAAGGAATATATGGTTCTTCTTGATAGACTCAAAATACCTATGAAAGCAAATGCAAAGAAAAAGGTTCTGAGTCAATTGAGTAAGTTTAAGGATATCACAGATGAAATTAAAAGTCAGTATGCTTGGCGTGAAGATACATCAAAATCCCTACTCAAGTTACAAAAAGAAAAAGAAGAAGCAAAGAGATATATTAAAGATACCTTGGAATGGCAGATTCAAGTTTTATTGGAGACAGGATATGTACACTTTCCTACTGAAAAATATCAAGAAGACTATAAGAAGTTTCTATGTAATGAAGCACAGACGTTACCACCAGAAGTAGTAACACTCAAGGGTAAATTGGCTTCTATTATAAATGAGGCGGATGCGTTTCTTGTAGCAGAGTTTATGATGATAGAAAATACTCTTTCGGATGATGTTTGGGGAATTATCGTTGGAACACTATTATCTGGAGAGAATTTTGAGGAAGTAGAACAGTCACCTAATACTCTATTTAAAGAATGGCTCTCCCCAGAAACGTATGAAGAGCTTTCGTCCCAGTTATCTTCTCTGGAGAATGTATACGAAAGACTTGCCAAAGAGAACCGACTCAGAGATACATCCTTTTCGCTTTGTAAGCCCTTTGGATGTTTTACACATCTTTGGTTAAAAGGACATTCTTATGCTGAAATAACAAATATACTTCCGTGGACCATGTACGAAGGTAATTTTGTCAGAAACATGTTAAAAGTATATAATATCATTGAAGAACTTAAAGATATTGCAGATATACAACAAAAAAATAAGCTCGTTATTCTATTCACCGAAATGCGAACAAAAATTATTAGGGATATTGTACTATGTGATTCACTCTATGTCTCAAACTAGACAAACCATCAAATAAAATTTTTTTTGTATTTTTTTGTGTTTTTTTGTGTTTTTTTGTGTTTTTCGTTTAATTGTTTTGAATTCTCTGTAGATCTGTTTCAATCGCATCGAGTGCCGTTTGGATTATATTATTAAGCATATCTGAAGTTTGGATTATATTATTAACCATATCTGAAGTTTGGGAAATAGTCTGTGGAGAAGGTGGCACCGCAATGTGTTGCTCTTGAAGAAACCCTTCCAGTGTAGAACTATGAACCCCAGTAGTAATATCATCCATAATACGTCGTGTGGCTTCAACATCAGTTGTTACAAGACGATTGATATTTTTCATAAGACCAGCTGTAATATTGACGTGCCTTATCGTTGTGAAATAATTAATCACAAATGGAATCGGATAAGGTGAATGTTTATTAATCAGATTCATAATGTTCTGAGGAATAACATCATCCTGAGACAAACTAGTATCTATAACATAATTACATAGATAACGTATAGTTGATTCAAGATTATTCTCCCTTTGTTGTATATCAGAGAGTTCGTCCTCGAACAAATGAACATCATTTCTATAATTGGAAATTACATTATTTTGTCGCCCAACCTTCCTTTCAAGCCCCGAACAATAGTCTCGGATAATGATATCGGGTATATGAAACCCCTTTCTACAATACGGGCATTTTTTAGAATTCTCAAGCGACGTTTTCAATATACATGATCCACATACTTCATGACCACAGTCTAGAACAAGCATTTCTCTTTTCTCACAACAAATCATACATTCCTTATCTTGAATTGTGGGATAAATAATACTGGGATCGGAATTATCTTGTACAACCCTCGTATTATTCGCATAATAAAGCCTTGTCCTTGATGTCTCTGAATTATACAATATGACATAATTACCAGAACTAGGGCGATATGAAAAGGAATATTGAGTCGCTCGATTACCTCGACCCGCAATACAACAATCGATTCTATTTCCTGAAGGTGTTACATATACACACTCTAATATGATATCACAGTACGAAAAGTAGTAATCCGTCGCATTGGAATCAAGAAAGTTCTTCTTTACCAACTCCCGGCGTTCAATGAAGTCATTCATTATAGTTTTCACTGTATTCTTTTATAGTCTTTGTTGTTTGTCCTTAACACGGGAGACTCTCTTCATTTTTCATCGGCAAAGTTGTCAGTAATAAGTTTATCTTAGAAAGCCAGTAAGGCTCATACAAGACATTAAAATCATAATCCGTTCTATTCTTCAATTCCTCATATTTACATGTAAGAAAGTCTTCTGTTATCTCAGACCAATCTTGTACGAAGATGACAGGTAATTTTTCAAATAAAGAATCGATAGTCGTATGAATCATAATGGGAATGGTTCCTACCATGAGAGCCTCCCATGTACGATGCGTATCGATACCTCTTCCAGGTGGTGAGACACAAAACTTATATGTCCCTAAGGTACGTATATATTCCTCAAACGGAACATTAGAAAGGAACTTAAACGTTGATATGAGTGAAGATTTGCATTTATGACGAATATTCTTATGTGGTGAGAATAATGGGTTATTTGTTGTCTGACTAAAGTTAAAAAAGAGCAAATTTGGCTTTATTTCGTTATAAAATCGGTGTCTCGGTGTGGCACCATACTTACTATATATTTCCGTGTGTACTCCTTTGTCCTCACCAAAGAAACGCGTTGTTTTCCATTGCCATTTAGGTCCAAGTGGTAGTGGCTGAATCTTTTCATGAATGATACAAGGGTTCTTACAAAACCACATTACAAGTTTCGATGTACCTAAAAATGTATCAATTTCCTTCTTCATAACATCATTTGTAGGTGGATACTCCTTATAAGGAGGACAATGATCATCGTTGCTCGCAGTGATTAATATAAAAGGAGTTGGGTGATCCGTAAGCTGCTTTATATACTCAGGAAAATGATCCGTTTTTATAAAAAATATCCTTCCACGAAAGGCGTCTGACCTTTTATGCTGAGGTAAACTTCTATCTATAAAACTATCAGCAAGTCCAATCCAAGAATCCACTGAGATAAACATTTATTGTGAAAAGCTATATAGAATAGCTTTATCACCATTTTTTATAGAGTTCTTTTCATCTCGTTGTTTCTCATCTCGGTGTATTCTTATCTTCTTTTGACCATCCTTTGAAATCAAAGGGGATACCATATTCCAAATAGCAGAAAATGAGTATGGTACATTATAAATATCACAATTCACAGGTAAATTCGTATCACAATTACAAAATATTTTAACAATCTTCCTAACCAAGGAAAATTCTGATTCAATCTGTGATAAAGTTATGTTTGACATGTCTATATGAAAATCATATACCGAGTCTTTATTATCCTGTAAAATGTTAATAAATGTATCAACAATAACCTTTTTTCCATCTACCTTGTTCTTATCAAACACCTTTTTCAATTCTATGCATTTGCACGCGTGTATATAAACTATATCATTATTGGAATACAAAATATCATTAAAGTAGCTCTTACACATTATCCAGAACTTATAAAAATAATAAGACTCATATAATCGCACTATGTTCTTATTCGCTAATTTGTAAAAATACATACGCTTTGAGTTCTTGCATTACAAATGACCATTCGTTGGGATTTTTACCACCTTTTTGTAAGTTCTTTTTAGCTACAAGTGGACATGTATTCCACCATCCAAAACATTGACGAATATTCTCATCTTTCTCCATATCAAACGAAACACACGGTTTAACACGATCAATATGCCACCAAGTCCCATAGTTTTCCCATGTCATGCCATCATAAAATTTAAATTTCTAGATATTGAAAAATGAGTTTTTGTTCAATTATAGAGGCATATAATGAGTGGTACATTAATTCACCACCAACTTCCGATACAAAAAACGGTTAGAAAAAAGAGTCAGATACAAGATAGTTTATTTCATGCTTTGTTCGAATTTATGTGGGCAGATATTGTTGTTTATTTCGTACGTATCTTGAATGAAAACTTGGAAAATCAAGGTATAGAAATAAAACAACAAGTCGATTTATCACCACCAACAATTTTTTTCATACACTCGTCTACTTCCCCAGATTGTATACAATTAGAGTGTAAAATCATGTGGAACTCAAATACACCTCTACAAATCAGAAATAAAAGACTTGGTAGATTCACACCATATATAGCGATAGAGAATATATTTGTCGAAGCACAATTTCGTTTAGAATTATCACAGCACATGACCGAACCTCCGTTTTTTAGAAATTGCTCAATTCAAAGTAAGAAAACGCCAGAGATTCATATATCTATTCACGCGTTACATCTCGAATTATGCGATATATTAAAAAACGTTATATGCTCTACATGCGATGAGGTTTTCGTATATCCAAATGAGTTTCAATTTAACACCACAAGTAAAAAGATGACATGGGGTCTACATCCAAGAAGTTTTATAGGGAACCTAAATATCACTCTCTACCCCCATAATAACAATGACTCACATAAAGATATATTCAAACGTCATTACTCATTCAAGATTATATATGGGAATTGGTCATATACAATTTCAAAAAAAGATATTCTCAAATACAAAAAAACTATCCCCTATATACCAATATTTTTAGGAAATAGACCAAACCTAATTATTGAAGTATGGGAGACACATGCCATCTTTCGAGACTCTCTTATTGACCGGTTTTGCTTAGATTATCATGATATGGGTAGACTCATTAATACCTCTTCTGGTAACATATCGTTTGAGAGTACGTCTACATCGGACCATTGGAAAAAGGCACTTGATAAGATTCATTTTACATGGTTCTCAACCAAAGAAATTATGGAAAACGAAAATGTAGTCTTTATCGACCTGATGAAGTGGAAATGTAACAAAAAATATAGAAACTTATTCCTCCGAATAACAGAAGGTGACTTTCTATTCGATTGTAAACTCAAAAAACCATGTACTCTCAAATTAAATATCGTAAAGCCAAATACACTCACCTTTCAAATGGGATATACAAAATTCGGTGCCTTTAAAAAATCTATAAAATGTAAATCCAATGTCGAATTACAATATGCTTCTCAAGGAAGTAGACAAAATATTCACTCCATTGATTTTAAGAACTCATCAGATAAAGTACTCATGACATTGCTCTGCAATATAAGAACATGCCATTGACTTTGCACCAAATAAACCCGAGTCAACAAATATATCCTCTCTAACACCGCAATAATATGTCTCAAAGACACGTATCAAAAGAGAACATAATTCATCAAACCTTTTAGAGTATACATATGATGTCAGAAAAGTGTGTATCAGTGTGTCTTCTATACCCCTTTGGTTAGAAGGTAGAGTATCAATAAAATTCGTCCAGTTTATAATAATATGTTCTTTGAGCAACTCTTCATGAAATAAACGACTTTCTTTGACAGGGTGTATTAAAAAACAACGAATTTCCGTTTTTAAGTCATCCGGTAGTTCCTTAAAAACATAACATGGGTCCATTATCGTAATATTTTTTTTGTTTTATGTTTTCTTATCTATAATGAGCATTGTACCACCTATATCTGAATCCGGACTATATCAACCATGGTTCGTAATCAATGCTTATATCATAGGAACATCGAAAAAAGATAAGGTTAGAATTGATTCTCTTTGATTTTATTAAAAACCACCAAGAAGTAGACTGGTGATTCTATCGTGACTACCTCACCGATATTCAGAAGAAATGGGACAGTGTTACCATAAGTTTTGTAAAACATATGATTCGATTGTCAAAGAATACACAGTGTAATCCACATCGTAATCCATCACCTCACAATATATTTCCCGATATATTTCCTGTTTCAGACCATCATGTCCCACCAAATTGACTAAACGAAGATGTTATCCATACATTCTCAGGAGTTTCAGGAGTTTCAGGAAACAAAAATATGGAAATATATCAGTCAAAGAAAGCTCCATTATCAATGCCATCATATGCACATAATATTCCGAACTACCTCATGGATAAAAAATGCTCACGACCATGGGACGAATGCTAAAACAAAAATTTTTTTTTTTTTTTTTATTATTAGTACATAAGTTTCGCAAAGTATAATGCCTTAAGTATATCCTGATTCGTCATCTTGTTCGGCTTGCCGTCGCCAAAGGGAGTTGGCTTTGCAAGCCAAAAGTCGTAGCCCTGGGAAGAGTGCTTCGTACACAACGTGCACGATAATAAAGTCTTATTCGTACATCGCCCTCTTCCACTACGTGCCACACATCTATGCGACAACTTAATGGGTGTAGATTTGATCCATTTATGAGGGAACTGATCTCTATCACAACTACCATGTGCCTTCTTCAAACACCGAACCATATACTTCGTGGAAGCAATGGTTGGCTTTAACATACAAAGGTCCATGGAGTCCTTTAACAATACCAACGAAGGTCTTGTCTTTGATAAGAACTCATGGTTATCCTTACAAACCGGAGGAACTCCGTCGTTTGTAAAGGAATACACGTGGTTTACGATTTCAATCGGAATAGTCATGATAAGCAGTCTATAAAGGACATGCAATAAGTATTCTTAAGATACAAAAATCTTCATTTTTTATTAAGCTTCTACCTCCGCCACTTTGACATCGGATTTATCATTCTGTCGCCTACGTCCTTTATTGACAAGAACAACACGTTTACCTGGAAGCTGGCAAAGTAGTTTACCACCAGCAACACCCGTTACATTCGCAGCAATACTCTTTCCATCCTCCATTTTAGATTCCGTATATGAAACATATTCTCCATCTACAAGTGTCTTATAATTTGAGCCCTCATCTCCCTGAATCGAAGAATAATGAACAAAAATGTCCTCATTTGTAACAACATTTGTTACAAATCCATACCCCTTTACAGTATCAAACCATTTTACAACACCAACAGTACGAAATCGTTCAGTTTCGTTCGCCATATTCTATATGTCTGAAAATAATACTTATCTATGTTTTTTGATTAAAATTCTGGTTCTCCGGTTATCATTTCTTTCGGACTACTATCATAATTGGTATTTTGCATTATCGCAAATGCACATAGAGAAACGACAAAGGCGATTGCAATGTAATATCCCATCGTCTTTCTCTCATTTCTACGCTTCTTAAACATGTATACTAATAGAGTAACTAATATACCAATCAAAAGAGAGATGAGGATGTTGAATTCCATTTATCTAATTATGTAAAAAAAAATAATCTGAATAGTCATAACTTCTCATAACTTCTCATAACTTCCTCATAACCTATTTTTTATCCCGCCAAGATTTTCCGAGTTCCGTCAAATGTTCTTGTAGAGTTTTGATATGTCCAATAACAAAGTCCTTTACATGCTCAATATAGACATCTTCATCGTCAGTCTTTGTATCAATTCCGACACGAAGAACAATGGTCGATTTCAGAGGGTGCGGTTCATGATAACTAATGTGTAGTAAATCACTTGGTGTCTTGGAGTAAATCCATTCAGTAATCATATTTCCCATTGTATGACCTTCTTGAGCCAATTCAAGGTCAATCGCCTTATAATCGACTCCTTTTGTCTTGTGACAAGATTCTTCCATGTCTCTGATATTTTGAATTAAGTGTTCGCATTTTTCAATCATACACTGTAATCCATCATATACAATTTCTGTAGGTGAAATCCCCCCAATTGATTCTACTAGAAAGTGATGAGTATCTTGTCCTGTTTCATACATACTACATACACTAACTGGACTAAATCCAGCAAATTCATGTTGAGTTCCTTTTTGACATTTACAGATAATATCAATCTCTTCTCCTTCCGTTGACTCATCGTATCGTGGAAAACGAGTAATAATACTTGGATTCCCCGATTCTTCATTACGAACAAAGAATCGCTTTACATCAAGTGGAATATCATCACCCTCTGCATTTTCTGTAGTCACGAATATATCATCCGTCGTGATTAGCGAAGCATGTGTCTTTTGAGATACTTTAAGACGAAAGGTATATTTATCCAATGGAATATCCCCATGAAATGCACTCCGGATAAGAGGCAATAGACTCATTCTATGAGCAAGAAACTCATCGTGAAGAGCCGTTGTATTCTTATTCATAATGGTATTGGGTGATTCCTGTACAAATCCAACATTTGGGATATCTGTTAGAATAACACGGCGTAATCCATTTGCAACACTCGTCAATAGCCCATCTGTATCAAATTCCAAGGTGTTTGCATTTTCAACGCGATTTTTGAAGAATGACATTGTTATTATGATGTGTATGTATTATTTACATTCATTTTTTGTTCCTTGTAAATTCTTATTAATTCTTATTAATTGATAAATAATTGACAAACAATTGACAAAAGTTACGCACATATTTCCGAATTTTAGTTCTTATGATAAATAATGTCAACAGTCTCAGTTCTGTTTTATAGCAACTACTGCACACATTGTAAACAAATCATGCAACAAACAACTAAAATAAAACATATCCTTCGTTTCGTTTGTATAGATACTGCTGCGGTACGCTCAAAACTTCCACCTTATGTCCGATCTGTCCCATGTCTTATCGAAGGGGGTACTAATAAAATACTTGTTGGTGGTGATATTCTTGAATGGATTAAAAATCGGGAAATATCACAAAACACACAACAAAATTCGCAACATAGAAATATACCACCACCTCCAAATAATAATGTATCCAGTGAAAATGGACCAAACGCATGGCACTTTACCGAAATGAACAACTTTTCAGATCCATACTCCTTTATTGATATAGATACATCCGCCAAAGGAAACGGTGGAACTGCCATGTTACATAGTTTCGAACCACTGACTGGTCCAACTCAAGTTGCACGACAAAATATACCCGGTGGTGCCCCGGGTGCCCCATCAATGCCTGTATCATATGCTACACCAACACAAAGTCAATCCAATTTCAATTCCTACGGACAAATACAGAATAGCGAAAAACAAGATGCCCTTAATAGGAAAATGGAGCAATTTATGCAATCAAGAGAAGTGGATGTCCCAAATATGCCTTCTAGAATATAAGTAGACTGAGATACTCATAATCCAAAAAACAAAAAATGAAGGAAAGGTCTCTAATTAAACAAAAGTAACATATGTCAACTCTCATTATCGATACAGAAACCAATGGAATTCGTCTCTATAAACAATTCTGGTCACAGGGGATCATGTCAATTGGTATGGTGGAAAGGTCGGAAAATGGGAAAATTGTATGTCAAGATAAGTTTTACATAAAGGGGGTCAAAGAAGTAAAGCATTTCGAAGGTTGTCACTCATTAACGGTTGAAGAGTGTAATGAAAGTGGAATATCTCTGGAAAATGCCATTCGATACCTCCTTAAGATTATGAGACGCGTAGATACGATTGTGGCACATAATATTGAATTCGATATTGGTGTCCTTAAATATAACATTAAAGAGAGTGGTCATATTGACTTGCTACAAAAGTTCAACAAAATCCTAGATTCTAAAAATCTACTTTGTACTATGAAACTTACAGTAGATATCTGCAAGATACCATCACATATGGGGTATAAATATCCTAAACTTATTGAACTTTATGAGTTCCTTTATCACGAAAAACCCGATGAGGAACTCCATGATGCCCTCGGTGATTGCCATGTACTTAAAAAGTGTCTTGACGGTCTCCTTAATCAAGGGCATATTATGAACCCAATTTCCGACTTGTCAAATATATCGTACCAGGAACTGAAATCAAAACGATAATAATGATCAGCGACGCTTTTCTAAGGCTTCCTTATATTTTTTATATTTTTTCAAAAAAAAATAATAAAAAAAATCACCACTAATTAACACTAATTAACACTAATTACCACAAATTACCACTAATTATCACAAATTAGACAAACACACAATCAAGGTTTGTCTAACATATGAGATGCAACACTATGATATTTTCAGAAAAACAATAAATAAATGTCTGGGACAATACCGAGAATCACCACAAGATATTCATGATTATAATTATTATGTAAGAAGAGGGGAAACATATAAGATAAACATTCGCGGACTGGTAATCCCGTGTATGACAAGGGATGGCTTTTTTATTATCAATGGAAAAGCCTGGGTTTTTCCATGGAAAGAAATGCTATGTCCGAACTGGATTTACAAGGGCAATGGATTTATCAATGTATGGAGTGCACCTCTAGAAACTCCATGGGAACTTTATAATGGAAGACTTGGTGTCTTTATAAAGAAAGGTATGATCTTTGTAGAGACAAAAAAGACGGATATATTACTCAAAGAATTCTTAGACTTTCATCAGCTTTCTTTTAATGAATTAGACGGGTATATGAAAAGATGGACACATATATATGAGAAGTTTACTCATCATACTAACAATCATATATCTCATAAAAAAACACCAAAAGACTCAAATTGTCTCCCGCACTTGAAAACGAATAAACAAAAAAACATATTTTTAGCCCTCATGATATTACACTTACTTGATGATGCAATTCCGGAAGAAAAACCTGGTTTACATTCAAAAAGACTTATTTCTTGTGAGTGGTTGATAAGACAAACGTGTCATATTTACAAAAACGATCCGTCCAAAGCATATGGCTTCATCATAAAGAGAATAGTATCCCAGGGACAACTCTTGGATTTAAAATGCAAGCATGAAATACTATCGCATACTACACGAGTAATAAGATCGGGTGGATCGGCATTTGGATCTACATACAAACGCGAATTACAAGAATATCATAGAGGAATATATTGCCCTTATCGTGCATCAGAAGGAGAAAATATTGGACTCGTCGTTGATCTTGCAACGGATGTTAAAATTTCCACATACTTGGATCCCGATTTAGACCTTGATCTAGACATTGATCTAGACCCCGACTCAGAAAGTGTTATTGTTAACGGAGTTATTAACAGTGATACAATCCCATATGAGTCTGTCAGATCAATGGAATGGAAATGGACAGATGCAGGAAGAATCGTCTCAAAAAGGTCTAACTCAATTGGAGTTATTGCACAAAGTATAATATTTCGAAGACACTTACCTCCGGTTAGATCCATGTATGCCACAACACATATGAGACAGGCGATACCACTTGTATATCCGCAAATCCCAGTAATTCAAGGAAATGGAATCTCACCCAATGGTCAAAATGTATTCGTCGCAGTTTGTAGCTTCGAAGGTTGGAATATTGAAGATGCAATTGTATGCAAAGATGAATTTGTTAAACGAGGTGGACTCTCTACTTTGAATAAGAGTATTATCCAAGAATCATTGGGTTCCGGAGAAAGATGGCTATCGGATACTCCTCTTCAAAAAAATACCAATCTCCGTAAAAACTCTGAAATGTTTGTAAAAACAAACGATATAAGAAAATGGGAAAACGATAAAGTCGCCAAAGTTCTTCATTCTCACCGGAATGATAAAACAGAAGTACTTGAACTACTTACATTACATTATCCGGAAACAGGTGATAAACTCTCTACGAGAAGCGGACAAAAAGGTGTTATTGGAAAAATTATACCGTCAAAGGATATGCCATATACAAGAGATGGACTTGTTCCAGACTTAATAATCAACCCGGCTCATATGCCATCGAGAATGACAGTTTCTCAAATGCTCGAATCTTACTTTGGAAAGGAACTTATCATACAAGGAAAAACTGCGGTCGAAAATATTGAAACCGATCCTCACTTCGATTCACTCTGTGACAAATCCGGAAAAGAATACATGTACTGTGGGAAGACGGGAAAACAACTAAAGAGTCCTGTGTTTATAGGAAGCGTCTTTTATATGCCACTTCAACATATGGTCCATAAAAAGATTCGTGCACGACACAAAGGACCCATTGTACCAATTACAGGACAACCAACACAAGGTAGACAAGCCCGTGGCGGACTACGCATAGGAGAAATGGAAAGGGACGCTCTTAGAACACGAAATTGTAGCGAAATAATTAAAGAAAGACTTGGTGCGGATATAATCAATGTTATGGTATGTAAATCGTGTGGATGGCTCGAACCAACGGAAAAATGCTGTAAATGTTGTCAAGATACAAAACACGTCCAAATTAAAATGCCAAAAACAACACGACTTTTACTCACGGAAATGTATGCATTAGGAATATTCCCTAAATTGCATATAGGCTAATTCTCTTCAATTCGTAAGAATTAGACAACTTTTATCAACAAAGTTCCTAAAAGCCTCAAAAGTCTCAAAAGTCTCAAAAGTCCCGCAATGAACGAAATTGTGTTTGTCAAGCATACATTGTCTACGGTTATCGTAACTCTATATATTGGTGATATGAACCCATATAATATATTCGAGAGTATTTCAATTGGAAATATATCGTCTGAACTAAAAATACATGCAAAGTATTACAAGAAACAAGATGGATCTTTTGAATTTCATGGATCTTACCCACATCGTTTGAAAGGACTCAACAATACCTTTACATTCTATTGCTCATTTCGTAAAAGATATTTTAAGATGCGGTGGTTTCATTCCAAAAGCAATAAACTTCATATTGCTTCCGGACTTACTCAAGAAGAATCATATGAAGTTGCAAATCAGTTTATTATATACGCATCTATTTCTAAAATAAAAGAAGAAAACATACTCGCAAATGGTATTGCAAGTGCAAAATTGGGTGTCAACTTATTCGAACTTTCAAAACAACTAAAAGAAACGGAAATGTCATTCGTATTTACACCGGATAGACACGCTGCTCTTAAACTCTATACTGAATTCGGAACCACATGTATATTTAGCACTGGTAAAATACTATACATGGGATCTAAATCAACAGATACTCTTAAAAAACTACACAACTATATTACAAATATAGGATTTAACTGGAAAGGAGTACCATTATGATTCCTTTTTTGATTCCTTTTTTGATTTACCCGAGTCTTCACCCGAGTCTTCATCCGAGTCTTCATCCGAGTCTTCATCCGAGTCTTCATCCGAGTCTTCATCCGAGTCTTCACCCGGCTTTTCCGACTCCTCGTCTCTTTTGGGCTTGAAATGAATTAATCCAACGAGAGGAGGAATTTCCTCAAATGGCGGCGTATCGGCTTTCTTCAAGAGGTCATACATGATATAACTCAGGTTCTCAGCACGATATATACTAAGATCGATATTATTCGTAATGTTATTTGTATTGTACGAATTTATATTACGAACATTGTCTGTAACATCCCCACTTTGCCTTCTTAGCATTTCATTATCGTCCCTGAGCTGTCGAATCTCCTCTTCTTTATTTGCTAACATCTTTAAGAGTTCCCTTTCTTTCTTAGAATATCTATCCATTTCTTAGTATTACAAGAGTATTAATTGTTATACCAAGAAATTCGAAGAATATAATACTATAACCCCCAAATAAATTTACAGTATTTTACGATTAAGCTTACGAATTTATATGTATCTTTTTTAAATTCCCATGCTACCCTATACACCAAAATAATTCATATTAGGATGACACTTTTCTCACCCATCATTACACGATTTTGTGTAACTTTCATTGTTTACAAAAAATCTCATGACTCATTACACGATTCTACAAATGATGACACTTGGAGACCCTAAAAAAAGACCCCCCGTCTTATGATGACACTTTTTTCCACATCAGGTTACATGGTTTTCTGTAACTTTTTTTGCTTACAAAAAATCGCGTGACTCATTACACGATTCTATGAATGATGACATTTGGAGACCCTAAAAAAATACCCCCTGTCGTATGATGACACTTTTTTTCCACATCGGGTTACATGGTTTTATGTAACTTTTTTTGGTTACATGAAATCATGGGTCTCCTTACGAAATAATGTGATCCAACCATTTTGGACTCGTTGTGAGTCTATTTTACCCGAGTCACTTTTTCTCATATAAAGTATCGTATGTCTCTGTAATTTTCAAATCTTACAATAAATCATGTAACAAGTTACATAATTGACAGTAAGAAATCCTTACAGAAATATACGTAACCCGATACAGGATTCTACGAATGATGACATTCCGAAATCATGTTATGATTCAATTATGATTCAATTATGATTCAATTTCCAATTTTTAGGTACTTTTACCTACTTTTTAGCAATATTCATGACCATTGATTACCTGTTTTTACCTACTTCGGAAAGTCCAA